AAAGATGGCAGCAATGATAATTATGATATTGGTCAGGTAAAGATTTTTAAATATCAGAATGATAATGATAGATGGACTAAATTAGGAGTTGATATACTTGGGGACACAGAGAATGCTCAAAGTGGATGGTCTGTATCATTAAGCGGCGATGGTTCAACAGTAGCAATTGGAGCGTACCTAAATGGTGACAATGGTGTTGATAGTGGTCAGGTAAAGATTTTTAAATTTAAATAATAAGGTCGGCGTTTTAAATTTCCAAGGGTGTAAAACTAATAGTAATTTCTCAACAATAGCACATCCAAAAAACTAAACAAACAAAAAAAAAGTCAAAATTGAATTCAAAGATGTAATGATTATAACTATTCGATAACAATGTCGGAAATTACTTGGATTGTTGAGAGACACAATGTCATGATGGCTGCATTAACCAAACATTTTTCCATCAAAAATATTCGCCATATTATTGGTAACTACACACTTGGATTTGTCAACATTGGCAAACTCGACGCTCAGGCATTCACGACACAAGAGTTTGAAGGTAACTATCTTACATGCCAGATTAAGTATATTAACGGTCTGACATTTATAGATTTCTGGCGAGTTGAGAGTTATGACGAAGGTGGTGTGCAATACCCATGTGGGTGGAACATCGAACACTACTCATATGTTTACAATGGTGATAGTGATTTCGGTACACCGCCTAAACTATACCGCGACAAGATTAACTTCTTTCTGCTGTATGACAACTATGATATTATGGCATCTGATCCATCTCTACCAATTTACAACATGAGGAAATTGGCTCAGGAAGAGTTTGTCGAATTTACATGCCCACATGACTGGATTGACGCCGTTAGTGCCCACCCCATTTCCGACTCTAGTGATCAGGACGAAATTAATAACCTATTTATTCTGTTTACATCATTAACTGAACATTTACAGCCGGATGCGTATGAAATTACAACAAAAATATTTGGCCTCTAATACTATCCAATATCATGGTTGTATTTATGAATATTAATATTTTTTTAATAAAAATAATTATCAATAATATAAACTAAATAATATTTAACTAAAAATCCTAAACTATTAAAAAAAATGGGAATTGGAGATTTTTTTAACGGAGTAAATACCACAATGACAAACTGGGGTGGTACATTTTACATGGGTATGTTTGTACTAACGATTCTTATGATAGTGTTAGTATTTTCATGGTTAAACTCAAAGGATGCTGATAATTCACTTATTATTGGCACGGCGGTTTTATTGTTCATCCCAGCATTTGTGTTTTTAACACTATGGATGAGTTCTGTTTGGGCATTTAGTCCATTGGAGAAAATGAAGGTCGCAATTGCAAACGCCCTCTTTAAAGGAAAAGTAGATATCGTAGCCGCATTGTTGGCAACCGTGACACCCGAGGTTGGTCTGGCAGCCGCCAAAAAAGTACGTGAAGAGCACGGTGATGAAGCAGGTAATAAAGCTGAACTTTTATTATCATCAATTAATAGGAATAATAAGGAGACAGCTGCGACAGCTGAGACAGTTGTGGAAAATGCATACTACTAAATTAGTATTTAATTGACAAAAAATAAATATTTAATATTTTTTTTACATGTCACTAAGAAAGTCACTGCATATCAATCAGATCGTTGAGAAAATCGTTGCCCTTTTCAATCTCGGCAAGTGCCGACATCTTTTCACTGATGACTGGAGCGTACTTATGGTGGATTACATGATACTTGGTATCATTGATGTCTGGTGCGTATCTGATGTCCTTCACGTATGAACACTCGTTGCAAAATGATCGGAACGTAAACATGATGAGAGCCGAATAAAGTGTAACTGATAGGACGACGTCTACGAATGACGCACAATTCATGAACCACAGAATCATATATACAATGAAAATGATGCACATCGATGCAGCCTTGTCACAAAGCAACTTATAAATTGTGTTATAGTTACCAACAATCAGATTGCGAGATTCTTTCTGAAAATTCGCGTAGGTCTTCTTAAGCTGAATATTCAACTTGTTCATCTCGCCAATATTCTTTACAAACCCCTTAAGGTTCATAATAGTCTTTTCCATACGCTCATTGTCCTCCTCGAGCTCGTCGCACTTTCTTTGTAGTTCCGCGAGTTCTTCTGACAATTGCTCGTTAGCAATACGCATCTTATCGTGACTGAGGATAATATACTGCTGACTCATATTCTCTGTTGACTCGACTGCCTTCTTATTCATCTCGGTCTTATCTGCGTCCGACAAGTAGATGTTGATTTGCTTCGAGTTTGAGTCGGAGTTCATGATGATTTGTTTAAAGGTCTTTTTAAAATGATCTGAGAGATATAAGAGACTTGTTTACATATACTTAGTATGGTTTTCAATTTTCATTACGGCATTGAATTAATTCAGACACCCCTGGGATGAATAACTTATTAACAACCTTTGTTATTTCTTTTTTTCAAATATCTCCACACAACGCGTCACAAGACATGTATTTTCTCATGGGTTGTTTTTTTGGTGGTGAATTTAAATAAGTTCGTTTTTTTATAAACACTTTTTATATTAATCCCATTCACTTATTCAATTTTGACAAAAAAATATAATACAATGAATGATTTGAGTTTCTCAAATAGTTCATTTTATATTAATCCCATTCTACTTATTCAGCATCTTTCGGAATTGCCTGAACTGATTGAACAATTTTACATCCTGCATAATATTGTCATCATCCTTGTCAAACATATCTCGACTTAACACATTGGTGTCATACGTGGCAAATTCAAAACTCATGTTAGGATTGAGTCGAGTGCTTCTACGCTTAGAAGTTGGTCTTTGGATTGGAACTGGAACAGCGTCAGTATGTATGTTATTTTGTCGAGTCGTATCATACATGTTCTTCCGTTTCTTCTGCTTCGGAATGGTATTTAAGTGTGTCGTCTGAGTTGGAATCTGGTCAATCTTCATATTCATGCTATCCCAGTAGGTCAAATGGTTGGTTTTCACTGTGCTCGATCGCAACCTCTTGGAAGTTCTGGTTTGCTTGTCGTTTGATCGCAAAGCAGTCTTAATCATTGCCGCAGTCCATCGTAATCCCCGCTTATCAACATTGTACGAATTCAACAAGTTCGCAATTTCGGGATTCGTTAGTCGCTCTGTAATATTCACAACAGCCACATCATTTTTGTCGTAGCAAGAAATCGGATCATAGATTTTTGTCTTGGATATATCGATCATCATCTTATTTAATTCATCCGATGAAATTCTATTTTGCTGACACTTCCTGATGAATTGTAACACATTCTGCTCATATTTATTCTTTACAACCTTACGTTCAACTACATCATAGCCATATGGCACTGCTCCACCAGCATGCATCCCATTTTCAATCAAATAGTTTCTCGCCTTCTTATTACGAATTCCGATAGTTCGACTTTCGGATTCAGTAACCTGCAAATGCTGAGCCAACACCATTAAATCGGCGTGACTAGAACAAACAAACTTCTCCTGAATGAATACGATGCGATTTTTATTTTTTAATGACACTTTGGCCATATCTAATCCAACAGCAACAGATCGCGAAAATCGCGAAATATCAGAAATGAGAATATTGCATTTGCGAAGATTAATCACAGTTTCCAAAACATTTGGAACTTTATGAAACGCACTATGAACTTCCTTATACACACTCTTCACATTTAGTCCATTTTCATTAGCAAACTTGCTACAAATTGACTCCTGTGCATGTAGACTCACGCTGTTTGTGTACGAATTTTGACTCATGGACGAAACTCGATTGTAGATTACACACTGCATTTTGATTTTGCGAATGTCTTTGTATATTGTAGAAAGGATGCTTTTAATATAATATATAATTAAATTTCAATTTTGACTAAAACAAGAATCAGATAAAATAATAATAATAATATATTACATTAAATATTACTAACTTAAATAAACAAAAAAAACCAACAAAAAACCAATTGACAAACCCGACAAATTGTCAAAAACGATAAATCTATGCGATTCAAGATACTGTGAATTGGGTATCGTTACATATGATCCAAATGCATTGACCATTCTTAAATTGTTGCGGGAAATAAACAAAAAAAAATAAGATTATAAATATAGAATTAAATAACCAACAAAAAATTCAATTAACATAACAATTTCTTTAAAATGTTAAGTAGGAAAAATGTTAATTTATTAACTATCATACTAATAGCAATGAGTTTTATATGTATTGGTGGTGTTTTTTATGACCTTTCAAATAGCCAAGATATGCATATGAGGCAGCCTTTATTTTGGCCACTCGCCATTGGATTCAGTTCAGCGGGTGGTGGTCTTATGATAGGATTATTACTAAAGCATTTCCTCCCAATCGAGATAATGGAGGAAATGCGAAGTATCAAAACATATAAAATATAAATCATTTAAAGATATGATCATACATATAATAGGAATCACCGGTGTAGCTCAGTCGGCAGAGCGATATACTTTTAATCTATTGGTCGTGGGATCAAAACACACCATCGGTATTTTTCTTTTTTTGTCAATTTAACCCGCATCATTCTACATCACACATATCACCATCAGTACCAACATCAGTACCAACATCAGTACCAACATCAACCAATAATTTTTTTGGTGCACATAATTCCTTCTCCTTCTTAATGCGTTCCATTTCCGATAAAACTGGATTTTTATAGAATACAGCATAGATCTTCTTATGGTCTGCTAAAACTATTTTAGATGTTTGAGGATAAAATTTCATTGTCAAAACACTCGGCATTAACTCAGTTTCTAAATTATTAAATCTTAGGAACATCTCCTTACAATCCGCACGTGAAAACATATTCATATACGGTTCTGATAATGTAAACGATGTTGGTTCATTAATTAACAATGTTTGATCATCACCAGCCTCAATCATCAGCAGGTATGCCGGATACTTACCATCACATTTATCACCAATGTATAACGTAAATATACTTAAACCTGACTCTTTATTAAATGTATTATCACTTTCCCAAAAACCGGGTAACAAATTCGTCTCTGCTTGACTGTGACCACATCGATATGAGCTAAATATTAAAATTATTACTATTACGACAACTAAAATTAAATATTTTGTCATTTCTTTTTGGAAAAGAAACTGCACTATTAAATTATATATAATACACTATTTAAACTAGTTTAAATCATACAATAATTGAAAAAAAATATGATAATATTTACAATATGTACATGAGGGTGTGGAGATTAGGCCATCCACCGAACCTGGGGGTGTTGAGGGCACTCACCCGAACCTGAGTGGTAACTTACTTAGGTAAGACCTACACTCATCAGCCATACAACGTCTAACCAAGGACGCAATCGTGTTGGAGGGTGTGGAGATTAGGCCACCCACCGAACCTGGGGGTGTTGAGGGCACTCACAAATTGACGAGCGTGCCGACGACGCCTTTTGCACTCGGGATGACCGTGCCAGCGGGGTACCAGGCGACGTAGTTGGGGCCGTATCCGAAGAACGTGACTCGGTCGAATTCGTCATCGTCAGAGCGTTTCTCTGGACTGACGTCGTTGCAAATCAGACGTTTAGATTTGCCAAACTGGTACCTGGTAGTCCCGCAAAGAGTCACCGTATTGGGGCGGATCATCAAAGTCTGTGTGTCGGGACTGCACGTAAACATCAGGAACATCATGGTCTGTGATTTGTCGGCAACTCGACGATAACCATAAACCTCCATGGGCCACACCGGAACCACAGTCTTCATGCGGTGGAGTCGACCTGTGAAGATCCTCACCATTTTGCGACATTCCAGGCTACCTCTGGCTGCGAAAGTTGTGGCGATGCTCGTACCATCAGCAATCAGGTGGGCCAGGTTTCGAATGGTCACCTCAGCTACCGCTGCCGATCGGCTGTTGCCCATCAGATCCAGGTAGATGACCTGAATGGGGTCAGTCAGCTGAGTAGCGAGTGTATTGGAGACATCGACCACATCGCCTAAATGAATGGTGAACCCACGGGGATTGTGGGTCATCATCATCTGGTACGACAATGGGTCGATCTCAACGACGTGGATGAGGCTTGCCAAGTCGCTCATGAAGGGGTACACACCGGCCGCATGTGCTATTGCCACCATCCGGTTGAACGCAGTGTTCGCCGAATCGAACGCAGGGGTGTCAAGGACAATCACGGGGTTCACATATGAATGAATGCCACCCATGATTGACTCGTGATTTCTGAGCTTGTGTGGGTCGGCGGACTGGTGCTGGTACTGGGCTGGGGGTTTCGCCATGGGACGGGCAGTGCCACCAATCCGCCCAAGTCCGGTGCGTGCGCTAGCCCAACGAAGCACCTGGTAGGTGGTGGAAATGCGGGCGGCTCGACGAGCGCGGACACTTCCAATCATGCAATCGCGTCGGATGCGATTCATGATGCGATGGCGTTTTGCCTTGTTGCGACGGCTGCGGACGCTCCGGGCTGTGGACGCCGGGGAAATAATATTGTTTACGATCTTCATTGTGACAGGGGTTGTGTTTGTCATTACGAATCCGGAAATAATATTTCTAAGCTGGGTTCGATGTTTTATAAGATCGTTCTTACAAATATACCCATTAGTTTTTCCATTTTTTTTAATACTCTACAGGAAAAATACAAAAAATATATATAATAGAAGTTGTATTACAACTTCATGTAATACTACACATTTTTAGCATACTACAATCAAACGTACATGGATAGATGTGAACTGCTGGATTCCTTTGGCAATACGTCGAGCTTGTCGATATGTACCCTTTCAACTACGAATGGCAGTTTGAAATATTTGATCGTGTATGACAATTTTAGATTGCCGAATGTACCATCTTCGAGGATACAGTTCTTGATCATGTTGAGTTTCATCACAATGTTTGAAATGATATGTTTAAGTTGGCGAACGCCTGACTTACCACCCTTGCTCTTGGTTTCGTGTGTATACATTTCGTCGGATTTATCAATTAAGTATTTCAACGCGTCGTCGCTGAAAATGATGTCGCCAGGGTTTAACCCGACGTTTTTAACTTCCCTTGGAAGTAAATGCCTCTTGGCTATCTCTTTCTTTTCTGTTTTCGTATACCCATCAACCATTACGATTGGGATTCTATCTCGTAGAGTTCGATCCAATGTGTCGATATAATTTAACGAATAGATGAACCAGATATTGCTAAGATTAATTGAGATATCATTTCCCAAGTACTTATCCTTGAAATCATGATTCTGTGTACTGTCTGTAATATGAAGTAGCATTTTGCTAACCTCGCTCCCATACTGCGTATTGCTAATCTTGTCAAGTTCATCAAAGAATATAATTCCATTGAGTTGTTTCATCTTAATGACACTTGATACAATTGCACCGGGTACGCTACCCTCATATGTGTAACTGTGTCCAGACAGAAAGCTACTGTCGTTAGACCCACCCAACGGGATAGATACGAATGGTAGGCTGATCGCTTCTGCTAGCACATTTGCTATTTCTGTCTTACCGACGCCTTGTGGTCCGACTAATGCCATACCCAAACCGCGAGATTCTGGATTGGTAATCATATTGTTAAGAACAAACAGAATCTGTTCCTTCACGACGTCAAGTCCATAAATCTTTTCATCAAGTTTTAACTTAACTTTGTACAAGAATGCGTTAATCTTTTCATTACCATCCTTAATACTAATGGGTAAATCCTTAATAGTGTACGGTAGGCTCATTGCCGTATCCATCCAATTCGTTAACTTCGGATGTTCTGAACTACACTCTGAAATATTTTCCAAATGCTTAAACTTGTTATAAATAGCAACCTTGTTGTGAAATGGCATATCAGAACTTAATATTCGATACTTCAATGGCATGTCAACGAAATCGACAGAATTAATCTTATTTTCAATGGCGGTATACTGTGTATATGTATTGGCATTGATTTTCGATACTTTGTACTTCCTCAGTTCCTCATTAATACTTGTTTTAAGATGTAAATGATCGAAGGTTTGGTCTTGCACATTTTCAAGAATAAATAATTTTTCCATTAAAGAACATTTGGTCTTAAACGGCATTTCAGTTTCAAGCAATTCCTTAATAGTTGGCATCTTACCAATTACCTTGCAAATGCTTTCATACTGACCCTCTAACTTCGCAATTTCTTTCTTGGATAAATTCTTCTTCCATTCTGCAGCCCTGATTTCTGCTTTTTTCTTTTGAACGGCTGAATGAGTCTCATTGACAAGTTCTGATACAATAGAATCGACAAATGACATATATTGCTTTTCTTGTGTATCACCCCCCTCGTCACCCTCTTCATAATCAGAATCGTTTTCATCATCTTCATCTTCGTCTGTGTCATCATCAGTTGTCTCCAGATCAATATCAGAATTATCAGAATCAGATCGAGACTTGATAACACGCAATCTCTTTGATTGGCGTCTTACTGGTGATTTCTTTCTCTTTGTAGGTTTATTCAATAGACCATTGTTGGCAAATTCATCAATAAGTTTAACATTGGAGAATCTGGTTGATCTCCTAACCGGTGGCTTTCGCCCAACTATGATATTATTCTTACGACGTCGACTTTTAACAACCGGCTTATTAATAGAACTTGAATCATCAGAACTTGAATACCCACAAATATCTCCAGGAATGAATTCCAAACCGTCATCATCAGATTCTGGGTCAGAGTCGGGTTTTTTTACAACTTGATTATTTGTAGATTTTGGGTTTTTGTCAGATCTTGTTTGAACCATTTTCAGAGATTTGTTTCTGGTTTAATTATATCTTTTATATTTCTATAATTTTAATTCAAATTTGATACTAAGCAAAAAAATATCATATATTGAAAGTTTCTAATTTTTAGAAACATTCGTAATAATTCAATGACTAGCCCGTAAATATGTTAGGATTTCACCCAGAACTAGACAATCTATCTGATTGTAATATTCAATATCCTTAATAATTTTACTATCCGTAAATTTAGTCTCATTTGACTTACACTTAATGTGTTCCTGATACGCAAGCACCATAGCATCTAACCCATTTGCCACAGTTGACTCCTGATAACTGGTTTTAATAAACCCATGATCGCTAAATGCTTTCACAATACTCTTAAGATTGAATTTTAACGCCCCCCGAACTACAATCGGTTCATCTCTAAAGATTTTTAGTAAATCACACCAGTTCGTAAGCAACTGCTCGGTAGGAATCAAATCGATATGTCTACACATCGATGACCGATAGAAAGTTCGTTCGGCATGACTCCAGTGCCATAGATTAGGCTGTTTGCCGCCGTTATGCTTCTGAGCCATTTCATAAATGAACTTATGCATATCAACAATTAATTTTCGTTCATCGGCAACTGTCAATCCTTCGGCTGTGAATCCCTTAAATTTAAGTTCACCATCGAGAATATATCCAATACCAACATTAAAGATCAATGACCCACAAAAACCCCCATAGGAAATTAAATCGGATACGGTTTCAAAATCGATGAACATTTCGAGTTTCTGCGATTTTCGCCACTGGAATAACTTGGTCTTAATTTTGCGAGGATAAATTAAATACTTTTTTGGCAATTTTGAAAGAGGAATGAACGGCTCGACCTGCATTGGATCTTGGTTAAAATCAATAATTAACTGTAATGTATTAGCGACCTTGTCACCCTTAACCCCCAACTTTTCAGACGTGAGTTTTGGATGCGTTCGCCAGTTTTTAACACCACACTTAAGTGCGTATTCACGATTCTTAATACCGCACATCCATAACTGCGTCACATCATTTTGCTTTTCAGCTATCTGCGTCTTAATAGCATGCCAATTATAATCGCTGGTATTACACATATTCGGACGCAATTCCTTTCGAGAAGGTGGGGACAACTTCCAAGTATGACCCTTAGAACGAACATCGCGAATCCATTTCACGGCAAGTGCTGTCTGAGTTCTAATGAACGCATCATTCACTCGAAAATCAACGTGAGCCGCCCGATCAAACGGACCACCCATAAACACCTGAGACCCCTTTTTATACACACTTTTTTTTCCTAAAATGTAAGATTTTGACGGAGTGTAGTCTTGGATGTCCCCGAGTATCTTATTGTAAATATACAACTGACCCTTATTTGAAACCATACTGTTAATATTTCGCAGATGTTTACCATCCACACATAAATTTAGAGAACTAAACTTAATCTCAACAACCCTGTAATGCCAAGGCTTTCCATTCTTGGACTTAATAATTTTTCTTTCACCAATAACCCTTTCATTAAAGATTTTATTCAAATAATCCGATCGCACCAATAAATCTGGTACTCCGAAAGTCTGAGTCTTAAAATCATGGAGAACTCCCTGATAGATAATCGGCGTCCCCTTATTAATGTGATTAACCGTCTCCAAATACTTGCGACTTGATTTAGCCTGCTGATAATTACCGATTTCTACGAAATCATTAGGAAACTTTTCCTTAATCATATCGATAATTTGTGTCTCAAACACAACACCATTCTTCATGATACATGCCTGAAACGCATTGTCAGTCTTATTAAAATCCTGCGTTGAAATGAACTCATCTAGCGATTCGCATCGTTCAGCCGCTTCCATATACTTATACTCACCATCAGAATACTTAATATACGGTTTCGTACATAAACTATTTGAACTATAATAATCCAACCAATCAAGAATTGGATCGTTAATCATATAGTTTCTAATAGAACTTGCCGAAACCCAATACTTCCAATCTATAAATTCACAATCTGACAACGATCTTGACCGCTTGGACAGACGCGGCGACTCAAGCAAACGAGACCTCTTTTTAGACTTCTTTTTTAATTTAACATCATTATACAAAGACTCAAGTCCAATAGCACCCAACTCCTTATAATACAACATCTTGTTATAGAACACACGCAACGTCTCCAAATTATCAGCAAACCACACTCTATCACGAGAAACCGTCTTCAGGGAACATCCATCCAATCGCCAGTAAATCTCAGAACCATCAGTGTCACCATGAACACCCTTTGAACTAATATCAACACTCGTGTCAGCAACATAATCCTCTTTAGTCGCATACTGATGGAACTTACACTCCAAGTAATCACACACATTCATATCACAAACCTCCATCTGAATCTGCATCTGAATCCAATAATAAATCGGAATCTCACCACCAATACTCCGCATAAACGGACACTTGATTTCAAGAAGCTTTCCCGACAATATTAAACCATCAGGACTCGCACCTAACCACTTATGAATAGCATGTGTAACTAACCCAATTTCATGCACAACCTCATTACTCAAGAATTCATAAAACTGCACCGCAACAGGCTCAAACTTATTACCCCACTCTAACGCCGGCGAATCTAAAAGACCCACCGAATCAGGCTTAAGTTTTTTCAACAACAAATCATAACTCGACTGATAAATATTACAATCTAATGCACTTGCAATTTCAGACGCCGTAAGCATCTTACCACGAGCATCATACCAAATAGGAGTCCTTTGTTTAAGAAACTCACCAGCAGTTTCTCTCGCCAATAACTGAGTCGCTTTCACAGATTCAGTTGATTTAGACATGGTGATAGTTGTATTAATTAATTTAGTTTATAACTTTAACGTATAAATGTAGTAAATACATTTCAATATTAGAAAAATCTTAGATTTTCGTTTAACTTCATATCATAATTAGAAATAGTTTTTCAACAAAAAATTGAATATTTATAGTATTATATTGTAAACCAATCTCTTAAAGAACTTAAAAACTCTTTAAATCACCATGTCCGACGCAGGCGGCTACGACACTAACGGCGGAGGCGACGACGGCGGCTATGACGGACAGCGTCCTGCTCCTATTCTCGAGACCCCGCTATTCGATGACACAACTCCGATTCCGCGACATTCAAATCGCAAGAATCTTTGTTGGGCCATCAGACCTCGTTTGAACATTTAACCAATGTATTTAATTCAATGTCTTTAATTCAAAATGTTTGGTGTGTACGACTTAAATGTCTGTATCATCGAACATCATATGAATCATCATCCATATATTTTTTTTACCCCTCATTAATATACAACAACACGGGATTTGCAACGGCGAATATAACACCCCCCGAAACCGCACCAACAAAACCACCCGTTATACTACCAGTAACCCCACCCCTCACTAACCCATCTTTACAAGCCACCCACATTTTATCAGACAGCGATCTCTCTCGCTCTTTGACTATTTTTTTTATTGTAAAATCTATTTTTTCACGCGAGCAATCGTATTCATGATCGTCCTTATTTGGCATTTTTATAAATATTAAAATAATTAAAATAATACATAATGAAGCATTAAATCTAAATTTAGTAGTTCCTAAATATTCAATAAGTTGATCTATCATTTTATTATTAAAAAAATATAATCAATATATTACTTTAAACAATATTTTTCCAAAACATAACTAATGAATAAAGTACGAATCGGGTATTAGTTCAGTAAACTCATTTTTTTCTTCCGAAATGCATAAATGAATAAATTTGCGAAAGTCAATAAGTTTGTCAGTAAACTTGTCGGCATTTTTTCTATACGCTAAAGTCTTGTCCAGATTCATTTGAACATCGTAACCATTGCTACCACCGTCCATACGCAAGAACACCATACCATTTTCCAAATCAATAGCAGCCATGATAGCCCATCCGAGTCCATGATATACCATTGCGAAATTGTAAATGGTAGTTTCACCATGTCGATATAGTTCCTCATTGTGAGAATGAGCCTCAACACTCGACATAAAATGCCAACGACCTAATACAAGTTCGTTTAGACAACTACCCATTTGTTCATACATTGACAACAATTCCTTTGGCAATCGATCATCATAAGGGTGAAAATATTTTGCCTCTTTTGTTTGAATTTTACCCTTTTCCATAACATTGGAGATGTACGCATTTAAAGCAAATTCTTTGTCAGACATTTTTAGAAGGGTGTTTTATATAGAGACACTATTTTATTCAATTTTGGAATAATTAAATAATGTCAATGTTTTTCAAATATAAACTTTAAAAATTAGATAGTTATAGTCATATAATATATTACAACATTCAAAAAATAGTGTTGCAGTCGTAAATTTGCTCATTAAATAATGACACATTTAGCACACTATCATGCTGATAATTATCCACGTAAATTTAATACAGACTCTTTTTATCAAAAGATCATTGGACAAGTAGTTACTAAAATTGGAAGACCATTAACAAAACCTGAAAAAGATGAAACTGTAAGTTTCATTAAAAAGATGGACCCCGATCTGTTAGCCCCAACATATGTAAATAAGACGATCGGAATCATGGTCACAACACTTGCCGATGAGTTTAAAAAATTTAACAGCACGACTCCTCAATTCGTGGACAGTCAGCAAATTTTAAAACAAACTATTGGAATATCCAGTGAATCTGGTACATCACACAGCATATACGATAATCCTAATTATCAGTTGACTCGTGCGCGAATCGATAGGGTTGATGACCCAACCAAGCAGCAACCAAAAGAAGACGAACCTCTTGATATAAAATTTCTAGTAACTGAGGGTGGCGGAATTACAAGCGGAAAGAAGAAATCAACCGAGTCGTCAAACGCACCATCTATCAGTAATTTGTTGGGAATGGCAAATGCTGACGAAGCAGTACGTATACTTAACCCATCAAGTCTACTCAGGAAAAACTACCTTATGTTAGATTCCAGATATCGCGTCTTAGATAATGACAATGATGGAAAGATTACGTCATTTAGGTGGACTTATATTCTACAATCACAGGCCTCGGCTCAAGGAACTGTCAATATTATTGGTAATGTTCGTGACATAGTTGCATTACGCGTATATCCATTTCGAATTCCTTATATCGCATCAGCCGATAATAAATATTCCAGAATATCAGTCCACATTGACGAATTTACCCAATCATTCATTGGGCATGAAAATCGTAAGTTTCATTTTATGCTACAATCCGAAATAGATAGTGCGTTTATTAATCTACTTACCAATAAATACAATGATGGATTTTTCTATTTTGAAAAACCAGTACCAGAAATAAAAACCCTAACGATTACATTTGGTTCTCCAATTGAACCTATTGTATTTGACAGAGATCGAGATGTTTGTCAAATTGATTATTTTAGTATTGCCCCATTAACCAAGATCACCACGGGGTTGCCAACTTCATTAAATAAACACAATCTATCTAACGGCGATCGTGTTTATTTTTCTAATTTTGACGTTGGAGTTATCAACCCCACTCTGATACAGCAAGTTGCGATTAATCAAGGGATAAAAAATAAAATAAATAGGCCAGATGGTTTCCTCATAACTGTTATAGATCCATTTAATTTTTCAATTGATTGTGATACCAGCAATATTCAAAATCCACTACCCGACCCACTGGCAGTGCCATTGCTGGACATATTCGTGTTTGATGTATTCTACGGAAGTAAGAGAATATTCTTACCCATAGAACTTACATACATTATGCCGGAGACTGGTTACAACAGCGAATAATTTAAATCAACCCAGTTAAACCGACACATGTAATCTTGCTATCGACAATCATCTTATGGTTGGATTTATTGCGTGTGGCACCAGGGACCATGCTTACGAATTGACAATATGGACAAATGGATTTGGGTTTCGCGTTGAACTTTTCCAATTTATCAAATACATCCTTAAATTTCATAGTTGGGATATTTTTTTTCATGTCGTCATAGTATTGCCACCAAATTTCAATATCGTCCCACTTACCGCGAGGCATAATCCACGGCTTTTCCTTATTGAAATAATGTAGGATCTTCGGTGGATTAAATGTGACCGTTTTGAACTCGGGGTCATATTCAACGTTGGTCTTGTTAATATGCCACGGGATTGTATTGTATGTATAATCCAATTGAGTCCACGTCTGACCTATCTGTAGCATATAATCCGTGATTGACGTTTCGTCAACCATAGAAATACACTTGGTGAATGGTTTGTATCCACCGTTCATATACGCAACAAATCCAGTATACGCCTTGGCACTCGGCGTCAATACGACACAGTGTGCGACTAGAACATAACCATCAGCCAATCCCTGTCTAATACACGACTCTTTGATTTCATCACCGTATTTAATACCCTCGTAATAATTCGTTGTGCTACCAAATCTATCGAAGTCACTCCAATAGTTTTTGAAACACGCGGCAGGCGTTTTCAAATCCAATAGGTGATCGATGTTTTTGACAATAAGCAAGTCAGCATCCAGAAAGCAAATCTTTTCATATTCAGTTAACGCCAAACATTGCCATTTGGTGAACGAAACATTCTTCCACGCACCATAGATTTCCTCTTGCTTTTTTGAACCCAATTTATCGATGCTTTGAGTAATATAGGGAATACAGAAAACTTTGTCAAATACATTTTCCAATACCTCATGGTACTCCTCATACAAGTCTTCCGTAAGCATACAAGTAATTTGATGCTTTGTTTTAGTTAGCCTGAGAGAATATCCCATAACCAACCCACCAAACACATAATGGGGATTTTTCATCAATAACGTTACAAAGGCACACGGCTTAGTACCTACGGCACAAGCTTCGAGAGTAGTTACAGTTGACATGTTTATATTAGACGATGTTGACTTCAGTCGGTTTTTACAAATATATAATATATATTTCAATTTTTTAAAAATTGAAATAATACAATACCAATATAAAGACAAAATTATATAAGGTTATCGACCCAGTTGCATCATGTACAGTTTTAAATTAACCCCGTTGGTACTTGAATCGCCTGACTGGTGCAATGACCATATGTCCGAATTTGGTGAGACGGATTCATTGAAAAAAATATATCAGTTGAAATCGAATCTTAACATCGTTAAGACCAAGCTAGACGACGTGTATAATTTACAATTGGCAGGTACTATTATGCGATCATTCGACCCATTTGCCAAAACAAAATATCGCATAGCAAAAAAGGCAAATGCCATGAATGTGACGAACGCATGGTTAAAGGGGTATGAACTGTTCTATCAACACAACTTAATTCCGAGAGATGTCAAACTTAATTCATTCGTATATTTCGACAACGCATCATTCCCGGGAAGTTTCATTCTGGCCGCTAACCACATGGTTAACACAATTTCTAACATTAAGGATTTCAAATGGCATGCATCTTCCCTATTGGAGGAAACAAAGGATAACAAAGAACCATTGGAAGACAGTTACAAGTTATATATTAACTACCCTAATAACTGGATTATGCACCAAGGCAACAATGGCGACATTGCCGAGACGAAGAACATTCTAGATTTTCAAAAACAGTTTAAGGACACATATGGTGATGCACACGTCGTTGATTTATATTCATGCGATTTAGGCACTGACGTATCCAGCGACTACAATGCACAGGAGGAAATCCACTTCATGCTGAATCTTTGCCAGATTGTATGTGGACTATCAACACTTAAAAGCGGTCGCAACATGGTTGTTAAACACTACACAATATTTGAACCATTTACAATTTCATATATCGCATTACTAACCAATCTATTTGAATCAGTTGAAATATGTAAACCACTAACATCCAAGCGAACCAACTCCGAAATATACGTCGTTTGCAAAAACTACCTATATCCATTCAAGCCAAAATCATCACAGCAATATATATATGACGTATTCATGGATCGAGTTTCAACCAAAAACACATCACACATTATATCCAGCAAATATATTCAACAGCAAATTAGCGACATAGAAACCGCAGTGTCACATATATTTAAGAAGCAGATGCAATCACTAAACTTCTTCATATTCATCGTTAGGAATATCAAAGACCCAGCAACTAACGAACGCTACTACCAAGAACTTAATAACATCAATCACCAAATTAGAAAGAAATTTGAACAAATCAACATTAAGCCAATAAACAATAAGTACCGACTACGTATGAAAAAAAAATACTAAATACAAGATTAATTTTCATATACGTATTATATTTTTTAAAAGATTTTTTTAAAAAAATCATATCACAACTCGGTTATTTAACGCCCTGTTAAAGAACTATCATCATCATCAATAAAATCATTATCCACCTGAGAGAGTTCATTATAAAGTTTGTCAACAGTATTCATTTTTTTTAGCAATGTTTTAATGTACTTCACCGTACATGCCTTTTCAGCAGAATCTGAATACAAGCCACATGTAATGTCAGAACAAACAACATTCAAAAAATCCACTATAGAAATTAAATACACCCGCTCCTTATCGTCATCCATCCACTGGCATTTTAAATCAGATAACAAAATAGCATCGGCAACATCATCAGAATTTTTTAAAATATTTTTTGTGTGGTTAACCATAGCGGTTAATTTTCTATTTTCCTCCGTTAATTGGTCATACGCTACCTGTATTTCCATATTCCGAGTAGATATTTGGTTCAGTTGTGTCCTTAACGTAATAGTTTTGTTATGTAATTCATCCCAAGTATCATTCCTCCGCTCACCAATTCCACACTTAGATAGTAAAATACCCATTATAAATCTCACGTCTTCCTGTAATATATTATTCTTATGATATAAATAAAAATATATAATGATATGAAAACTTTTTAATATAATAAATTAATTTAAAGATAAGGCGTGAAAAGTGTATATAACAAAAACCCAATTAAAACAAACCAATTTAAAACCCAATTATGCCTAGCCGTTCAACATTCAGACTTGCTCCTCCGCAGCAGGTGTATGATAGCTACAAGGCAATTAGGGGTAGTGATCTAATTCTCAATAAAACTTTGGACGAAAAGAATATTGAAGAGTTGCAGACTCATTTAAATTCTTCTCAACCTCAGTCCGATGAGGAGAATATGACTCGATCATTAATTCAGTATCTGTACCGTAAGAACCCAACAAATTTCTGCAGGTTCTTGGTACGATCACGCCTTAGTCACCTTATTCTTTGGACTGAAGCTAAATGTATTGTTCAGCACTTTGGTCTGCGAGGGGTAGTATATGTTAAGTGGAATGACCAGGAGTACGAGTGTAGTTTGCATCGAAACGTAAACCACAATACTCAGGGCGATATGGAGCACCCATCGGTTCAGCGAACATATGATAACGTTGGTCGAGATTACTATGGTGGTCGTGGTGGTCGATCTAACTACCATGGACGCGGTGGTGGTGATATTGAAGGTGGTGGTGGTCGAACAGAGAGATATGATAACCGCAGTCGAGGTGGTGGACGTGGACGTGGTCGAGGTGGTCGATCTAACTACAATGGCTACCGTGGTCGTGGTGGTGATCGCAACTATACAAGTCGCCGAACCAATCACACATACGAAAGGCGACCCGAATCAAACACACATCAATATAACCAAGAATATGATGTAGATTTCCCAACAATTCCAGTGCAGACCCGTCAGAACACTCCAAATAAATCCCCTCGAAAGTCTGTACCTGTAAGCGACGACGATTCTGATGACTCCAATGACAGCGATGTCGATACCGTCGCAACTGATTTGGCTGGATCACTCGTTCTACCCACATCGTCAACCACGACCACAACTACAGGTGTGTCATATAGCAGTGCACTAGAGGGCTCAGATCCAACACCCGCAGTCAGTGTTGAGTAAATTAAGTTTTTAGTAATAATAATTCGGTATATGGTATTTTTTTTGAAAGAAAATGTCAAATATATAACAACAAAATATAAAATGCAAAGAAGTTTAGCAATTGTAGCTTTATTAATTATTGCATACTTATTTACTAAAATGCACCAAACACAGGACGAAAGAAGTACCATTGGCATTTGGACAATGATCCTAGTTTATGTTGCGGTATTTGAGGCAGCAGACCTCATAGCAATGCCATTAAAAAAACATATTACTGATTAACACAGTAAAAAAATAATCATAAAATAAAAGTGTTCTAAATTTAAAATTAAGTTCTTGTATTACAAGAACAATTGTATAAGAAAAACCACAGTAAAAACATACAATCATGACAACTGAACAAACTACGAAAACATCACAACAGATTAGAGAAGAACGTAAGTTAAAAACCAATCAGATATTTAACATAGCCGAACGACCCGTTATGGAATTTATCGCCCGATTTTTGGATGAAACAACTAACGTACTTTTTAGCGACGACCTACCCACGTATGTAGAACCACTTATTCTACTGCCGTTTGACGGGTACAAGGATGACATTTGCATTAAATTTACAATTAAGCCAGTTATTTTAACAGATGATCAACCAACACCCGCTCTGACAATTGACAGCATTATTGAGCATAAAAAGGTTAAGGAAGGCATTGGGTTTCTATGGTATTGCATTAAGGAGGCGTATTCTGCCATCGTATCATCTGCAATGATCAACAACAAACCTATGGACAATATCACTATGAATTTAAATGAGACTAACTGGACATTCTACCCCAAATATTCCCACGATTTGACAACCAAGAAGAGTTTTCTAGAAGACGCACTTGGTAAACTTATGTACATCAATCAAAACCTAGGCAAATTTCCACCATCGATGGCAGCTGAAATAACTCAGGAATTCCCAAAAGTGACGGATCAATTAAAGGCAGTAAATGCCCAAATCACACCAGAGTTAATTGCCACCGAGCAAAAGATTAACGATTCGTATGTTGGCAGGGCTGTACTAGGGATTTTTGTTGAGGAAATTCCCAAGAGCTATTTATCCAAGCCAATTCTGTCACAGGCTGATGAAAAAAATAATACACTTACGGATATCCCAGAGGAGACAATCGACGAAATATACGATATTGAGAACAATGTTGAAGATTTATTCATATCAGAAGACTAATCAGAAGACCATTTCTAATTAGCCAATTGACTAAGCCACGTATAAACTGGGTAGAATTGATCACATAAATACAAGCTGACAATGGGGTTCGCAATCATACCATCGTAGAACGCCGACCCTTTGGCAATAATATGTGTTAGTAAATCGTTATACTCACTAACATTAATACCATCCATAATAGGAATATCTGTGAGTGCAGTATTCAATGCTGGAAGGAATTTTCCATTGATCATGTATAACACAGTTCTACAATCATCAGGCGACAAACTAATGCTGGACTTGGTCATTCGACCCTCGTCCTTATCACAACACCTTACTCGACGCATCAATGCCCAGAATACAGAATCATCAATAGGCTCAAATACAGGTGTCTTAATATCATCTACATGTGTGTTAATATCATTATTTTTTGCATCTCTATACCATTTCGCTTCGCCAAACCCAGTCTGTTGACCGATGCTATTCTTTTCAATAACCGTATAGGCACTGCTCCAACAAATGTTGACAGATCGAGTGGACTTTTTATATTGTTGACTGTAAGATCTTGAACCAGTAGTGGTACTTAAATATCTAAAATTCCTGTTGTATATCGTATACTTTCCATCGAGCGTTTTCGTAACAGACGCCATTGAATAACCTTATAAAATTTATTTCGGTTAACTGGTATAACGTAATTTATATATTAATTACCTAAATTCAATTTTCAAAATAATAAACATGGATTACTTAACGTCGCAAATTAAATTTCACGAAGGACTTATACAGCTACATACAACTCAACTTGCGTACTTGAAAAATTTGCAATTGCAACAATTGCAAACCGAAACTGACGAGTTGACAACCGATGACCTTACACAAGAAAACTATTTATCTAATGAGTCAATGTTAGAAAATGACCAAGATATAATTTGGGACAGGATAAGAAAGGCACACCCAGAAATGTACGGATCTGATGAAGCAGTATGTTGTGGTATGCCAAATGAGAAAACCCCAGAGAAAACCCCAGAGAAAACCCCAGAGAAAACCCCAGTTTACAAAGAAAATAACTTAACTGTTCCCGACGTCGAACTAAATGTTGAACAGACTATTAAATCCGATCTTAAATTACCCGAACCCGAGTCAAACACAAGTAAGGACAGTCCACTTGTTACCCGATTATCTAAGTTTCCACAAAAAAAGCAAAATCAAATCGTAAGAAACATATTTATGACAGCAAAGACAAATATTGAAAAACTCGCGGAAATAGACACAAGTATCTCTGAAAATATTGACGAACGAATTCAAGTTGAAGCCGATCGGTTATTGGTTGCATATTTAGATAATAAGTAAAAATTGAAATATAATTAATTAATTATAAATTAAGTCTTGAATTTAAAATAAGGATCTTATAATATAAGAAAACACAAAAAAAAATCATGCACCGACGCAAAGTTAACGAACTCGCTTTCATCAAGGTTAATTCAAACGCATACTTTCCAGTAATTAAGACAAGCGGATCTGCTGGTTATGACCTATGTTCATGTGAAGACGGAGTAGTTTTGCCGAGAAAGCGAGAACTTATCAGTACTGGACTTACCATAAAGATCCCAGACGGATACTGTGGACAGATTTGGCCTCGATCTGGCTTTAGTGTCAAGTATGATATTGAAACTGGAGCTGGTGTGATTGACAGTGATTACGGAGGTGTTATAAAGGTTGTGTTGCATAACCACAGTGATGTTGCATTTGAATACAAGAGAGGGATGCGTATCGCACAACTTCTCATTATTCCCGTCATCACACCACCTGCCGTAGAGTATAACGTGGTTAACTTTAAGCCAGCTACCGGAACCCACCGTGGTGGATTCGGAAGCACAGATGAATATTAAGTCGATGACGTTGCTATTAACTTATATTTCTTATTATTTTTTATACTTAACTCAGGATAGTATGATGTCCTCTTAATTTGCTTCTTAGATATTTCTAACTTTTGGGCAATCTTTTCGTCGAAGTTAATTCCCATATATGTATTAGGCGAATTCTTGAACCCGTCGGGTAATTTTTTTTTCATCGGTGTCATTGTGTTAAATATATACTCATATTTGGTATTAAATTCGACACTGCTGATTTTATCTAAATGTTTTAGCAATTTTAAAATCCACAAATCAATCAAAAGGAACCGCATCTGAACAAATATATTCCCAACTTTCAAATTTACACCGTCATATTTTATAGAAACATATGGTATTAATTCGTACGAGCCACAATTATAAATTTCCAAAAACGGTTTATCGACTAACTGCATCCCAAATGTCGGGTATTTGACAAAGAACGTATATTTGAATATACGATTATCTTTGGGTATATACAACCTCTTCTTCTTGTAAAAAATACCATATTTCGTAAATTCTGATAAATAGCCCACTATATTATCATAGTCCTGTTCTATATCATTTTCAGATATAACTTGCAAATTAAAAAGATCGTCTGTATTTTTCGTATTACCTTCTATAATAGCATGAGCCCAATTGCCAACAAACACATAATTTTCATTGTTTAAAAATTTCAACATCAACAACTTAATTTGATAAATTTCTAACTTACGTTTAATCTTACACTCGACGCATTTCTTAGCCCCGCCGGTTTTATTTAGTCTCATTTGCTTGTATAATATGTCCTCGTTTTTAGATAGCGACCCCCATTCCTCGTTAAAATTAGGCAAATATAACTTATGGTATATGTCAATTAACTCAACTTCCACTGGAAAATATAGCAAACCATTTATACAGACTGCGTTAAATAACTTCTCTAATTTTACTTTCTTATACCGGTCTATCCTGTATAATTTAATCAAGTTTCTCATATCAACCATTATATCATATTCTTCGTTGGGAATAATAGCACGCATTTGAACAAACTTGCCGCATATCTTATGTATGACGTTGGCCACAGTAGTTGCCATTTTTCTAGCATGTGTTGTGTAAATTGTCATCTCGGATTCAACGCCATTTCCGTCATCTACAGTGGTAGATTTGTTGCTGTGTTTAGAATAGTTGATTATCGCACTAACATCACTAAATATTATTTTATCATTGTGAAGACTATCCTTTGTGGTAGAATCATCTACAATTTCCTTTCTTAATAAATCAAATATTTTTTTGTATTGGAGGCGGTCTTGTTTAATAACGGTGTCGCATGCACCATCACTCACAATTTTAAAAAAATTAGTATCTAGTAAATTTTTAAACATTCAAAATATTTTAAAAAAGTCTTTGTAATAACAACTTGATGTATATATTTATTTTGGCAAAATTTTATATCGAAAGTTTTATTTAGTATGTTAATGCAATGAGTTATTGTTTTTTTTGTTTTTGCCTTTTTTATTTGGAATATTTATGGGGGAACTTCTAACAGCAGGTGAAGCTTTGGCATTTAAATTAATATCGGCTGGTTCTTGTTCTTGTTCTTGTTCTTGTTCTTGATTTTCCATCTGGGTTTGCATATGACCTGGTTGAGTATAACTATGTGATCGTGATGATGGGTGCATTGGTGACGCCGATAGAATATTATTTTGTGGCGATGTGTAACCCGGAAAAGTCATGTCCACTTCAGGTGCGTTACTTTCTGATAAGGTTTTACCTCGCGAACTTATCACACCAGTGCTCATATGAATATGTGAATGCGAAATAGCCGATTTTATTATTCCAGTGTGATAGTCGAGTGGGATGAATTTTTTCAACGTATGATATTGTGGGATAATTATATCTTGTTCTAAGCATTCCAATACAGACACAACCTTTAAATATGATTGATATGTGCCAATTAAATTCCTAATACCAGTAAGAGACTCCTTAACCTTTTCAGTGAGCGACACCAACATGGTCAATTTCTTGTTCTTACTAATTGCATTTTGTTCAGTTTTGATATTGTACATTAATTGATCAGAGAACGAATTTATCTCGCGATACAACCCCACTAAATATTTAGTCGTGCAATCTTTTGAATCACCACTAAATTTACGCCACACCCAATTCATGATGGTCCCATAGTATATATTTAGATCATTTTGAGTAGTGTCAAGTTTACCATGTTCGGGTATCTTGCTAATAATTCGTAACTTTGTTAAATACTGATGTAATATACTGTCCATGTTCATTATCTATATTGAAGTAGTACTAAAATTAATACTATAACTTTAATAAGAACAAATATAACTTCTTAATGTAAATAACAATAAGAAATTCATTTAATATATATTACCAAAGATTTTAAAGTTTGTTCAAATTGGATTCTTAATATATAGCGAAAATCCAGATTGTATAAAATTTACAATACTGTATTGTAAATTACTTGACGAATGGAATATATCAAACCCATCTAACAAATACTCCACATTTTCGGGGTCGTTTTTTTCTGTATTAATAATATAAATCTTACCCAACCACATGGGGCGTTTAATTGAAATTTGTAAATGTAATGAATGTGCATTGTCACACCAAGCATAAGTCTCGAGTATATTTTTCCCCTTAATTAAATATGAACTACCTAATAACGTTTCAATCGGCAGATCATCCTCTTTTATATACCGAGCCTTTTTACCAAATTTAACGAGTGAAATATTTTTATGTTGAATATACAATTGCGGATTTTGACGTATTGTTTTTTGAGCATCAATCTCATAATGTAATTGCTTAATAAAATCACTCATGGACCTTTTAAGAAAATTGAATTACAGCAAATTAGTTGCAGGCATTCGAATATATAAATACTAACCCGTCTTATTTTTAATCAAAAAAAAATACAAAAAATATGTATATAATACATTGCATATGGGATTCGAATATTCTAGATTTAATCTGAATCATTTTCCTCATCAACATCGTCGTCGTTGTTGACACTTGCGGCGTCATGCTCGTCCATCATCTTCTCGCGAATCTTCTTCTTCTGAGCCTTGGTCAGATTCTTGTATAGAATAGTTGCCTTAGCCTTATCTCGCTGAACACCTTTCTTCTTGGCCGAGATATCAGTTTCGTTCTCAGCAAATATAGCTTCGGCTTGGTTCTCTTCCAAGATATCGTCAAATATAGTTCCGTCTTCGATATAGCGAGTCTTAAAGAAAGTCATGATATTCTTAATTACCTTGACAGGTGCATCGGTATCAGCGGCCTTCGCGTCAGATGCCTTGACCTTGACGGCGGACTTCTTACGCGGAGTTTCTGCAGTCGTTGTTGTCGTCTTGATCTTAGCAGACTTTGCAGTTTCCTTCTTAGGTGCAACAGCCTTGGGTTTCTTGATCCCTGTGTTAAGGACCTCGTCAAACTTCTTACTCATATCCTCGACTCTCTGATAGATAGTGTTCAATAGTTCGATGACCATTGCGTTGTCACTCTTGACCTCATCTAACACGGACTTGTTTGTGCTAACAGTACAAACAATATTTGCCAACGTTGATTTGAATTGTGAATCCGTCATGTTTATAATTATAGTTTTGATTACAGTTTAGTATGTTTTTAAAAATCATAAATTCAATTTTCATTTTTTGTCAATTATATTAAAATGAAAGGCTATCGCAACGGAGCCACTTTCGGGGGTGATTTACCCGTAAAATAATCTATGTAGTATGACGAACCGTCGTCATAACCACAACCGTTATTCTGACTTGGTAAAAATACGTACACATAAAGTAGGTACAAAACAATCACGCCAATCACAATATTGCGTGCAGTACAATCTGGTTCACCACCGTAAGCTACGCCTCCGTAAGTCATTAATGGTGACATATCACCATCGTCCATCTTTATTTAGATAATATGTTAGTTAAATATATAATAATGCGGTTATAGTTTATGAAAAAAATTAATTATTACTAAATTAACAGTCGTGGTGATTTTTTACCATCAATATGATGGGATGAGAATAACGGGCACAACGGTCACATAAAGAACTAGCAAAATCATTAATAGTATTATAATAACAATAACCATGAATGTCACTCGTGAAAATTCACATATGCTTTTACTGACAACTGCACCAACTGGCATTGTAACCATTAGTATATCTTTTTCATCTTCATCAGATTTCGGAACTTTTAATGGTTCTTGCAATTGTACTTGTTTCACAACATCTGCGGTTTTTTTTACATATTCGTCGGTAGATATAACAGACTCAGTTGATTTGCTGTTGGTGACAATGGCTGTGGTGGTAGAGATGGCAACTGATGCGACACATTTGATAATTGAGTTTCTAAACGTGGTTTGACATCAACATCTGTGTGTAAGGATTGACGTTCTAGCATTATGCTTCCCGTGTCTGCGGTAAGATTATTTTTTCTTTCCATTTAAATTATGGGTTTGCGATAATTATCTATATTGTATCAGTTTAAAAAAAAATATAATATTTCACATATTTCCAAGAATTGGAAACGTGCAATTTACTTCTCTTCTTCAACGTCGGCGATCATGTCTTTGACGACATCTTCTTGGATGCTTTCATACTCGAATGGAGTGATGTGTCGGCGAATACCAACGTTCATGGTCTCCATCTCTTGGATGAATAACTTGGAACTCCAACTCGTTGGGACTGCCGCAATATCAGCATTATCCTTACAATACTTACACTTGTAAATATTCTTTTTTGTGTTAACCACTGCGGACTTGCCACATCTACAGATGTATTCGGTGAATCCATCGGAATGGTCAAAGAATTTCTCCTGTAGAAACTTGGATGATCCGTGTGAACAAATCACATCGCGTTCCCGGTTATACCAGACTCTACTCAGCATTTCCTCTGAGTGTCATTGTCCCTCCGATTTCGGCCTGTAATACACTTCGCAATGAAGATGTAGGTATTACAAGACTACGTCAGAGCACTGTCGCCAGTGGGCCTAGACTTTATCTTAAGCAATCATCGATTGTGGTTAGCAATCTCATGCCCATTCCTGTTAAGTCGTTGAACCTTCCCCGTATCCTACCATGAAGTTCAATTGAATGAACTTCGCGGACTTAGGGGCTTGGCTGCGGATTGTCTCTAAGATTCAGATTGTTCCTATACCCTCAAGTTTCCCTGAGGCCACGAATGCGTTTCCGCACCCGCTTAGGACTGAACCGTTCTTAATTCATTATAATAATGTTGTGTATTTTCTGATTGAGTAACCCATTCTAGATTTTCAACCTTGTTGTTAGTTTTGTTGCCGTCCTTATGATTAACAAACTGCTTACCGTCTGGATTAGGTATGAAATGCGACGCAACCAATTGGTGTATGTAGTAATTCTTTTTCACTGAATTAACAGAGAACTGAATCCACATGTAACCACTTATATTGGTTTGTAATTTCATCGCTCTAGCGTACTTAACGCTATATACCTTTCCATCAGGAGTTATCTTGTACCTTGGATAATTATCTATACATTTAGCCTCTGTTAAATCACATTGTTCATTAGGAGTAACGTACTTCCATCGGTATCCACCCGCGGTCGGGTTTGAATAATCACATGCTTTTTCAATAGAACTTCTTGATAGTCCTATTGATTGGCCTGCTTCCGTTGTGGAATTAAACTCTTTGATGAACTGACCTGTTAGTGTTAACTGCTTTACTGGTCGTGTTCTGGGTTTAATTAAACCAGATGTAACCGAATGTATCACATTTTGTTTCTGTGTGATCCATTCTAGATTGGTTACTCGATTGTTTAATTTATCCCCATCTATGTGATTTACATAGTTGGCATTTGGTGGTTTGAGTATAAATTCTCGAGCCACCATTTGGTGTATAGATTTATCTTTGTAGGTATTGTTGGCGAATCCAACTTTGGTTGCAAGATAACCATTTCTGGTTTGTAATTTTCTTGGACGGTTAATTGATGTGTTCCGAAAGTTTCCATGAGATGATATCTCATAGATCGGTTTCACGTTCAAATAACTAACAGGTTTCCAATCTTCCTGAGTTGACATCATCTTTTATAACACAATCATTATTTCAATTTTATAATGAATTAAATTGAGACGTTCCCGCAATTTAAGAATGTTGCCTGCTACATGCAGACTAGCCATGACTTTTATCATGACTGAGACCTGGTTGATCTCTCCTACCCTAATACCTCCACCTGATGCCTTACCATCAAGAGGCTGACGTGATAGCACGTCAGATGGTCCTTGACTAATGCTATACACTGCGTCAATGACGAATTTTTGCAAACGCTGATAATACGTAGGACCCATGAAAATCATGCAGTCGATAAACTCGCCAGTGATACCACTGTATAGTCGGTGGTATCCATAACGGTGCATACCCATCGCTTCCAACTCATTGCCCATAGATTCAATATCCACGTATTTGAAAATTGTGGCATCGGAATGCGTGCCTTTCATAGCACAGTAGTTTCCCGTCTGTGACTCATATAACTGACCGATTGTCATTCGCGACGGAATCGCATGTGGATTTACAATAATCTCAGGACGGATACCATCCTTTGTGTATGGCATGTCGGAATCTCTAAGTAGGATACCTGCTACTCCCTTCTGCAGGGAATCCATACGCTTTCACGTATGGCTGGACTATACCTTAAGCCGTCTCTGGTTGGTTAGACCATCATTGACGACCGACACCCTTTACTAAACACATTCTTTATGTGTCTAGGCGTATTGCTACGCAGTCTCTGAACGCTTCCCATGTCTCTTGCCTTAGCGAGATTTAGGGCTACGATGCGGATTAACCATTTTTACACATTTACAATTTTTGATTGAAAAATGTATCATCATGTAGAGTTTTTACCGTACCCGAGTCGTTACACTCGGTACCCATCCTTCGTTTCCGAATTAAGGTGGTATCTACATGCTTTAGGCAGTCCCCGCAATTGAGGTGTCTTGCATCGCATCCAAGTTAATCTTAGTATACGATACTAGGCAGATGTCACCATCACCTCGGGCCAGAAAGTTGTCAAACCCGCTCTTGAACTGTTGCCAGTCCAAACATATGTAAAGTTTCTCCGCGTTAAGAACACATGGTTCGGAACAGTAATACAGTAAACTTTGCCGTCATATTCAATAAGTTTTTCTTCTGTTGTTGAACCACCAACAAGTGGCTCTTTATTTAAAGGATAGTTGCTAATATAGATTCTATATTGATCACTGTTGCGTTTAGTTTCATTTCCTTTAATAGTTACAATTTCACCCTTGAGATTTTTAACGGATATTTGAGCAGTTTGTCCAGACATAAATGCCAGGATTTGAACACCGTTGGCTAATTGTTTTGAACCTGAATAATATTCCCAACTACCACGTCGGATATCATAATACCCATCTCCTAAAAGCATACCATTAAGTAATAGAGAACTTTGCCGTCTACTTAATGTATAACACCATTCTGGAATATATTTATTGTAAGTTTTTCCAAATTGTGTCATATATGATGACAGTTGTAAATCCCTAATATACATATAGTCAGGCTCTGTGTCATATATTTTATGGGCATATCCTAGATTTGGTAGAATTTCTACTAACTTAGACTTAACTCGATCTTTATGAATGGCAATTCGAACACAATTAGAATTGTCAACCCAGCCCTCAGCTAAGTAAATTCCCAAGAATTCTAACCATGAATCCATATCAATAGATTTTTCTTCATATGTCACATCTCCCATATTTTCTGGTCTAGTTCTAGAAACTGTCGGTAACGTAAATTCGAAAACATCTTCAATATCATTAATTCCATCTTTCTTATAGTAGGCACGACTTCCATTAATATCTTGTGCCTCAACTAGTTCATATCCAGTATTATTCTGTCTGACATACATATTATGATTGAGAGTTGTTACCAAATCAACACCGCGAGCAGTCACACTATACATTTGACCAGTGTGGTCAAAGTTTGGTGTTTCAGTTGGGTATTGGAATTCAATATGATGCGTTTCTTGATTTAATGTCGCAACCTTATCATCAGTTGTCACATCTTTAATATTCTTCCAACCACTTGTTGTTAATACTTCATGGTCTGGAGTCAGGCAGAATTTATCACCGATAGCGACCGGCCTGACCTTTCGCACGGCGATTTTACAGAACCTTTCGTCGTCTTCATTTCTGTCAACGATGACGTTGTGTATAATGGCCTCTTCACTCTCCTTATAGATTAGCGAACGGTCTGACATGGTCATATCCTGATCGGATGTCTTAGGGACTCTCATATACTTGCCAATGATGGCGTCGTCCTTATTGATCTTGGTACCGCGACTGATGATGCCGTCTTTCAACTTAGCATACGAACCAGCCTTAATATCGGCAGTAGTTGCCATATCGGGATTTCCGAACTCCTCGCGTTGTTCTAGTTCAGTCTTGTAGAATGTGAACTTGGAACCGTTAAAGAGTCCGCGATCGATGGCTCCCTGACTCACAACAAGTGAATCCTCTTGGTTATACCCCGAATAACACATGATTGCAACAATCGCATTGCTGCCGTTGGGGAAGATGTATTTACTTGCTGCGGTTTTTACCAACGGCGTCTCACAGATATATTGTAGGAATGTATCCTTATCACATCGGTAAGGCCAATTCAACGCAAACACACCACACGTCTGTCGACACTGTGATGTTTGAAACGTAATACGTGGTGGCTGATTGTGATTGGCAAACGGACCTGTTAGAGCCGTAATGCCCAGAATAGCCTGTGGAATATCACAGTGTGTGTATTCATTCAAATCATTATTCTTGTCCTCCTTTAACTGATCGAAGAATGGACACAAGTAACAATTCTCTTGTTCTTCTGGAGTAATATACTCAACGACGTTGTTCTTGATCAAGTACTCCATATCAACGTCCTTGGTTTTAAGCCTGTCTAGAATTTTTCTTGATACACCAAGACCCTGCTTGAACTTCTTAGTCTTACTGTACTCATCACCAGAGAATCTTTCGGGATCTCTCTTGTTATTGAACACAATCATAAGGGGGCGAACAACACGACCGACATCAACCCAAAATAGAGCCTCGTCTTGTGTGTTATCCCAATAAATAGTGGTAAGCGGATTGATTTGGAAATCTCTACGTAACTTGCGGTATTTCTTAACTAACTCTAAACAGTCGGTCGTACAACCGATCCATTCACCGTTAACATATACATTACGCAAATCCTTTTCATAGATCATAGTAGTTGATGTCTTATCTAATGGAATAATCAGCTTATCCCGCATTAGTATATCCTTAATAACATCTGAAGATGTTGCTCCAAGAATACTTGCGAAAATGGCCAACTGTTTGTTAATACCAACCTTCTCACCATCAGATGAATGAATACAACAAATGTATCCAAGGAACGACATGTGGACTCGCCTCATTTCATTGGCTCGCTCAGACTGCTTAGAGCTTTCCGTACTTGTCGTAGTTACCTGACGCAATGTAGAATACACGGCGATCTGGTTCTTTCGATCTAGTAACTGAGATGACAAACGATTAGTTCGTGCCTTCTTATTTACAGTAATCTGCGACTTATTACCTGATGTAATAGTTTGCATAATAGATCTCTCAAAATCAGCACCATACACACTGGACTTAACTGAAGACGCCAGATCAACTTGACTGAATGACATAGACCTGAAGTCCTTGACAAGACGCCTTTTAATCTGCTGAATAATTGACGCATTGAAATAAGTCTTAAACGACTTAGCATAACTCGTACCGGCGGCATGAATTCGCTTACTCTTATAAGAGTCGCGATCAGTAGGTTCCATATTTCCCATTTTAACTAGGAATAACTTTCTAATAATCAAGGCCAAGTATCTCAACTTCTTAGGCCGATCCTCAGGCGTAAGCCCAATATGCGGTAGGAAATTACAATCTAAAATCGTAAAGATTTTAGTGAACGCAATCTGATAGTTCTCAGGTTTCAAATCTAATTCCAAATACTTAAATTCAGTATACTTCAGCTCATCAACAATAAGTTTCAAAACATCAGTCTGCTTATACGTATATCTACCATTTGGAATAGTTGAATATTTAGCATTAATTGAATCAATGACATAGTTAAGCATATTCTTGGAAATATCATTGCTGTATCCATATATGATGTTGTCAAACATCTCCTTATCACTAGTCCATCCAAGAACACGGAACAGCAGATAGAATGGGATTTGAATTCCCTTTAGGTGATTACGCACAACCTCACAAGTAAGCTGGTTGTCATTCAATAGACGAACCAAGAAATAGTCAGAGTTTTGATATGTATCGCCGGGTTTGCTAACAAATTCAACACGCATGATCTCCTTGCTATATCCCTCGTTCTTAAATACACGAATCTGATTAAACAAAATATTCTCAATACAGTCAATAACCCACTCAATGCCCTTAATAATAAAGTATCCACCGGGGTCTGTAGGATCTTCATTCATTCGCATCAAAGCCTCTTTGGAACACCCATGTGTATTACACAGAACACTCCTAACCATTACAGGCACACGACACAGTTTGAAGTTCTTAATCTTATCAGTTCGGACTTTCGTCGTCCCATTCTTGAAATAAGCAGTCGCTTTAATATTAGCATTAACTCTAAGATTCGCACTATATGTCTTGTCTTCCAACAAAGCCACATTCGGATACAGAACCTCTTCCTTACCAGAATAGTAGTTAATCATCGTCGGACGACTAATAAACACATCGGTAAATTTAATAAGTACATGAATTCGGTCAATCAACTTATCTTCAGGGGTGCTATCCCTTTGGTTGGCAATATCCTTCTCCACCTTAAATACTTGCGTAATAATTTGCGGAATACCATTGGTATATAAATCATTGGCACTACTAACATGATGATTGACTAAACCCTTATCATCAATTTCAGCATCACCGATAGCAAATAACTCATCCTGCTCAATGGAATAATCACCAATTATCAATTTCTCCTTCTTATGATTGGTGTCAGGTGTAAACGGGTCAATTGGCATGCGTTCCTTTAACTCTTCAGTAATATCCGCAGGATCAACCGCATCAGCGGCCTCATTAAAAACAGGTTTTGCCTTTGTCTTTTTGGCAGACTTTTTTGTCGTTTTGTTGGAAACAGCCCCCTTCTTTGTTATTTGAGTTTTTGCCATTGTATACTAAAGTATACTTTTATATTTATATTGTATTTGTGAAGTTGTAATGCAACTTCCGTCTTCTTATATAATAAGACTCGTAATATTTCAATTTTCGAAAACAAAAAAATATGTATATCATAGTTTGGTCTTGTAATAATTCATGAATCGGGGGTTTCCATAGATAATGTATTAGACTCATTCGACACGTCGTACTCTGTTGTGTGTTCATCGGAGTTTGATTTTATGTCATTATATAGACCACTGACAATAGAATCATTACCAGACGCATCAATGGGCTCAAGATCATGTAACTCTTGATCATCAACAGGTTCACCAGACTCATCGTTTAAATCAAATCCCATATTAGAGGCAATTCTTTCATACACATGTTCATTATCTCGAAGTGGTCCAATAAAATTTCTATCAGCATTAACCACATTATCACTGTTAATATATTGCATATAAGCAACGTTGTCGGCATTTCTAAAGTTAATTGAGTTATATTCCGAGTCATCAATGTTAATATGACTATTATTTGGATCATCCACACCTCTATTAATAATATGCCCACCCATGACCATATCTTGGTTGTTATTAGGGTCAATGTTTTCAACACCAGCAACAGGGATTATATCTTGGTTAACAAGTTGATTAACAAATTGGTTAGGTTGATTAATTAACATGTCAACTGCCTGAATTGTATTATCTATGTTTCTAAGTTGTGGCAATGCTTGTGTCATACTTGGGTTTAATCTACGAAGCATAACACCTGATCCAGGTTCAATTAGCGTAGAAATTAATGTCGTCAATTCTCTCGCTCGTACCATATTGGGGTTCATTTCATTAAGAATATTTGGATTTGGCATCATCTCATTGGCTGCTTCGTTTGGATGGTTGTCAAATACCCCGGCACTTACCTGCTGGAAAAATCGGCTTTCTTGTTCGGACATCCTATCCTGTCTATTCTTATGATGGTTATACAAATCCAATTGCTCGTGTGAATTAATATAAATGGGAATCTTGCAAATAGGACATGTTGGGTGTGAACTAACCCATCCTGCAATACATTCTTGGTGAAATGCATGAGCACATGGCAAAAATTCAATATCAGTTAAAATATCCTCCAAACATATAGTACACTTCTTCAAATTAAGATCCTCCATTATAGTGTATTGATTTGAAAGTTTCTAATTATTAGAAAAATCCTATATTACTTAGTCAGTTATATTTATTAAAAATACAATTCATTTTTTTATCTTATTATTTTAAATTATTTAACTAGTTAAAATCATTCAATTTATATATCGAAATATTCGTAAATTTTTTAATTCAAAAAATATAATGAATCACACACTATGTAGCGTAGTAATTATATTGGTGTTATTATTGTCATTTATGTATATAAATAATATCACAGAACATCGGGAGTGTTTAATAAATTTTGACTCTGACAAATTTTACAAACATTATTTAAAAAACGGCATCAAAATCAACCCCATCAACAACACACTAACTAAAAATGGCATTACCATAAACTACACGAACCACTTTAATACACCAGAGTCGCGTTATTTAGCAGACAATAAAATAGCGACAAAAAAAATACTACATAAAAATAACATACCAACACCAAAGTCATATTTATGGAATAGCCACTTATCCGACGATTACAACATTCATCAGTTGAAAAAATTAAATTTCCCACTGGTTGTAAAACCCGTTAAAGGAACATACGGTAACGGTGTAACCGTTGGCATAGAAACCATACGAGAAGCAGTTAATCACATACATAAACTTGTTAATGCTGGAAATCCCGTAATGATAGAAGAAATGGTAAAAGGTGATGTATTCCGCATTCTTGTATTCGGAAATACAGTTGTTGACATATATCAAAAAGAACCAGGATACGTCATCGGCAACGGCATTAGTACATTAAGAAAATTAATTTCAAATGATGTTTTTGAAAAAAAAATAGTCAATGGATTCCCTGTCAAGGATGTCGAGTGGGGTTATGTTAGTAAGCAAGGGTATACTATCGATGACGTAATACCACTTAATATAAAAATAATATTAACACACGCTGCCAACGTCAATAATGGAGCAGTCGTGTCGCCAGTGAATCTAGAAGATGTCCACCCAGATAATATGAAATTATTTAAAAAGATTAACAAAGTTTGTGGGTTAAATCTTAATGGCATTGACTACATAACCCCCAGTCTATCAATCCCATACCATAAATACGGTAGTGTTATTGAGAACAACGCTAGGCCAGGTATTAAAGGTCACTATTTAATGAATCCAGGCTCGATTGACAAATTCGTAAAATTGATACGATTTGGGAAAAAAACCCGAGAAGGTGTTGTCTTTAATGCAGACTACTTACACCCTTATTATGATAAATATGGGATATCAATAGACACTAAAACAAAAACATTGCAAAAAAACGGCAAAAAAATAAGTTACTCAACGCAATTCAATCCACCAGAATCTAAACTAATTTCTAAGGATAAAATCAAATCAAAGGAATTATTCATCAAACATCAAATTCCGACTTCCAAATATTATAAATGGGATAAAAACCTAACATTTAATAATAACATGTTATTAATGAATAACATTTTAAAATTTCCTATAGTTATTAAACCATCTGACAGTTATGCGGGTGATGGTGTACACACTAATATCACCAGCATAGCTGATGCAAAAAAAATAATATCAACGTTGCTAAAAAATACTAATGATATATTAATAGAAGAATATATAAATGGACATACGTATAGAATATTGCTTTTTAATAACCAATTAATATACGCATATAGAGTAATTAAACCAGTAATTATTGGCGATGGTAAACACACTGTTATACAACTTATTAATATAATGCGAAAAAAAACACCAATTAATACCAAACAAATTAACATCGATCAAATACACAAACAAGGTTATAGAATGGATTCAGTTTTGCCAAAAAATAAAAATATAACAATAACTGATATAGCAAACAGTACATATGGATCGGAGAGAGAGATTATATCCATAGATAGAATACATCCTGATAATATTAAAATGTTTAGGCGGTTAAATAATATTGCTAAATTAAATCTTAATGGAATCGACTACATATCAAATCGTGGTTTAGATATTCCATACTATCAAAATAACGGAAACATTCTAGAAACAAATTCAAGCCCTGGAATTTCTTTTATACCTAATATAGAACATGCCAGTGATCGGTTTATGAAAGCAATTGACTTTAACTAGTTTTCTCCGTCGAAACTTTCTTGTCATAATACTTCTTTTTGTCATCGCGTGTATAGACCGACTTGGGATGTGGTAGAAACCCCATTTTTCGCAACATGTATCTCTTCACAAGCTGACCCTTGTTTGTGGTCACAACTGTCCAACCACCACCATCATCAGACTCATCATTCACGCTCTTTTCGTCGATATTCGATTGACGAGTCGTTGGCTGAACAGTCTGACTAATTTTGTTAACCTGAACTTTGTTTGATTGTGTTTCAACATCAATACCATTCATACACAACATCTTAATATCTTCATCAAATTTCAAATTATCCCAGTCAAACGTGGCAATCTGATCAGCCTTAATAAATGCGTTTTGCAATTTTGTGGTCCACTTTAGGAATGCCAAATCTGTGTCCTTCTTATACGGATACCCACGGCGGCGTCTATGATACATATATTTCGATGCATCTTCGGAAACCCCAAAATACGAACTGATGGCATTGATTTTGTCCTTGTAACTGAATTTTACATTATCCATCTTGTTAAATTAATTAAGATGTGATTATGTATTAACAAACGCTATTTTACCTGATTTATATAATTGATATTGTTAATTTTTAAATGGAAAAAATAATACATAAAAAATTGAATATCAACAACATAATATTGTAATACCCTGTTCGATCCGCTTAAAAGTCAAACACCTTCATCAACATGACAAATGACACATTCTTCATGCCCCTCGCCAAGACCCGCAATGGAATCTACATCCTCGACAATGTCTGGCGTCGACTGTATGGCTCCAACGAGGAGAAGACAAACCGCTTCGATGATGGTCTGACCCAGTCAACCATGTACCTTCTGTTCAAGAACCGTGCGTATGCTGATCACATCACCGTGGTCCGAGCACCAGTCGCAATCCGCGATCGATGCACCATAGCAATGCACAGGTTCACGTCCGACGCCGAGTGCATCTACGTTATGCCTCGCGGAGGCGACAAGAGCCAGTGTGGACCCGAGTATCTCGAGTACCCAGCATTGCGAAAGATCATGAGCAGCTCCATCGCAGAGTTCAAGAAGGCACGAGCACTGTCCGCCAAGACCAAGGTCGAACCCGAGCCCAAGTCGCACCCCGAGCCCACGACGAATATGCTGACTATTAACATCCCGGTGAGCAACGCAGTCGTGATCAAGACCACCACCGCGTCACCAGTCACGCCTGTCACTCCCGACGTCATCTTCGAGTAGGCAGCCCCATATTCAACGCCACTATATTAGAGTCTGTATGTCCGACTTTGGTATTTTGGGATATTGCACCACCTCAATATTATACAACCCAATATTGTTTTTTTTATATCTGTGTAAGGGATGCTCATGATCGCCAACAAAATATCGACTCCAAAAATAACATGTAAGGTTCCGCTAACGTACATTGCAGATATGGATATTTTCTTTCCGCTTTTAAACGACTCTAACAACTTTTCCTTCGTTTGTTTTGATTTCTGTTTTATTTCATCAGTTATTATTATACCTTTCCATGGCAGAATTAGTTTTTACCAATTAATTTCTTAATCTGGATTAATGAAAAAGTGTTCTTGACACTTTTCGATTTGTATTTTTTAAGCATATCGACTAAAATTTAGTATGATATTAACAAATAACACGATGCTAATACTATATTGTTCTTATATTATACTGAATTATTTATTCTAGTTGATATTCTGTTGACAATCATGTTTTTTTAAATTTGAAATTAAGATAACATAAAGTTATACAAACGAAAGAACTGATCCAAGATGGACACCAACACTGAAATGGACATGGTACATTTGGCAAACTCATTTTGGACGGCTTTTATGGAAAGAGAGCCTGAAATGAAAGAGTTAATATTCAAAAGAACTCAGGAAGATCATCAGGCGGTAAGAGATATCACCGACACGATCATCGACAATTTGGGATTCAAAGGATGTGTTGGAATATTATTCGGGGTAGATGTTCGCAATGGATTAATGCTGAAAGAGCGAAAAGATTATATTGAATTAATCATCACACCACTATATCAGCGAAAAAACAAAAAACTGGTTCTTGCCCTATATAAGGCACATACAAATTATCTTCCGAAATATTGGTCTGTGATTAAATATAAGTTTCACCAGGCTGCAAACATCGAATCTATAACAGTAAATTACCGCGATGAAGACGACCCCGCAAATGTAATTGAAATCACAAAGGATGATTTTTCATACTTTCCAATTCTTAACGCAAAGGAAAGTAAACTTAGCATCGTGTTATTTATTAATGATGAAAAATCAAAGTATTTAATCAAAAAAGAAAAATATGAAATAAATGGTGAAACGCGTGATCTATGGATCCCAAAAGATTACGGCATTTACGCCGTGTTAGACAGTGTCATCGGTGAATACCATTTACTAAACACACTTGACAAAATGGAGATTTATAAAGAATCCGAAGAGAAGGGGATTACTGAAAGGCACCCAATAAAAAAAATAGCCGATGTAGTAACCATGATTGCCAATAATCCGATGAGCAAAATTCACAAGTGTTCCCGATGTAATTATCCAAACACACAGACAAAACTCGGCATATGCAAGTGTAAGAAAGCATATTATTGTGACGCTATTTGCCAGAAAGCTCATCGAAAACTACACAAACTCAATTGCCTATAATATATTTATACTAGTAAAATATTTATTTTTTGACACGTTTAGTATACTTACGCTTGGGTTTATGATCACTGTTCTTTTCGGGCTCACCATTTGTTTTTGTATCTATTACCATGTCGACCCCCGAATCATCTATCGCATTATTGGTGCTTTCATTCTCTTCCATATCATCCGCGTCATCCTCGTTATGTTGAGATTCGCATTCATCGGCGGACTCATTTACGTCATCTTCGTCAGATTCTTCGGTGTTCGAAACGTCATCCCCATCGATGTCATATTGCGAAAGCTTGTCCTTCACTTCGGTAACAGATTCCCCAATCTTGTTACATATCTTCATCAGAAGCTTTAGTTCTACACTCATATGTTGCTGGGCTTGTTTTAATCCCTTAATTTCGGATACCATACTCACGCTAGTGACGGTGGGCTGTGTCGATACATGTGACAATTGAGCTCCAAGTGTTGGTCTACGCTGCGTTTCCTCAAACTTATAAATGGTGTTTTTTTGTTGTGTCGCCATTTTAATTATTGTTGAATTTAATTGATCCTATAATTTTAATTAATGTATATATTTAACATATATTTACAAGTCTATGATACGTAAGTCGTTGTCGAATACCACTCCTGTATGAAACACTTGTCCTAAGCATTGATGTCTGGGCAGGTATTGCAAACATGGTATTAGTTTCGTATTTTTTACTCTGGGATTGTATCAAATTATTTAAGTGAATCGCATATGTGTAGTCCGACATAATTATGTCATTTATCATTTTGATGTATATTCCATAGCAGTCATCCTCTGTCATTTTAAATCGCTCAGTTGCCTGTATAATATAACCTGTTGGCATAACACGTAGTAAATACCCTGATAACGAATCGCGATATTCACCATGATCTAATAAAACTACATGAGCTATTTCATGTAACACAACATTATACATCGTCGTTCGAATTAACCCATATGGATTAATCAACATTTCAAATTCTAATATAATGCCATTTAATGCTTTAAACGTCGTCTAACCCTTGTGATCAGGTATATACATAAAGTATATTTCATTCAGGACATTGTTTTCTGAATTAATAGTTTTGACAGAATTAAACTTCCAATTTATGTGCCTATAATTACCGGGCATAGAAAGTTCATCGAAGGCATTAAAAAGCATAGATATACAATCAACACCTGATGGGCATTGACCGACATAAACATCTATTGAATTATTGTCATATTTCCTTTCCAGTAATTTATATCCTTCAGCAACATGCGAATTAAAACATGATATTACACTTATGACAACAACATATAGTTTAAGTAAACCTCCAAACGATAATATCATACCCAATTGTAAGATTTTACTAATGTTTATAGCACATTTAAAATCTTACAATTGGGTATTTTAAAATAATCAATTAAATAAATAGTGTATTATTTATATTAATTATTATTGATTATTCACACAAATTTTTAAATGGATGTTAAGGACCCACAAGAATTTACATCCATAGATATAAATACGATACCACCCGAAACAACACAATCCAGTAGAAAAGTTGATGAGCTTCAGTTAAATGAGCGTGTCAGTGATGGTGTAAAAATGAACCAAGTGAAAGTTAGGAATAACAACATACTCATAGATGCTGCAAATAAAATAGCATGTACACCACATCGAACAAAATTTAAAACCATATCAGAAAGAGAAACAATCAACACCGATGCAAATATTAACACGGGCACGGATGGTACAGATGGTACGGATGATAGTGTTGGTAGCGGTAGTAATGAATCGCCACGTAATGCGTACAACATTCATGAGTTTTCTATTTCAACACTGGATAGAAAATTAAAGCATCTAAAACAAATTAAAAAAGGCAATAAGGGGAAAGTACGAAAAACTCGCCGCCATTCATTGTCAGTTTCCGACACTGATAAAGAAAATTATACATATGATGCCCCAAAACCACAAATGACTTCATCGCAGCAAGTTACAAAAAATCAAATGAAAAATGTAACTATTATGATGAATCCAAGTAAATTAATCAATGAACATATGCGTGAAATCCAACTGCGAATAATTGGACATACTAGGGCAGCAATATCATATGAGAAAAAAGAAAAAGTCATAGGGTATCCAGTAACTATATTATCGTCATTCTTGACGTCGGCTATTATGATGAGTATTTCAAGCGATTCGTCTAATGACAGGTATGTTATTAAATATATAAGCTTAACTCTGTCGATTACATCGTTTTTATTTAGCGTATCTCGAGACTACTTAAATTTTGCTAGGAAATTCCAATCACACGATTTAAGTTCTAAATTATATACGACACTGCTCAGATCAGTTGAGGTACGTCTAATTAACAATCATCTGGACAAAGATGAAAAGAGGGACATATTTAAAGATATAGTTGACCAAATGTCAATTATTGAACAATATGAAACACCAATACCAGCAGGCATTGACTCTAAGGTACGACGAGACCATGCAGAAATGATGGAGTATGAAGAATAGCCTTTCCAATAATTAAATTATCTCCTGTAATTGATTGATGTTTTTTTGTAAATCAACTGTTGGGTTAACAATCGTACTTGTGTATGCCGATTGAATAATCAACAATCGCTGCTTCCACTTATTTATTTCATCACAGTCAGTAATATCGCTTAGTAACTTTGGTTGCTCAATATTATCGTTATGTAATACGAACATAAGTTTTCTACCTAGAATACTATTATATACTAAATTCTTCTTACAACATCCAACCAAATAATATCTGTAATACGTTTTGTGCTTTTTATTTATAGGAAACCTGAATATATCAGTCTTATTAAATATTAACGAGAATAACACTAGGTAATCTATAAAAGTACTATCCCAATATTCGGGCTCTAAGATTTTTGTTATCATTAATCCATTAATGTTTAACGAATACAAAGACAATATAGCGATCGATAACATTATCTTATTTTTCTTATAAACCATACGTGGCTTAATATTGTTATATAAGACATTAACGTCGCCAAACTTATTGTCAACCATGGTTTTCACATACATCAGATTTTTGTATTCCAAGATATCATCAGTCGCAAACCCATGGATAATATCATAGGTTTCTGGGTCAACATTTGTGTTTAACAATTTATTAAATTTGCGAAAATGTATATTTGACGCATTGTTATCAGTGTCAATGCCGAGCCATTTTAAATCATACTGGCGTAGATGCATAGTTTCATTATTTACTTTGGAAATATTTGAATTAAGAAAATAATAATACATCCCGCTTATGAAATCACCCTTTCCATTACCTATGTTTAATAGACGAACATCCTTTGTCTTGACGAAATCTAGGGAACTTGCGTTCGTTAGCGACGTATAATACAGGAATAAATTAAAACTTAGTAACCAATTGTGACCACAAATATGTGTAGAAAAATAATGCAACAACCACGTCTTGGCATCGTCTTTCTGATAATCTAACGATATTCTAGGCTGTGTAAAAAACATATTATCAATCACGCCATTTTTATAAAACTTTTCATCTGTCTTAACTTTGAAATGTGACTTAATTAGTCTTCTGTCCTTCACGACGAGTTTATTTGGATCTAGTTGAAATACTTTATTATTAGGTAAAATACATTCCAATGACACATCATGCATTTGCAAGATGTCATCGTTAATATCATGGGTATCATTCAATTCTAAACTTATTTTAAACTTTTTTAGTTTCTTATGTAGGTCGTCCATTTTATACGAAAGATTAAAGACTCTGTATAGTTTGATATATTACGAAGAATCTTTTTTTAATTTAAAAACATAAAAAAAATATAGCAACCACATGTATCGACAATACTTCAAAAAGTATTTTTAAGCAGATAAATTATTACACGTAATTACTTAAGGTTCAGTCAAGACAATAACCAGTTGTACTCAATTGAATTAATTTTGACTGTAAAACATCCAAGGTGTATTTGCAGTATTGGATAGTCATGAGACCTATTCGCTACTGCACACCCACATATTGGTTACTGTGATCCGTTAAGATCATATGTAAGTTTATTTATCATGCAAGCTATTAACTTAACCCAATATTTAAACCCGGTATTACAATCATGTACTATACAAAAAATAATACTTTATAATATAATACAAAGAATGGTTAACCATATTTTAATATCATCTACTCGTCTTCTGCATAGTCCTGATCAAATTCGTCGTCATCTGGCTCTTCGTCATATGTCTCTTCGTCATATGACTCTTCGTCGTCATCATCTGGCTCTTCGTCGTCAACTGGCTTCGTGCCCTTGACAACCTTCTTGGATTTAGTAGACTTGCCTGACTTAGTTGATGTCTTCGTAGGCGATTTCTTGGACTTACCAGCCGCCTTCTTACCCTTGCCCTTAGCAGTAGGCGTCACCTTCTCACTTGGAGTTTTTACTGGATTGACTAGTGAGTCATACTGAATCATCTCGGATGCGAGACCGCTTGATACAGTCTTACATTCGACGGGAATAGTTAATTCGATATATCGCAATACTGTTTCAAAATACTTGAGATTGACAGTCTGTGACTTCTCTAGCCAAAACTTGTTAGAGAAGAACAATGATAGCATCTTCAGGAAGTCGGTAATGTATGTTGATGCAAAATTACTAACCGATACGTTATTCAAATACTCGTCAAACTTGTTTCGCAATTCTCGATCAAGGTCATGTGAGTTGGGGATACGCTTACTAGGTTGGAAAATCCTAACAGAGTGAATAACTAATTGAGTAATGTTACACTGCATGAAATTCTCGGGAGCATGTGTCAATGCGAAATTCTCAATATCTTCCTTATTCTCAGGCCATTCATCATCACTCTCGATGGAAAATAGTTCCCATAGAAATCGCGATACGATAAAGTCAATGTATGTTCTGGCATTCTTGTTAAATATGATAGGATACGATTTGGACTTCTTCTTTTCAACTGGTGCAGCTTTCTCATCTAGTTCGTCTTCAGATGACTTACCTTTGCCTTTGCCTTTGCATTTGCCTTTGCCTTTGCCTTTGCCTTTGCTCCTATTAGGCTTAACGGCTGACTCAGTGTCAACAGTGTCACACCTACTAGAACGACGAACTGGTGTTCGCTTCTTCTTAGGTGGGCCAGATAGACGAACAGGTTTAGCACCCTTCAACTGATCCTCAATGGTGTAATACGATTCTGATGGAAACATATCTTGATCGAAACGTTCCCTCAGAATTTTGTAATTCTCCATAGCATACAGCATACACGAATCATAAATCTTACGTTTGAAAACTGGTGCTTCCAGATTAGGGAAACTTTCGACCAAATCTTCCTTAAGAACAATTGACATGATTATTTGTAAATGTGGTTTATGCAATTAACTGCTGATATTGATGTTTTATATATTTAAAAATATGAATTCAATTTTCAAAATCAGCAAAAAATCAGCAAAAAAAGTATTTACATTATTTACATTATTTACATTATTTACATTATTTACATTATTTACATTATTTACAGTAGCTGGGGGGGGGGGTGGGGTGGGCAATAGCGTCCCTTCATCTTCTCTGATGAGCAAATCCCTTACCAACCAGAATCACAACGATGTCTGGCATATCACGCATGTGAGAAAGCGGCTGCAGGCTGTTGTGACTAGTACTCGTCGTCGCTGTCGTAGTAACCCCATCGCTGGTGGTGCGGTGCGGGAACGGGTGCTGTGGGAACGGGTGCTGCGGGAGCTAGTGGCGGCATACCACCGTAGTCATCGGCTGCTGGAGAAGGACCAAGGAGGTAGGCGAGTGCGGCGAGTGCCCTGTAACCACCACCATCATCACCGAGAGGGTCGTGTATGCGGGGTGCATCGTAGTCACCATCGGCATCGAAGGCGTATCCGTGACGCTCCTCACGGGCGAGAGCCGCAGTGGTGTGTGCGGCGTGGTGGGTGGCGGAGATAATATCGGGGCGGAGAGTGCCGACATCGGTGGCATTAATGAGTGGTACGTAGGGTAGTATGCAACACTGGGATGGTGCTGTAGGCTGGTGCCCTGCACGACCACAGTGTGTGATGTAGTGTCCGTGACCGCAGACCTCGTGGGGCGAATCACCGTAGGGAGTGTGGGTGGTGTCGTGGGTGATAGCGGCCGGTGCCGGGGGGAGATCCGTATAGACACCGATTGCAGTGTGTCGACGGATGAGTGCTCGGGGGATGTACTCTACGCAGTTCGACTCGGCACACTGGATGTGGTAACCGACGTGACTAGCGTATGTACGCGGGTTGATCAGGTCGAGGACGCTGGAGTCCCCTACACCACATGGGAGGATGATACCAGGGAGCCAGTGGCCTTCGGAGGCGAGCCAGACAACGCGACCAGCACTGAAGTAGCTGAGTGGCAGCTCCGTGAGGCGACGGATGGCGACATCCATGGATCGGCTGACACCGCGAACGCAACTCTGCTCGCGAGGAGAGAGAAACGCTAGAGCGATGTCTAACACGGGAGTGGGCAATCGGGCAATATGACACCCAGCACCAGGAAGGGTGCCGCCGGCGATGGCCAGTGTAAGGTCTAGGAGGGACTGCACGATGGAGTCGCGGGTCGTCGAAAAGGTCGGGCCAGACCCAGACGCGATCAGCTCACGGGCGTGTGTGAGTGCTGGGATGCGAATGTGCGGGATGAGGCAGCTGACCTGGGTACGGACTGACCCGAGGGTTATGGTTGACTGCGGTGGGTATCGGGCGGCCAGGTCGGCGAGTACCTGATGGGACAGATCCTTCTGCTCGACGGGCGACTCGGACAGGGCATCGGGGAACGAACCCTTGAACTCGTCATATGGGCTGTGCTGGTGGTGCGACGATGAGATCGAAGAGCTGGAGGACGTGGGGCGGTACATCTTGAAAGTGTTGTACGAAACTTTGGAGTTTGGACGAGAGTTTGCTGATTCAAAAACGAGAGCAATTCCAGATATTACTTCTTACAATATTGCCATCTTATTATCAATTTTTTTGTAAAAAATATAGGTGAAGTCTTAGACAACTTAATAAAATTTAAAGAATTGTTTGCAATTTCTAATTAAAGAGATTTTTGAATGAGTGCTACCATAGAGGCGGCTGATGGTTTGGTTTTGATGATTTGAGAAACGGTACAACAGTCTGCGTATCCTTGAGTGATTGCGAGGTATGCCAATACGCATGCGAAATCATTCTTAAGCTTCTCGTACTTTTGTCGAACGTAATCCTTAGCACTCGAACCCTTCAAAGACTTTTTCTTGGTGTCCCACGATTTGTTATACACAACAACCTTGCCATCATAAACGTCTACACCATATCCACCAGATTTTGACTTGATATAATCAGCAACGACAACTGCAGCGATCCCAGAAACTTTTACATGTGGATAATCACATGGGCAGTCAGCGTGTTTTGGTGGCTTCGACCCCTTAGGAACGGATGCTGGTGATTTTTGTTTCTTGTCGGCCTTAGCAAGAAGATCCTTTAATTTTGCCGCATCAACCTTGATTTTACCAACAACGTCAACCTTGATACCCTTTTTAATAGCGGTAATCATTTCATTCGCTAAATAATTAAATACGTCTCGGTCGTTCTTACCACCCAACAATTTCATATTTTCCGCATACTTAGAATATAGTTTTGCTGGATCTAAACACGATAACGCAAGGCCAATTGTTTTACGAAGCATTGAGACCGATCCTTGAGTGTTCCATGAAATTAAAAATTTCCCATTGATGCTATCACAGTCAACACGACTGACACGCGAACGAGCCAGTTCAAGCGGCGATCCAATAAACTTATCTCGAATTGCCTCGAATAAAGCATATCCTAATGCAGAACCTTCAGCACCATTCAATAATTCACCAGAAGGGTTGTTTGTTTTTAAATTAATAAGATTGATCTTAGAACAGTCGTAATGCAAACCCATGAGTACTGCAATATCAGGGACTTTTTTACAAATGCCCACAACAAGGGTCAAGTTCTTTAGTTTCGATTCCATTAGGTAATTATATTTATAATATATTTACATATAGATTTATTTTTGTAAAATTTGAATTAAGTATGATTTCATGTTGAAAATTGAATCGGTTATATATATTTATAAACCGCTGACCTATACGCAACACAATGGCAACCATGGAACAAATTCTTGAATTCGTTGCTGAAGAAAATAAGTCGTGGGTTCAGTCTTTAACACCAAAAAATATCGCATCAATACTCAATATGGTGGCTATGGTGCCGCATATGAAACTGAAATATATTAAACGTCAAGACTCTGATATCGCGGCAGTAAAGGGTCTACAGGGGGAAACTAAATTCGACAACATTATTTCACAACACATGTCAAGTGATTACGAGTTGATTAATACTGCGAAGATAGGCAAGTGTGGCGATTTTATCATTAAATGGAGATCGCAAAAAACAAATCGTATATATAGCATTCTCATTGACGTTAAGAATTACAGTAAGAGTACCGTACCGACTATCGAAGTTGATAAATTCTATAGGGACGTGAACATGAATAACGTTGATGGGGGGTTTCTAATCTCGTTAAAATCACGTATTATTGGATGTAGCAAGATAATCGAACTTAAAGATTTCTCAACCGATAAGGCTATCATTCCAGTGTTGTTTACGCAGTCGAGTACACCATTGGTTATTGTAGAGGTTATTAAACTTCTGTTCCATATCATTGAAATTAAAGACCTAAACAAAAATAGCGTTTGTAAAAGTGATGAACTGATACATCATATTAACTCGCTTAACGACAACATTCAGACAATTACAGATTGTCGCGACGTACTGCAGTTGTCCAAAACAGAGATCGAAAAAAGTCTAAACTCAATTATGATTAAACTAATGTCGTGTGAATACAGTCTCGTGTCGAAAATCAATCAGATTAATACAACACTATTATCCGTCAAAGCATTAGAACACACAGTCTCCGCTGATGAACTAAAGGAGCTCGATGACCATCAACAAGGAGAAACTGTTATTGACGTTGTCAAAATAGTTCGCGACGCATTCATCTCCCTAATTACTGAAGAATCGGAAACACTACTATACACACTTTACGATCTTGGATGGGATGACACATGTATCACTATTCCAAAGAAAGTATTCTCACTTATTAAGGGCGAAACGACAGTTGTTGTCAAATTTCTCAAATCGGGTATGAACATCACATTTCCCAACCTAACAGAGGAAATGCACGAAACTATTCAGGAACTAACACGACTCAAAAAAATACGCAACTCATCAACTGGGAGTGTAATCAAGATCGGGTCGGATACGATTACGCATATTGCCACACTACACGGCTGTCTCTAAAGCGGCTCTAAGCGGCTCTAGCGGTATGCACTCCGAGGACTCACCGGGGCAATTGCACTGATATCGACTACACCGCGTTGGTGAAGACCAACCACAAACACCAGCAACATACCGAACCGGAGTCGGTATCCTATATGTCGCACGAAGCTGACGCTGCTGAACTCGCAACACAACGATGAACCAAGCAACAATCACAAGAACAATCAAGAGAGGGATTGCCATGATGTGTCTGAGAACTACTTTAATTACAATATTTGATAAATTATATTCAATATTTTTTTGTTAAAAATCAGTTTAAAAAAAGGTACAAGAGTCCCTGCCATTTCGAATCATGGCTAAAAGTTTGTTTTTGAAAGGATCAAATACGAGAAGGTTGTTTTGAATCAATGATTCCAAAATAGGGACTCAATATTCCATTTTTTAGAATTCTTTATGTTTTCTTTGAAGCCTTTTTTGCATTACATTTTGGGTTCATTTTAAAACTGTTAGTCTTGCTGTTTTTAGGAACAATATGTATTACACATTTAGACTTACTGCCGTATAACGAATTATTACAACCTTTTTCTTTTTTGGCATTTTTCTGTTGTTTCAACACATTAGCCTTCGTTTCCTTTTCATTACATCTTGATCTAAAATGCTCATACCTGTCCCGCACCTCTTCATACGAAATCTTCACCGTTTTCCCCAACATTTCATTTACACAATTATGAAACCTATAAATGAACCGAGAAAATGAATCCCTGCTATTCATAACACTAGGACTAAACTTAGCACTACAAAGATTTTTCTTAAAATTTGTGCGACAATAAACACACGGCAACGTAAACTCAAACGACATTAAATAATTCGTATAGTTCTTCTTATCAGCAACAGTCGGCTTAACGGGGTAATTAAAACTGGTAATATGTAATGTATGCCAAATAGGTGGACCAAATACAGAAGACTGCATTCCATTAGGTGAGTTATAATCTTTTTTTGTAAAAATACTCATTATTAATATAATACGATCAGTAAGATCTTTAGGTTTATATTATTCGGATTTTTTTTTTTGAGAAAATAAAAACATAATAATATATTGAATGTTTTAAAATATTTTTGAGTTACTCAAATCATTCAATTCCTAAAGTTACCAATGGGTAGATTATGTCGATGGCTAAAAAAAACTTATACTGCTGCTTCTGCAAAAACGAAAGCACATTTTTATACGATGGATATGATGAACGCGACTACACCAGGCTAAATAACGCATATGGAAATAACCAATCATCATACAGACAATTTAGTGCCGATTGGCGTGATGTAAATGAAACACATCATATGGGCACCAATGACCTATAAAAAATACAATAAACAAAATCATCTAACATAGTTAGAAAATTGTAATATTAAGCACCAACTAACACCGTCACACCACTGGTACTTTGGATGGTCTCTTGAACATGCGACGACACATCAACAGCATCACGCCAAACAGACGGCATCGGAATACGATGCTTCTTAAATATAGGCTTAAGCATCTTGTAATTAGTCAACAGCAAATTGTAATACCTAATAAACGTGCTCTTGCTAATATTACACTCCTTCACAATATGGTCCTTCGTAATATGCTTCAAACCCCTAATACGATTAATAAGTAGGAAGATAGCCCCAATACATTTCGTAGTCGTTCTTGAATCATTCATAATATGAACATTCTTCTTCTCAGCCCTATCGATAATATCAACCACAAACGGCTTATACTTATCCGGGATATTCAACGCTGGGAAGAACTGATCCAAATAATCATTTAACGGACGCAAAATCGTCGGTATACTGATAACACCCTTCTCATTCAACTCCTGCACGATCCTGTCACCCTGTGACAGAAACCTTTCCTCAATTTCCATAACACATGCAATTTCTCGCGGTGTTTTAGTAATATGATTCATAACACACGAATAGAACAGACACGCACCTAAAACCCCCTTCTTACCATTACCACGGAATACATGGTTGTTTTCCTTAATCTTGCTAAACAACTCAATAGCAAGCTTAATGGCATTTTTGGGAATCTTTTTACCCTCATATTGATAGTTATAATTATACAAATCCTTCCGATTGTTATTTCGGCGAAACGATGAATAATTCGCACATGTCTTTAGAAAACTGCGCTGATAACAATAACTATTTTTCCCAATGAAGTTGAAGCTCATAAATGAGTTGCTCGACACATTATGATCCTTTTCAATTGAGAAACTGAACTTGTTGTTATCATCAACTACTAGGGTCTCGAGACCACATTGAGGGCAATACACAGAGCCGTCGCTCAATGTTCCCTCAATATTGCATTTCGGGCACATAGTGTATTTAACAACCTTTTCATCACCCAAATCCATTTTAACTTCCAGATCTATCACAGTGTTGTCAGATTCCAATAAGTTAAGCATACCAGTGTAGTCTGAACCTTCGTTGTCAGACTCATTCGATATATCTTTAAGCAGTTTCAACCACTGGTCGGATTCATCATCTGAGTCATCTGACTTGGGTATTATTAACTCTTTGGAATCTACATTATTCAAATCTGATGTCTTGCATGTAATTTCATTTAAAATTAGTGGAACTTGGGTTTTTGATAAAGCGGTCATTTTGGAGGGTGTATATTAAAGGAATATATAAATTTCACTTTTAATATTCATAGCATAATTCAACAAAAAAATATAGTTAGTTGGTGAGTTGTGTGTAATATCCGCATATTTTCGATCTTGTGATTTCGGTAACTGTTTGATACATTGGTATCATTCAGTTGTTGGTTTTGCCAGACTGAGGTTCTGGACTGATTCAGTGAGGGTTTCGTTATCCTTGAATAGTGGGAGATACTGGGCTAATATGTTGTCATTATTCTTCCCGGCGTAGTCTTTTGCATACTTGTCGAAATCCGCGAATGATTCATTAAATATGTTGTCGCGTGTTGTGTAATCAAGTTTCAAACTCTTTGTTGCGTCCTTGTATTTGCGGTCGCATGTTGTGAATAGCCTTGATGCTTTGCAGTTGAATGGACTTGCGTTATTTGGTACGTCGAGTAGTAAAATGATGCTTGACATAACGGCGTTAAAGTCATATGAAGGTGACCACTTTGACCGATCCGAGAGGATGTCTACGCAAATACTTCCTTGGACGGAAATGTTGGGATGAAAAATTTGAGTGACAAATTTTACTAGTGGTGCGTTGAATGGAAATAGTGAATGGACTGGATTTCCCCAGCGTGTTTTAAACTCCAGAATATGGGTCTGATCCTTGTAATGACCTCCGGTTGGCTTAAGCAATATGTAGAAGCAATCGAGCTTCGATTCGTCGGCAAGGATGATTTGGAAACTTTCATTGCCCTTTGCTTTTATGTACTTTTTCATGATGATGCTAGGCCATTTTCGGATCTGTCTTTGATCAATTGGCATTTTTGTGTTTTATTAGTGCTATTGAAATGAGTATTATCTTTATATTTTACATATATTAAATTCAATTTTCAATATATACATATTTTATCGTAGTTAAATAAATCATTTGGGTTGATGAAATTGCAAAGTGGTTATAGGATGAACCAACGTGATTTCACAGTTATGAATGAAGTGCACGAAAAACATCGAAAATCAAACTCTATACCGTTATCATACGAAAATTCAGAAATGCTTAAAACGACAGTGGCTACCTACTTTTCAACCGAAGATGGTGCACCAAGAATTAGATTGGGTGGTAACCATGTCGATTGTGGTGACTCCATTGTGACATGTGGGCTCGTTGCTGGTAGTGCTATTGTTTTGGTTGCCAGTTTCATTAATAGTGTGCATAATATTGTTAATGCGTATAATTCACTCATTACACTTTGAAAAAATAAAACCATACGCCATCAATATCAACCACTTAGACTTACAGGAAACTTAAATTATGCAACATGCAATACATCAAACCAGCAACAAATTCAATAATTCCATATTCGCATAGAACAATTAATTCTAACGTAAATTATATGCTATATATCGTTTAACTCCTTTCAACACACCTCTTAGTATTTTTTTTTTGAATATACAATATACACATTTATCTTGTATATATTTTCCAATTTAAGTGTTTTACATATACGCTCTTTCTGATTATGCTCTTTAGCAATATAACGGGTTGAGTTTTTCATTCTGCATGTATCACACAATAATGATATCGTGTTACGTGATTTACGTGAAAGAAACGCAATCGGTGGTTTTTATAGTGTCATCGAGGGCATAGTTTACCATTTGATATTTTAGCGACTTTGGGTGATTTATCGATTGTCATCGTAATATACCCATATACTTTATATTGTTATATTATCTAAAATCAATTTTTAATATACTATAAACCGAACGATTTAAACTTGTTCAATTGGGTTGACAGACAATCCACCAATTTGAAAAAATGCAAGCCTTGTTTATACAGTCGATGTCATTAATGATTGTGGTCTTAATTATATGTATATTTTGGTTTTGGTATATGATTTTGAATCACCCCAAACTACCATGTGTAAAGTTTGAAGACGCTCAATTTAAAACTGGCGACATGATACTATTCCACGCATATGATAATATTAATCCCGTATTTATAGGGTCATACTGGGGTCATGTTGGGATAGTGTATAAAGACCCAGACATACCCAACTCTAAGCCAGTTATTTTTGAGGCGGCCCGAATGTCGCAGATGAAAAACTACCCCGATTATAACAAACAAGGCATAATAATAACTGATTTAAAATGCCGTATGGAAAAATACCCAGGCTTAATAGCATGTAAATCACTCAATGTTCCCGTACATCCAGATATTATAAGGGGATTTAAAGACTTAATTAACTATGCAAAGAACAATATGTACTACAACGAAGACGTTGTGTATAACGCAATCCAAAAGAAAAAGGGTGACAAATTCAACAACGGAACAAATTGTGGCGAAATTGTCTTCATGAGCCTTATTAAATTAGCACTATTACCCGAAAGAGTTGCTAATGAAAAAATAGCACATCATTTGCTTTATGTAGCACAATTAGAAAAACTACAGAATAACTTTTACAACAAACCCGTTGAGATAACGATATGCCAATTTTAAAATTGAATTACCGTATTAAATATTTATAACACTATATATATTAAACTGGACTTAAGTCTTACAAAATTCAAAATGAAATACTTTTGTGACAATTGCCATAACTTGCTGGATATTAATACAACAAACGACGAACTCACTTTTAAGTGCTTGACATGCTATGCCGTATACAAGTCTGAAGATGATGACTCGTTACGATACGAGGAAACCCAAGGGGGTAATCTAATCATATTTCAAACTATTCTCAATAAGGCGATGAAAGATCCCGTAAATTTGAAGGCACATGTCGCATGCCCAAAATGCAAGTATCACACGGCTAAGCGTGTTCGGTTAGGCACTGAACTACGTCTTATTAACATTTGCGAGGAGTGTGGATTTCAATGGATTGAGATGCAATGATGAGAAGTCTTCATCGTTGAGAATAAATATGACATATAAACTCGAATATTTTTTTATAAATATTGATGGTGATTTGATTTTTTCAATAAAAAACTTAATATCGTAGTTGTACGGCACCAACAACACATATAACTTAAATTTGTCTTTCATATACAAATCATTTATAATACACGTAATATCAATGTTATTCAAATGCAATCTCAGTCTCGTATATTTCATATAATCTCTACCACACCACGGCGGATCAGACACTATAATATCCTGTTTTAATGTGTCCATCACATTCATATAATCAGATTCTATAACATTAACCTTTTTACTCAATTTATACTCCTTAACATTATGTTTAATAATTTCCACATGTAACGGCATAATCTCCACCGTGTTGATTTTTTTGAATACTGGGTCATTGCAATAGTCAAACCCACAGACCACCGTTACTTTCAGTTACAATCAAATCCTTCATCGCCTTCTTTTTCCTCTCAATCACCCCATATATCTTGGGAATCATCTTCACCAAATTTTCACTAACATTTAGTTTACATACGCTATATCGACCCACATTACTTAATCGCAAATTTTCCATTATAGCACCGGCTTTCTTTGGAAATGATCGAGACCATAACCTATGTTGATATTCCAACTCATCTAATTTTTTTTCCGGTTTAAAATCTACCCGTTTTTGCTTAGTGTTGATGTAACACCACGACGAATAAAATTTTTCCATACTAACTGTTTTTTAACAAACTTTGATTTATATTTATTTAAAAAAAAATATATCATACATTTTTTAGTTAAAACTTACAATTTAATACGGTACAACCATGTCATTCACATCCCATATTTCGCAAATATTGTTACTAATAAGTCGCCTAACCGAAAGGGGACATCGTTTCATGCGTATCTCCATTTCGGCCATCTTAATTGGGTCGCTTTCATCCTTAATATCAGTGAATATAGGACTACCATTTTCAATTTGTTTGGCTCTATTGGACGTTACGTCAGTATATTCAAACTTGGTAATAACCTCCGAAGTTTTCCTATATTGATTGGGGACAACGATAATCTCCTTATGTATCTCATTTACATATTTTTCTGGATCAAACACATGGAATTGAATACGTGTGTTAAAGTCTTTGAAGTTCTTTTCGTCAAAGAACTCCTCTTCATCAGCATCAAACTCTAAATCGTCAACTTCGTCATCAGTATCATATTCAGGCTCAATATCCTTCTTAGTTTTCTTAGTAACTTTCTTTAATGACGACGACTTATAAGACTTAGACGGTTTAGAATCAACACTTTTGCTTCGTTTTGCAGACGTAGTTTTTGTATTAAGTCTTGGCATCGTGTTAACGTAAGTATACTCTATTTATACTTAGATTTATGTTCTTATAATATAAGAACTATATAATGTATTTCATTTTTTGTTTTAAATGTAAATCGGAGTTTATATATAAGAAGGGACCAAAGGAAACTATGTTTAATAATCCAGTAACTCGCAAAATCACAGACAGTGTAACAAGTATCACAACCAAGTGTAAAAATGCTGTTGTTGGAATTAAGTTACCTGAAAGGACTAAAATATTCTTATCGGCAATGTGGTTTTGGGCATATATGTTGTATTATTTTACCAAGGTATTTAATTTTTGTCTTGGGTTATGTTTGGTACATACGCCAGATTCATTAATTATATTTAACCCGTTTAATATTAAGAACCGCAATCAAACAGACACCCAAACAGACAACCAACCTATTAAAAACAAACCGACTATCGTGGACGCTCGAATGAAAACTAAAGACTCGAATCATGAAAATATCACCAATAAGTTGCGTGCTGTGATTAATAGCAAGTGGGATGTTGATATCGGTAACGATAACTGTCCATTTGACGACACTGAATATAAAGAATTATTTGGTGGAGTTAATCTTGGAGATATTGTCAGTGTTTATCCAACACTATCAACAGCCGTCGTGTGGGTCACGTATTTATTTGAAACGGACAAAAAGTTAAACGACATGAGCGACGCAGAATTGGGTAAGAAAATTAAGCATATGCTGATTAATTTTGATGAAAAATCCATATACCGAACATCTAGTTTACAGAAGTCAGAAAAAATAATTGTTGGCGAGATTCCCTTTTAAAAAAATTGAATTTAGTAATATCATATATGTAAACATAGTCATATCGAAACTATCAACGATGACTCACTCAATTCGAAGTCTCGAACAAAAACTCTCCAAGTTTGTTGATGAAACAACAGAAGGCCGAAATGAATCACATGGACATTCGCATATGGAGACTGTCGCCCAAAACGCCAAGACAATTATGCTCCATATGGATATTAGTAGAGATCAATATAAGTGGGCGTTAATTGTGGCGTGGTTACACGACGTCGCAGACCACAAGTATGACAAGGACGGAACCCTTCAAACCAAGTTGGTTGAGTTCGTTAACTCAATCGAACCTGACCCCATAATTGCTAACTATCTTGTTCAGTGTGTCGACATGGTGTCGTTTTCCAACGAAACTAAGGGAGGGTACAAGTATTATGAAAAGATACTCCCCGCTGAGTGGGTTGTTGTTCGCAATATCGCCAGCGATTCCGACAAACTTGAGGCCCTCGGTTTTATGGGTATTAAGCGATGTATGCAGTATGCCCAAGAAAAGTCTGAGGAGAAACTCTCAGACGAACAGCTACTCGAGTATGTATGGGATCATTCTCAGGAGAAGTTGCTTCATTTAGCCAAGCGATTCATACACACCGAAAAAGGACGTCTCCTTGCCGACCCATTGCACAATATCATGATTGATTGGTTCAAAACCCAGGGCATCAACCACCAATCACTGAAGATATATGCATAATAAAGTTCTTAATGTAATATCCAACCATATTTATTTATCTCATTTAATATAAGTAATTTATAAGTAATTTATAATTAATTTAAAATAATGGACCCACATCAAGCATGTAATACGGATGTGTTTACAACTATGAAACAAGTTAATGCATGTGCTGATTCTAAGGCGTATAAACAATCGACAGCGATGGTATATGGAATTGTTGGATTTATTGTAGCGATAATTCTATCAGTGGTCTTATCAACGATGGTTTTTGCCAGTGATGTCGCTGATGCCGTAAGTAAACCAACTAAGTATGATACAAATGGCAAACCAGTTAGTCCATTTATAAAGTTATTCTTTATGATTTTTATCACTGGTGTAACGTACATGTCGTATAACTATGGTTATGAGCAGGCCGACTACAACTCGGTATTGATGGCATATCAGAAAGATCAACAAGAACTAGATACGTGACAAAGTCAGTTTTCGAGTAGAGAGGCTAATGTGTTAGATTTGGCACGTGATAGACAACGAGAACGAGCGGCGTATAACAGCGGTAGACGAACAGGACACAGAGAATACGGTAGAAACAGTGGTATTAATATCAATGGTTGGAATATTCGGTAGTATGATAAATATTCAACAATATTTTTTTAATAAAATAACTCATATATTGGTCTAGAAGAAATATTGTTCTTATATTATAATTAAAGTTGTATTTCGATCTTATAATATAAGAACAATCTTACGTCAACCAACTTACGATGTTGGAGAAAAAGGATTACGAAAATATTATACTGAAGAATGATAAATTCACAGAGGATACTGAAATAGCGTTGGGATTAGTTAAAAAATATGTTATAGAAAATAAGTTAATTATTGTTGGTGGTATGGCCATAGATATGGCTCTAAGATTAAAAGGCAGTAAATTATATGATGATAATGTGTTACCCGATTACGATTTCTATTCGGCAAAATATCATGTGGATGCATACAAAATAGCAGAAACGCTGAACAGTGCTGGATTAAAAAATATATCTGTTATTAATGCCAATCACACATCAACTATGCGAGTTAGGGTAAATTACACAGTTGTTGCTGACGTCACTTACATGCCTAAAACTATCTTTGACAAACTACCAACTCTTCTATATAGGGACGTTCGTATTATACACCCGCATTATCAATTAATTGACCAACATCGAGCGTTATCATTGCCATATGAGAATCCACCATGGGAAGTCATTATACACCGCTGGAAAAAGGACGCAACCAGATACGATATTTTATACGGGTATTACCCGCTGACGTTGCAAAATGTTGATGAAAAACAGTCGGTTAAGTTAATGAGTGAGATAAAAATATCATCTATTCTTTTCAAAAACCAATGTGTAAGTGGGTTTGCTGGCCTACTATACTGGCATCAATTGGCTGTCAAATATGGGTTTAAAGAAAAAACCAATATAGGGAAAATTAGCGTTGATTCGGGTGGTATAGTTGTGCAGATACCAGAGGATTCGCATGGTGTCAGTATTTATAGTGACGACATAAACAAATTATACAGTTTAATTAAAACCGACCAATCTGTCAAAAAAGAACGACGGTATAACAGATTCTTGGATAAATTGCCGTATAAGATGATACTTGATAATAAATGGGAGCTGTTTGACAACAGTGGTTATATGATGAGTGCCCATAAATTAGACAATTTTTTATACATTGCAAATCTGCAGAATATCATGTTATACATGCTTACCAATCTTATATTGTTGCAAAAAATAAAGGACGTAGACAGAGGAAACTCATTTTACATAGGATACCTATTAGCCCAATCAATAGTCCAATGGGCTGTTGGTGAATATAAAAAATCATCAGAGTCTCAAACAAATAAGTTTATGCCATTCTTACCATCCATACAAGTGTATGGCGATGTTGAAATTAGCGATTCTTATTTAAATGCCAAGCGACTATTCTTGGAAAAACTCCGAGAGCGTCCAAAAGAACATTTACAACCCATGATAATATTTCCTGAAACATTTATTAAAGGAAAAATACCAGAAAAATATTACGAATTCAACCCAACCAAATCACCAATACTGCAATTTGATGGATCTGAAACAACCAAGTATTTCGACAGAATTAACTTTATTGAAAAATCATAATTATTATTAATATGTTATTTTAATGACTGTTATATATAAAAGAATAATAAGTATAAAATTACGAATAATGTTTTTCACGGTAATTTTTATTTTAATATGCATTGCAATGTTAGCAACAGCATCAATCGGTATGGAATGCTATAATAACAATGATGCATGGAAAAACAGTCACAAAAGTAACCACAACTACTTAATTGCAGCAATTGTGCTGCCTATCGCTATGATAATTGCCGCTGGAATAAGCATCTATTTAGATTATAAAAAGGCAAAAATGCAAGGATATTCTCAGATGGGTGATGATTACGAAGATTATTACTACTAAAAAATATATAAATATTTATAATATTGTTTTTGGTTACTAATTTATTGAGTTTGATCGGATGAATTGGGCGATACGTGTAGTAGATGTTTGGTTGTAACTGTCGCTAAACGATCGCTGCAATGTCGGTATATCATTAATTAATCCATTGGATACTTGTCTATTGATGTTAGGACGATACATATCGGGTTGAGTTCTATCAGCAGTAAATCTGCTAAATAAACCCCCGCTCATATACAGGTCATACTGTTTAGGACTTTGATTTTTAAGTAATTTTTTAAATGATTCTTCGGCTTTATCACCCGATCTATTTACTAGGTTAAGAAGTGTTGATGAAATCGAGCCCAGATCAATGCTGGGGTTCTTGAGGTAGCATTTGATACTTCCTTCAATAATACAGAATCGATCTTCCATTGGAAGTTCGTTTTTTTTTTCATCGACTTCTCCTTCCATATCTTCAATAATAGGGGTAAGAGTTGGTGTGATACAAATACTTTGTCGCCTATGTAGATTTGGAACACTTTGTGTGATGGATTTGTTTCGCACTAATCCAAATGTGTTAACCGGTGTCGCAAACCTGTCATCAAGTAACTTACATAGTGTTAATTCTCTAGTACCATGTATTGGCTTAATATTTGGCATAGACGATTGCTTGCGAAACATGGGTACAACTGGCAATATCGGATTATTGACTGAACTAAGGGTTTTCACCTTTTTGGGTTGCGGTTGACTATAACATGATGTAATGCATTCCGACTTTTGTCTACATAACATTGGTAACATCAGCGGCAACTCAGGTAGTTCGTCATCAAACTCATAATCATCTGGCAAAGGATTATTTTGACCAATTGCTGGTTGGACGAGTTGTGTGTGATGATGGTTACCCGGCATATTATGCGAATTGGAACACGCCACTGGCATTGGCATGTTATTCTTGTTAAAATACAGCCTCTTGGTCACGGCCTCTGATTCAAGTAACCCAGCATTAACTGCATCCGCCATGGTCTTACATTTGGCAAGCTCTTTGGCATTAGGGACGGTTTCGACCCTAACCAAAATACTCTCTGGGATGTTCGCACACGTAATTTCGTCATCGACAAGTTTGAGTTCTTCAGACATAGCATTTGCTAACTTATCAGCACTCAAATATCTGTATCTGTATGCGATTTTCTTATAAACCTCATGAACAATCTTTCTCTTATGTGTTTCTTCTTCGATGATTGATTTAATGAACAATGGTAATTGAGTCAGGCTGTTTGGTTCAACTTCAATAGAAATCCCACCAAGTGCTTGATTAAACCCACCAATCAGTCTGAGTGATTTGCGGAAATGCGGCTGTGTGTTAATGAGGACCATAATAATAAGCACCCCCTTCTCACACATCTTGTGGATTGCCGCAATCCAGTCGGTTGATATAGAATGCTTTCGGGTAACTTCGTGGTAAGATTCCGTATCTTCAATGAAGTGAAACGGGGCATCTAAACACAGTAATAAAACATCCAACGATTGACTAAAATTCCCAACGTGCTGGCTAATCCATCTATTTCTAAATAGCGTTTCTAATTCACACAATGCGATTCCACCACATTCAGGTCCACCACCACTGTCAATGTGAGCATTGGAGATAAGTTTTTCTTGTTTGAAAATACTTTCCGCCGGTGGTTGAATCTGAACATATGGTTCATTTGAATATGTACAACGGTCAATGTCCCAATAGAAACAAGCACTGCTTAGGACTCTGCCAATCTTGTCTGATTGCTTTAAATCTTTGAGTGTTTGAAGTAGGTGAATCTTGAGATTTTGATACACATGGCCCATACTACCAGTGAGATCACATCCCATGCAAATGTGAACACCTGCATGATCGCAGTTCCAAATTAATAGGCTTTTAGTTTTTTTGCTGGCCGCCATGAAGCCATACATATCCGATTTCAACAAGTAGCTGGAAATAATCAAATACAATTCATAAGGTATATTTAAGATAGACATCTGAGTGGTCTTTGAATGTTTGGTCTTTATATAATATCATTAAATGTTTCAATTTTCAATATGCCATTAAATTAGATTTGGAATTATATAGATATTTTATAAAGTCTTTATTTTAAACTTTACTCAGAAATAATATACACAAATGAGTAAAGTACTGTCAACACCAAGATGTTCTACATGCGACACTGTATTAGAAAACAACAACTAAGTGACCGATGTGTCAAATGTGCGTTTGATGCGTTGCGAGAAACATTGGTTCCAAACAATAAACCTAGTATAAAATCCACGTCGATAGATAAAATTTCTGAACTACTTGGTGTAGACGAACATCAAGTTAACGTACAATTGAAAAACGCAGAATATGAACGCAATGAAAAGTGAAAATCTTTGAGTATTAAATATAAACAAAGACTTACTATAACATCAACAATTTGAACCACCCAAGAATGAATTCTCATTCTACAGAACTTCTCAAATATCTACCCACAGATATTACAAACTTAATAACCCAGTATTCTGGACCACCTGAGGAATGGGTTAGATATTGGAAAAATCAAACTATGCAACACTTAACATCAAATACGCGAATTGGAATGCCAGAAGCTGTATTTTTCATAAACGATACGTATTTAACCAAACTGACTCACAATGTTATGAACACACATATCAGTTTGCTGCAGGAACTAAGTGATTTTGAAAGCATTACTGCACCTAACTTTAACCTACTATTACGCATAATTAAAGACAATATTAAACGAAATATGTCTGAAACACAACTGCCTGGATCAAAGAAGATGGCTATATTTTGGATCCCAAATTGAACGTTTCAAACATAATTTGAATATTTTGTATTATGTTATATATTTTTTTATTGCTTAAAACGCCACTATATACAACATAGTTAAAAACAGTGAAAAATGAATTTAATATTGATTTTATATTTAAGAAATAAACATTAGTATATATCAAATCTTTTCAACACCGAAATGTTATCAAAAAACAAAGACTACGAGGGATTGGAGTTCAGCGATGATGAGGAGGAAAATGAGAGTATGAACACCGTTCGAGAACAAGTATCTTTCCGATTACAGGAGAATAGTGATAATGTGTTTAGAGCGTTTAAATCGTTTCTTTCAACACCTGAATTTATTAATTCAAAGGGTGATGACACTACTAACATAGTTGACATTTATTCACGTAAATGCTACTGTATCCCAGATAGGAAGATACCCAAGTACTTTAAATTTCTAGAGATCTGCAGACGCAAGAAATTGAAATGTATGATGTATGAACGCCAGGGAACATACAGTGGTATTATGTTTGACTTAGATTTCAAATTAAATGCTGGTGGTGATATCCCCGTAAATCAGATACACTATCACCGTCTTTGCATTGGCGTGTTTAAAATATTGATGAAATTTCTTCACTATGCTGAAGATGAAATTGGTGAGCAGCGTACTTACCCAGTTGGGTTTACTAAGAAGCCAAAAATCGTATATGATAATGAGGGTGACTATTACAAGTATGGCATTCACATGCTCATACCAGGAATTCAGATTACCCGCGAATTCAAGAAATTGATCATTGACACAGCAGAAGATGAAGAACTAATGGAGAAAGTATTTAAGGATATTACTCCACATGAATCAATTGTTCGATCTGATTTCTTAGACAAGAACTCGGCTCACGTTGGTACGTTCTTTGTCGGATCAGCGTCAAAGATTAACACACCTGCATACGACTTTGATGTGACATACAATGTTCAAATTACTGTTGGTGAAACTGATGACATTATTCCTATCAAAGTATCTGACTTTGCAAGTTCTGATAATAATAATAATATCTGTTATGAGTTCTCATTAAATTGGTCTAAGAACCCCGAGAAGGGTGGTGTTATTGAAAAGAAGCATTTCGATATTAAAACCGAATATACATCTCTACTCAACCAATATAGAAAAAAGTCGAAGACCGAGGACGACGAGTTCGACGAAGACGATTCTAATTACAACGAAATGAGCATACTCAATATGCATGACGTTGATACATCGTATATCAAGACATTGCTAGATATACTCCATCCCAAGAGATCGGAAGATTATGTAATGTGGTTTGAGGTTTTATCAGCACTGGCACATACGAGTCCAAGTTACAAGGCTTTGGGTGAATATTTCTCACGAAAATCGCCTGAGAAGTTTGATCAGGTCAAATTCGAACAAGTATGGGATTCAATCCTGTCGAAGAAAGCAAACAAGTTATCTTTGGGATCACTACACTACTGGGCAAAAATGGATAACCCTGACAGATATGAGGAAGTTAAACACCGCAGTATCTTTAACCTGTTGTATAAGAAGATTTACGATCCCACCGTGGAAGGTAATCTTGAGCACTTCGATGTTGCCGAAATCTTACACACTGTGTTAAAGGACAAGTATGTATTTGACAAGTACGACACTGAAGGTGGTTCTTGGTATGAATTCATTCTCGCTGATCAAGAACAAATCATAGGGGAGGCGTTTAAGTGGCGTAGATATGATAGTAAAGTGCCTAACACATTCCTAAAATATATATCAAAGATTCTACCCAATCTATTTGGTAAAATCTTGACTAGGATCAAGAGCACGTTAGATGACGCGGCAACAGACCTTGCCAAGTATCATTACAATATTTATAAGAACTTTCAGAAGTCTTGTCGTAATTTGAAGAACTCTGGGTTTAAGCACAGTGTTGGTCGAGAATCTGAACAGCTATTTGAAAGAATGGGGTTTACTGAATCGCTTGACAGCGATCCCAATCTAAAGGGTGTTGCCAACGGCATCTTGCAATTGGGCAAGAAATGTAAGTTGATTACGGGTTTCCATGGACACCTTGTATCAAAATACACATCGGCGAAGTTTAAGCGATTTAACCCGAATGACCCCATGTGTGCAAAGGTATTAATTGCATTAAGGAATCTATTTCCTGATTGTGAGCCTGACACGTTTAACTACATTATGCATTATTTAGCATCAACTCTTGACGGACACAAGAAGGAAAGTATTTTCCTCCTACTGGTTGGTAAGGGATCGAACGGTAAGTCATTCTTAGTTGAGTTACATAAGGGGGCTATCGGATCTATCTATGGTGTTAAAATGCCTCTGTCGTTCCTGACAAGCCGAGCCAAGGATGCCGAATCGGCTACACCTGCTCTTATGCAGTTGAAGGATGCACACTTCGCATACTACTCGGAATCCAACAAGTTTGAGGTTCTTAACATGGCAAAGATCAAGGAGTTCACTGGTCAGGAAACTTTGGCTGGTAGAAAGCTCCATCAGGACTACGTCAACTTCAAGCCTAAATGTCATCACCTAGTAGCATCAAACAACGACTTTGAGATTCTAGGAACCGATCACGGTACATGGCGTCGTATCGACTATGTCACATGCAAGATTAAATTCTGCAATTTAGCGACTGATTCATATGATCCCAAAAGTCCATATGAGCGAGTTGCAGATCCATCGCTCGGTTCTAAATGGGCTGAAGACGAAGAAGTGTTGGCATCATATCTAGGCATCCTCGTATATTTCTATGAGAGTCTCCATACAAACTATGGTGGAAAGGTCCGCAACGTTCCACATCCACATATCCGCAAGGAGACTGAGAATTTCCGAAACCGACAGGATCGCGTTAACAACTTTCTTAACCGATATTTGGTTAAAACCGAAGACACGGAGTATGAAATGCCTATGGAAACTGCCAAGGAGCGGTATATTAAATGGCACGAAAGTGCATATCCGGGCACTAGCAAAGAATATCAGCGACATGCTATTGATCAATTGGAGAACTCCAAGATCCAATCATACATCAAGAAGAGTAAGCGGGGCAACTTCCTAAAGGGATACCGAGTTCTTGACTTGGCAGAAGAAGCCGCTGAAGAAGAAGAGTATTACACTGATATTCATGAAAAGGCCGACCAGAACATAAATGGTATCAAGTCCGAAAGTGCTGAAGAACTTCTGGATCGACTATGTCGCGAACACGACGGAACGTCTGTATCTGATCCAAACAGACATGTTGCAGAAACCAAAAACGACCAAGGTGACGAAACCGATTCCGATGTCGAAGACATCGTCGCAGACGTAAAACGTCGGACTCCGTCGAAGAATCTTAGACGCAATGCCAACAACATTGCTATTGACACAAAGTCTCTGGATACCAATGGCATTAAACTACCAAAGATAGTTCCAAGAAAGAAGCGGCCTATTAGCAATTCTAAGAAAACCGAACTCATGGAGTTTGCCAATATGGGTGGTGGCTCAGACGACGAAACTGATTCTGATTGTGAGTTATAATAGAAGTTGTATTACAACTTCAAGTATTATATTTTTTTTTAAATATTTAAAAAAAAATATAATACGTTGAATAGAGATGTTCTTACTTGGAGCGTGGTGGAATTGAATTTGAGTTTTCGAGGTTTGCACCAGTGAGATCCGCACCATTGAAAATGGCCCCAATGAGGTTTGCCCCTGTAAGGTTTGTGTGTATGAAATTCACACCATACAGGTTAGATCCATCAAAGTTGGCGTCCGTGCAGTTCGCGTCATCAATCATCGCAAACGTCAGGTCTGAATTGCGAAGATCGGCACCGACCAAGTTCTTCTTCTGAATCTTTGCACACTTCAGATAACAGTTGGGTGGGATTTCATAAGTCAACAAGTCGGCAACAACAGCATTATCCACATACCCGCTAATTATGTCGCATAAAACATCGGGTAGACCAGTTCTTGAGATTTCCGCGAATACTGGTGGTCGGCGGTTTGGCATTGTTTTACATAATTTATATAGAATAATCAAATTTTTTTTGAACTATAATGTAGTCGACCAATTAATTACCACCACTTACTCAACTTACCAGCGGCACGAGCACGCTTGCGAGCACATACCTGGGCACGAATAGGATCGATAACAAGAACTTTCCTGATCTCAGCATCAGTGGGCTTTCGAACAATTGTGATTGGAACTTTCTGATCAGGCTTATTAAATTCGATATCAGCGATCTTAAGCAAATCATCATTTACATCAGAACCAGTGAAATTATACTTATCGACATATCTAAAATCGGCATCAAGCCATTCATCATCGGCGAACCCATCTACTCGAGTTGAACGACCCAGCCGATTTTTAAAAGTCGACTTTAGTTTATGTGTGTTTTTGATGCCACTTTGCAACTGTGTTGGTTCGACCGCAACATCGATATTTGTAGCTCTGCGTGTGTTAGACGCGTCATTTGCGGGTTGACTATCCTGATTACCGAGCCATCGAGATGCCTGTTGGTTGGTCTCGGCCTGTAGCACGGGTCTGTTACAACAAACTGTCGTTCGATCATTCAATCCCTGACTAACAGATCGATTAGATACTGCATGCAATTTAGGTATATCATAATACATTTTATCAAAATATCTTACCTGTTGGTCACAAGACTTAATTTCCTGCGATCTACTATACATAATTATTACAGTGACTAAAATTATTAAACCGAGAACAATAGAAACCTCTTCCATTTTATTATTAATACGTTATATCATTTTGAAGAAATTTTCTTTACAAATAAAATAAAGAAGATAATATAAATCGAACATTATTTTACAAAACAAATATATAAAATAATGTTCAATAATAATAAAAAAATAGAATATTACGATGTTTTAAACAGCATCAGAATGGAATATTTAAAATCCAAAGAACCGTTTAATATTATAGAGTCTAATGTTAAATTGACATACAATGATATACAACTGCGTTATTTAAACGACAAAAACTATTTCATTGCTGTTAAAAAATCATCATACAAAGACCGCTATGACAACAAGAAAAATAACCGTAATCAGAGAAATGATGATAATCCTTCTAAAAGCCCTAGAACTGGGAGAGACCTAACTGCCAGATCGGATAACCAAAGAAGCCAATATAACAAGAAACCAAATTTCACACCAGAGGAAACTGCCGTGTATCTTGAAAGAAAGAAACGTCGAGATCATTCAAAGAGCCCCCAGAGAGATAAGCAAAGAATATTTACACCAGAGGAAACTGCCGCCTATCTTGAGAGAAAGAACCGTAGAGAGCAGAGTCCCCAGAGAAGTCATTCACCCCAGCAAGATAAGAAGAGGGTTTTTACACCAGAGGAAACTGCCGCCTACCTTGAGAGGAAGAAGCGTAGAGAACAGAGTCCTCAGAGGCATCATTCTGAGAGAGAAAAAAATGGTGGTTCCAATACCATAAAGCCTATTAAAGTATACTGTTAATTTATTTTAGAATTCGCAATACTGGTTATTTCTATCAGTTGGTATGTAAGTAAATTCCGATATTCTGTCACATATTGGTGACCAAATAACGTCGTTACAGATTAACGTTTCGCGACTTTGCAGATGTATACATGCAAGTATCTTTAACTTCCTAATTCTGTCCGATTCATTGTTAATTATTTGCTCAATTATCTTGTATATAAAATACGGATGATATGGGCAGTTTGTTTTTTTGGGTGGTTTAATTTCGTCAAATATGTGGATGACCTTGTCGAAATATATATGTATTAGTTGCATTTCATACTCGGTGAGTTGCGGTGGTGTAATACCAGTAATCAATTTCCGAATTAATGGAACATGTTCATTGTATTTAGAGTTGTGTGTTTGGCGTAGGTATTTTCTAATTTGTGTACAATTGATGTGGTGCTTATTCTTAATCTTGTCTCTGGTGATGCATTTTTTAACTGCAACAATGACCGGCTCGGGTATTTCAGTTGTCTCTCTTGCCTGGATTCGCTCAACCCAAAATCGGCAATGCTTTGATGGATCATAAGTTCCGTGTTTTGTGCGTTGTCCCTCCTGATAATAAAATTGCTCATCTTCAAACACAGTTCCATACAATTCTTTAATTATACCACAGTTTTTACAAATTAATGTACTTGCAATTGGATCAATATCCATTTTGGTGGCACATATACACATTTCATAAACAACTTCATTAATATTTTTATTAATTGTGGAATTGTTGTATAGTTTAAGTATGGTATAAATTTCCTGAAGTATGTTTTTATCAACTATCTCAACTATGTACTTTTTGACGTGTTGTATGAGCCTATCCAATTTAGAAATGAAATTTTCTTTACGTATAAAACTCTGATACTTGGTGAAATACAACTCCTTTTCTCTGGATATTTCGAGTTTTTCACTTGTGTCATCAGTGTGTCTGTAATTACTTGATATTAAAAAATAGTCAGATAGTATGTTTATGGACCCCATTTCATACTCTTCTTTAATATCACTAATGGAGTCTGTTGATTTTTCATCAACATTTATACCATTTGTCTGAAATAACTCTAATAGTTGTGTAATTGCATTAATTTTAATTATTATATTGTTGTTGGTTGTTTCAATTGTGCCAGACATATTTTTTACAATGAATTTTTATACTATAAGAACTACCTTATGTCTTTTTTAGAAGATTAATATACTAATAGTAACTTCCGTAAGGTTCACTTTGATATTGATCATCCACGAACAGCATTTGGTCATCATCATCATCGTCAGCAACCACCCAATACAAACCTAGAGACATAAGAACAATCACTATAATAGTTAATATTATTTTAGTCGTGTCATCCATTCCATCCGACGGCACATCACCACCACCACCACCACCCGATGCACCACCACCCGATGCACCACCACCCGAACCACCACCCGATGCACCGGGTTTCTTTTCCCATTTTTCTTTTCCAATAGTGCATTTGGACTTAAATTTTATGTCACCTATTGTGCTGTCTGAAATATTAAAATTGGCATTTTGAACACATGTACTAAATGAAACATCTGGACATTTATTATCGTTATTTTTGTAAGGTGATGCAGCACATTTCGGATCAATGCATTCGGGTATTCGTGAAATTCCCCCAGCGGGTCCATCCCATTCCTTTTCTACGATTTTTGCCAGTTTGTCATATTCAGAATGACGATAATAACATGCACACACATCATCCCAATCACGTTTACCCTTTTTAGTTGGGCATCTTTTTCTTAATATTGTCCGTAATGCAGGTGTTTTGGTAATAATAGCCTTACATTCTGGTTTAAGAATATTATCTCCATATTTACAATATTTATTTAAAACTGCAGTACAGTCATTTGGTTTCGGATTAGGCTTTCCTTCCCATAAAAATGTTCCACAATTAGACTTACCAGAGCTGGAAGATTCAGAATTTGTACAACATGAAACTGCTGCATTGACATCGGATTCTTTCCAGGTACCTGGATTACCACCCATTTTTTCGGGTAGTGGATTCCAATATGTGCTGTTGCCATCTCTTACATATTTATTAATCCATGCTGCCCCACAACCACAACTACCCGAACAATAAGTATCTTTTTTATACCCAGCTGGTGCTTTATGACCACTATAAGCACAACGCAAGTTATCCACTGTTGGCGCATATTTATTCCAGCCATCACCCCATAAATGGGAATCAGCTATTTTATATTTATAATTATTTACAAACATTTATTTATTGAATTTTCACTTAGTGTATATGTATATGATACTAAAAAAAATAATGACAATAAATAAACTCATATTAAATACTATGTTACTTTATATTTATACTGTGGTATAGAATATACCATACTTGGTGCATAAAATCCAGACCTACCACCATTGGGTTCTAAATCACCTAAATAACTTATATCGTATTTACCAGCAACCCATTGCTTTCCGTAATACCATACTGCAAATATTAATATTAGAGCAATGACACAACCAATAGCATACCACTTTTTTGTAGATGCTATTTCTTTAGCAAGTTCTTTGGTTTTTCTGGTCGCTTCAGTATCACTCAACACACCACCGTAATAATCACCACCCGAATAGTCGTCGTCACCACCACATACATTAAAATTTCCAGTGCCACCGCGTCTCTGCATACCAGGAACACTAATATTACCTCGCCGTTTAGATCCTCGACCGCTTCTAAACTTCCACATCTTCATTTCTTTTGTCTGTCCCTGAACTGTCTTGTATCCAATACCACCAACAATGACAACGACAATAATGACAAGTATAAGAAGCAGATCCAGTCCCTTATTTAACTGTTCTGTCTTATTTGTTAGTTCCTTAGTGACGTCCGCCGTTAATACGTTCTTGATTACATTTTTCACGATATTGGTTGATACATTTTTTGCAATTGCCTTTATTTGCATTTCTTGATTAAATATAATAGAGGATCCTTTCATAGTAACGTCTAAAAGAGTAACTGGCATGGTTTGCACACCATTAATATATTGCGTTACTTCATTGTTAATAGTAGAACTAATAATATTTTCAACGTTGTTTTCAATGTATGATCTTGTACGTTGCTGTGAGTTTGAAATATTCAGTTGACCCAAATTGAGTCCCTCGTTTGCCTGTGTTAAATCATTAACCATCGTCTCTTTTAATGTTGCCTTCAATTTATTAGCTAAATCATTACTCAATTTAGTACTATTTTCTAACATAGTACTTACTGTAATATCAGCCGTTTGATCAAAAGTTATATCACTATTGATCATTGTCAACCCTTTAATAAATACCGACATTTCTTGTTTAGCCTCTGTATATGACGAATTACTTGATTTAACAGTAGTTGAAATATCCGTCAATGCTTTGGATACAATAGAAGTTGTACTATCGATCATCTGATTTGAAACGTTTGCCCCCATTATGTATTTTTTTTAGTTTATTAGTGTTGTATCACAACTTCAAACAATTATATTAATGTAAACTAAAAAAAATGAATTAAAATATAATTCAAGATCATGTATTAAGAACGATAATATCGATTAGTCGGTAATACATATTATGTAGTTATTTAAGACTATCACATACTCGGGTAATTGGGCTAATTATATTTTAAAAATTACAGGAAACAGTCAGTTTCGTATATTGAATGATTATGAGGCTGGTTTGATTGATGTAAAATACCTGAAATATTTGAATGGTGTAACTTGGAGGTCGTTAATCCAAATACGAATATGTATGATATAGATGGATTTGATGACCACATACATAAGAAAATATCATATATTAAATTTACTTATGTAGCAACCAAATGTCCCCGTATAGAATTTGTTTGGAATTTTTATGAATTTACACCGTTTCATGTAATTTATCCAGTGTGTCGACCAACCAAAGAAACATGTGATACGTTTGGTATTGTTTATGACACAGTGGAACTGAATCAAAATGAAATGATCAAAAAATAATAGAATTCTTGATAAAGAGTATAATGACCATGTTCAAGACAAGAGATCTGCTGCAAACTCTAAATACCATAGTCCGTTCGCTAAAACACTACGAAAAAAAAATAAGTATCCGCGTGTTAACAAATATGGCACAATGATTAAACTGAAACGAGGGTGTCATAAATCAACCGTGCCACAAACTGAGACGCCGAGTTAATCGTGCTTTTCTCTTTGGCGGGTTGCTATATAATTAACTATTTTCATGCCGTCGTCTTTTTGCTTTTCATATGTGATTCGTTCTTTGTTTCGTTTAATATAAGCTTCGTTTGTTTTAAGTGTAGTTTCTTTTCCATTTATTATTCCTTTTGATGTTTTAATTATAGTTGGGAATTTGTCTTGTGTTGTTAAAGAATATGTTAGTTTGTTATTAATATTAAATACTTCAGTAATATTTCCTATTTCAACACCAGTGGCCATGAATTCAAAAAAACACTTTTTAATAATGGTGTATATAGGCCATTCCATGTCATTTATAATACCTTCGTATGAAGCGTCTGATATTAGTTGATTCATCTCTTTTGTTAAATACTGTTCAGCGTATGAATTTATTTTTTTAATTAATTCAAGACACAGTTTGTGGGGCGTGGCAATGGTCGAGTCTTTGATTGAAAAAATTGCCAATAGTTTGTGTGTAAACCCAAATATATCAACAACTGATAAAAGTTTAAAAACAGCCTCAAACTTATTTCTAAATATTGTACGCAATTCATCCCTATTATGAGCACTGTCTGAAGTGTATGAAATATATGCATGTAATAATCTTTCAATTTGATCATTCTGAAATTCTTTGAGTTTATTCATGATAGAATAAGACTTTGGCAGTGAATCATCGTGTAATTGATTTATTTTTTCAGGTAAAATAATACTTCTACTAAAATCAATTATACACGAATTATACGCAACGGTCGGAAATATATATTGTTCAGATTCTGATTTCCCCAAGACATACAGAACGGTTGGGTTTTTAATATCCTTAATATTTCTAATACCTTCATATAACGATGGTTTAACGGTTGCATTATTAAGATGCAAATCACCATGAATTATACCAGACCTGTAATTCATGCAGTATAAATTATAACACACATCAAACATGTATTTTGCGAACAGTGGATATCCTTTCAACGTAAATGGCTCACCAACTAAATTATTATAGTATGATGATGTTTTACATAATGTAACAAAGTCCATAATAGTTCTACCAACGTATTCCGATATGAATCCTAGTGCAACATTAGACATAATAATTTCTTCTTTGGCGTAATCTATAGGGTCTTGAATTTTTTGAGAAAGTGTTTTGAATTTATTCGACATCCAAGACTCGATCGTTTTATTCATTTTCTTCACAAATTTATGTTTTTTGGTAATATTTTCATGTGTATAAAAATTAGCCCGTGTTAGCAAATTCGTAATCTGTTCAGCCAGCTCACTTCTCGCCATTTTTTCGTACTGAATTTCATTGTCAAATAAACCCTTACGAGTATTTTTAATATAGTACCATTGATTCGTTATAAAAAACCCGGGTGTTACATAATTAACTACTAAATCAGACAAGTGTATTGATATGAGATATTCACGCCATGGTTGATATCGGAGATTAAATGGATTTTGAGCCTCCGATATGCTTAGGGGTATAAGTTTTTGACCCAGTTTCGTTGTATCAAAAACTCGTGAATCATCACCCAGTTTTATGTGATTTATTAAAAATCGCATTGTTTTCATATCTTTTTCATCATGTGCCTTCCTCAACTCTCTGTAAAATTTAAGGTCTTCATCCTTGTATTGTAGTATAATATTTTGGTATTTGTCGTTAAGATTATTTTCTATAATATTAAGATCCAAATTAATCATCAAATTAAGCCACGCTAATGAAAGTAATGCATATTCCATTGTGTATGAATTATATTCCAGATTATTTCGTAGTGATGTACGCTTTTCATCAGTTGGGTAAAAATACTCCTTAGATACAACTAACTTTCGCCTGACCAATTTATTTTTTAAATATTCAACAATCTCCGAATGTATGCTTCTTAGATTGGGATTCTTATATATGGTTCGTAAATTAGCACCTGATATGACATTTGACCTATATTCTCCATCTTTAGATAAATAACTACCACCAAGTACATAATATCTGGCGATTGTGCTACTACCAGGTTCGATACGAACATCGTTTATGATAATAGTTTTGGGTGTTAACTCCTCGTAATATCCAAACGCAAATATCGCCTCTGATTGTTTTGCCATATCCCTGATTTTAAATGTAACAGTGATTGTATCAACTATGTCTATCATCATTTTATATCCAAAAATTATAAACGTATGAATCCTGCTGTACGCATTGCTATATAAATAATTAACGTCATTCTGGGAGTTATTAATGTACGCCTGCACTTTTTTACTGGTTGGAAAATTTAAATATTCGTTTTTATAATTTTTAATGAACCACAATCGCGATGGGGTTAAATCATCGGGACTAGGTGCAATAGTTAAACCAAACAACTTCTTTGACGACTTCTTTGACGACTTCTTTGACGACTTCTTTGACGACTTCTTTGACGACTTCTTTGACGACTTCTTTGACGACTTCATTGACGATTTCATTACAAAGATTTATACTTTTTTATAGAAAGAAACAATTATATATAAATACAATGAATTATTTAATCCGAAAGAATTTAACCGAGGTGTGTTAATAACATTTGGTTGTAGAATTTAATCTAAACTTATCTTGTGAAATTGTATATAAATACATTGTTATTGTAATACAAAATCTTAAAAACTAATAATGAGTTCAGAATCGGCAGCAAGTCAGTTAACGAAACTTTTGGATGAATTGGATAATGATAGCCTGGCTAATATGACAGACGAAGAGGTTTTAGAGTTGCGAAAGCAGTTAAACCCGTATGGGCGAACTATTGAGGGCTCTGACAAGATTCTGACATATTCTTACACGGATCTGCAGTTTGAATATACAAAAAAGTTAGTGACAACCACAATGATTGGATTTTTAAACAGAATGTGTGATGAGTGGCGTGTGCCTGATGGTATTCCTGTTATTCCTGTATATGATTATGTTAAGGATCCGAGTAAGTTAGATGAGTTTGAGAAGACTCTGCAGAAGCCAGAGATTATGCGAAAACACTTGGACGCAAATAAGGAAAATATGCAGAAGCGTGTTATTATCAAGGAGTTCTTGGAGGACATGTTCCAGTATAATCCAGACTACCATGTTCGGTCTGCATATAAGCCCAATGTTAAGGATGATGAACGGAAAATCATTGATACACCGGCGGCTCACCTTGCTATTTATGAGCTGAAGCTGAAAAATCCTGAATTTAAGGAGGATCTAATTCTATACGAGCGTGAGAAGCTCCTTAAGGAAAAGCTCGATGCCGAATCAGAGAATAAGGACAATACTGAGGTGAAGGTTCCCGAAAAGATCATATCTGCAGTTACCAAACAGGTTACGGAAATTCTACCACCTGCTGACATTTTCCACCGATTTCAGTATTACTACGATTCTAATTACGAAGAGTTGCGTGCAATTGTCGCTGACTTGTATTGTGATAAGCCGTGTTTTGAGACAGCCATTAATCCATATGCATGGCATGACACGGAGGATGATGCTGATAAGTTTATTAACAAGCATCGTGATGAGGTAATTTCTACTATTTTTAAGGCACATAGCGGTAAATGGAATATTTTCAGCCCTTACAAGAAGGTCAGGGATTCAATGAAGTACTTCAATAAGAAAACCGCCGTTCTGGAGGAGATTGCCAAGCAGATTGAGTCTGATGCCAAGATGGGTTCTGAGCTTATGCGAAAGCGTATCAAGATCAAGAAGAAGAAGAACATCGCCGAAGAGGGCCCTGACGATGAGGCATTCATTAAGTGGAAGTCCGAGAACAGCAAGCTTAAGGAAATGGGTGCTGAAAGTATTAAGCCCAGTGAATACGAAAATCAGGACGAAATTGATGACGCACTTGAAGTCCCTGTATTCCGCATCAGCAATGGTGGTACCAAGATGGAGAGAACTACGTTTTACACGGAATCAGTAGCACCTAATGTACCCGATGCTGAAGAACTTGCCAAATACAACAAGACAAACAAGTGATTTTAATTCATTCAATATCTAATATTTCAAATTCGCCTAAATCACCCGACTCTACTCCCCGAAATTCAATTAATATAGGATCCGGTGGTAATTGGTAATTTATTCTTTTTTTTAACGCTTCAATAATACCCATTCGGTCACTGACGTAAAATGCGAACTTGGACGCGTCAAAAATACTATATACTGAAATTAAAAATCTCCTGTTTTCAATAGCGTAGCTAGTAATAATAAACATATATTTGCCAAAACTAAAAAGTTCCGTAAGCATTATGAACGTTTTAAAATTTAAAACACTCAATATATATAATTAAGATCATATAAATTTTATCAGTTAGAACTGCTATTTATAAAATGGAAGGTGGTAAGAAATCGGATGATACTAATATTTTTGATTTAACTGCATTGGTTGGGGTGCAAAATGAGCAAGAACTTAAAAAAACGGTCAATACTGTGACAATTAATGACCAGGAGAAAATGTTGCAAAATTATGAGGAGGTTGACTCCACTGAATGGGCGGCTATTGTACCATCAACACATGTTAGATATTTGAGGAAAGATGGGGCGTTTAGACGCGGTGGTTTTGTAAAGAATTCGTGGGTTGGATTGTATGGGGCAAGTAAGGGTAAAAAATGTCTTCAACTGTCGTCGACACAATCTTACAAATCGACAAAATGGACTATATGTCTTGATGATATTGACAAAATATGGCAAAAAAAACTAAACATTGTTGGCGAAGGTGAAAAAAATACAATATCTCCTGCGTTATATACCACTATCAATGCTAATAAGGAAAGTGTTGAATATTTGATTCGCACGGTTGATCAATTAAAGATAGATATATCTAAAATCAATAATGAGCAGACCCGCATAGTTAATCTGATTAAGAAACTTCACCATATTAAAAGTTCATCAGGTAGAAAGTAGTGAGTAATATAGATCGGTGAAGTGGTCGCCTAGTAAAAATGTCGAAATCAATTTAATGTTTCGTCTGTCGTGTGGTACGATGCGGTATTTGTTGTTAAGAGATTCGTAAATAAAACGAATGTTGCTGTTCATGGGTAGATTTGACTTAGATGGGTTATTTGAATAAGTCATGACCTTTTTAACTAAGTCCGCGGTAATTGCGTCGAGTTTGTCGTATTGAGGTCTGTACTGTGGAAACAAGTTAATAAATGTTGTATGTGAGTTGATATTTAAATATGCGAATGTAATAGTGTACAACTCTCGGTCGTATTTCATTTCATTAGCGAATTTGCTGAAATTGCTATGGTAATATAGTTGGCGTATTTTTTGCAGCAGTGAACTTTCCAAAAGAATGCTGCTGTGGTCGCCAGTTTCGGCCTTGTTTTTTGTTCGAAGGATGTATCCGTATAGCACGTCATCACCTGTGTTGTTGATGAATTTATCCAGACTGTGATTTAGAGTCCCAAATAGGTATTTGGAAGTTTTGGGAACTCCTTCCGGGAATACGAATTTAGTTTGGTTGGGAATTTGAAATTCGTTATCAAAATCGTATGAGACTTCATTGTTTTTAACAGACTGGATAAACCACAGTTTGTTGATGGGGTCGCCGAGACCCTCTTGAAACGGGTGCATACTCGAATGTTTGAATCCAAACGTGTAACTCGCATCCTTATCAAGAGACCCGTAGAATGTCTCATCGTCGGTGTTATTTAAGGCGAGTAGGTTTGTTACAATTTCCTTGTACGATATAGTACCCCATTTAATGTCGGTGATATCATATGACCTCGCGGTTGAAATACGCCATGAATTAAGCGGCTCCCAGTAATACAAGTTAATTAGTGTACCGTCTTCAACTCGGTAAATATCATATAGATCCATACATAGATGATTATCTAGCACATGGGCATTAACATTGCTTCTGAACGCCTCAGGTGGTGTAGCCAATATTTTGAGGTTTTTGGTATCAACAACCAATCCATTGCATTCATCTGACAGAGCCTGATTGCAACCTTTAGTAACTGTATTAAAACGTTTGTTCTTTGATGAATATAACACCATACGCCCATCAGAATTGTCGTAACTTCCCAGAATGCCCTTTTTGTAAAGGCTCGATCGAATATTTGCAGGACTTTTATCCGACAATTTTTCAATGAATTTTAAAGTCTCCATGTTATATTGTTATGGGTTTTTTGATACACTTCTTTCTTTTAATCTTTAGACGGATATTGATGGATTGGTGTGTTTGAAATAAATTTGAACTAAAGAATCGAATATATTTTTTAGTTTTAAAAATTGTTGTAAATATAAAATAAAGTCTTAGATATAAGACTTATCAAAGAATAATATAAATAATCATGGCTGGTATGGATTCAATCGTAGGTAGTGGGAGTGATATGCCAATTGATATGTTAATGCGTAAGCAGGAAGTAACATGTTACTACGAAGATCCACATTTAGTGGAAAATTTTCATCGATCAACTCTAAAGAATATGCGACCAGAAGAACGATTGTTCGAGTCTGATCAGCAGCGTGGTGGTACGGATACACACGGAAATCCAATGGGTAATAATTTGTCGGAACGATTTTTAAGTTTTCGCGATAGTGGGTTCCAAACGGAGCAGGGTGCTGAGCCGTATCTTCCAGATGGTACGTTTTTAGACCACCAATTTTTGGAACAAGATCCCAGAGGTTCGGCATTAGGACCAGATATACGAAAACACGCTACACAGCAATTTTCAAGGGCTTCATTAATTAACTTTAAGAACGACGAAGACAACAGCGTCCCATCGGCTGGTATTAACCCATGGGAGATGAATCGAAACGTTAGAAGCATTCAAAACATTACCAAAGACTATTATAAGAACTTTGATACAGGATGGGACTCTTGGAGTACAGCTGGTGCAAAATCAAATCCTAAAGTGAGTAAAATGAAATACACACAAAATAGTTGTGACATGCAAGACCCAACACAATTGCTGAATCGCAACGTAATGAACGTTACAAACAGCCTATCTAATGACACGTCCATAGGATTTCGACGTACAACCGATCACGAATTTAAAATAGCACAATACGGCAGAACAAACATTGGTTCATCATTCACCAACGAAGATTGGTACAAAAATAGGTCCAATTCCCACATTGATCACGACGTTATGGTATCATGGCAAGATGTAAATGTGTCGAAATCGGCTGCTCTTAAGATGATTGATTTGTCTAAACAGAAGTTTAACGCCCATTTCACAGGCCTACAGGGAATTGAGTGGGATGAGAGTAAGGCATCGCGGGGTACAAAACACAAGTTGACTCCTGTTGATATGTCAGGCATGACAAAGCGACCCACACTTGAAACACGACCAACAGACGCACATACAGACCTAAAAGGAGAAGTCGTGACTAAATCTGGTGCTCGATTGCTACTACACGATGCCCCAACCATTAATAAGACAAGAATTAACACTACTATTTTTGAAAAAATGGGTCTGGTTAACAAACAAGCGACCAAAATTCAGAAAGACGACCTGCGTAAGGGCATTCAACAGACCGCTGATGATGGCAATATGTATATGACAGAAAAAAACAAGAAACAAAAAACTGTGTCCAAGGATTCTGGGGCAATCTTGTGGGATTCTATTGCCAATTATCAAAAAGGAAGTGCAATGACTATAATGAACTATAAGGCCGCCGCAAAAAATATAAAGGGACATAACTTGCAAAAACTAGGAAAGGTTGACTTCGAGCACGATTCTAGGAACACTACTCAACGTAGAGGTCGAATAGATAAAGTAGCCGTCAGTAAAAAAAATGAAGGTAAAATTGACAACAACTTTGGTAGAGATGACTCAATATCCAAAACTATTGGTGGTGGTATGGGGACTAAGTATATGACACCACACATGGATCGCGATGGTTATATGAATGATATTAACGATCGATAAACTATGGGAAAAGAATATGAAATCCAGGTATTATAGAGGTCATATGAAAACATTAGATATACCGATATGTCGACGCGTATTGATCAGTTGTGTTGATTCTAGCAATAATGCTTTCATATGATCTCTGAAACCCATTATTATTCATGGGATTTGATAATGTTTTTTTTGAATCATTCAATATTTGACTATACATTTTACTTAATGAATTATACGACACACATTTGGTTCTTATTTTTAAAAACAGACGACTTGCGTTACATAGGGTGTTGCATACAGATAATCCAAATAATACACAAAATATAATATTTTTTGGGTAATCAACTAACTCCAATGCAAGCATAATACTAGATACGAGAGAAGTCATTAATACAACGATGCCACAAAATCTATCCATGTAAACATGTTTCCAATACAAATTCGTATACATATATACTTTGTCACCGAGCTCGCTAAGAACTTCTTCCAGTGCTAATTTAATATTGGTTGTTTTTATAACCAACATAACCTGTTCATTTGAATTAAGTTCGTCGATATCATCAATGTCAGCGTCAAATTGTACTTCGATGGGTTCATCAATGGATTTAGAAGTTTCCATAATATCAACTTAATAAGTTATATCATAACATTGGCAGATTGTCTAAAATATAAATCAAGCAACACCGTAAAGTTAATAGTTCTTATTCTTGACTCTATGTTTTTGTTTTTTTAATTCATGTGGTCTCTTAATCTCACATATGAATTTATCAGCAAATATGGAGTTAAAATCCAAACGACGACTAAATGAATTGTGGTATTTATAGCGACTATTTAGTATACCATCGACATCACCATCGTTCAAATAACCCAAAAGATTACCTTGATCAAATGGATCTAGACACGCCTGTGTTATGTCTGATATCATCAAAATTAAGTCTGTGTGTTTTATATTTTCCTTCTTTTTGTATATCTTTAAATAATCATATAGGATATGAGTTTCCAATATAGCATCTTGACCAATTAAATTAGTATCTAAAACATGCGACCAGATGTCCTCCAGAGTTGCGTCAGAATTTCCCGTTACATTAATGTTAATATCCTTTAATTTAATAGCACTCATGTCATGGGTTCGCATAATTAAGTTAAATGTCTTTAATTTGTCGGTATATTTTTTGACATTGTAAAATGCTGGTTTTCTGTCGGGTCTAACAAATAGCCTTGTTTCTGTAGATGCTATTGGTGCCCACGCCTGTAAGATAATATCACCGTCTGGGTATTTATACTGAGTGTTTTGTTTGTCCACAAAATTTTTTGTTTTTAATTTGAACTTGAACAACCCATATTGAGCCTTTACAAATTCCAACCAATCCTCTTGTAACTGCATGTCTCTAACATAATCGGCATGTCGTATTTTTTCATTAACTATACGCAAAGCAATTGTATCGTGGTAGTCTTTTACCAAGTTAAATGTCAATGCGTTTGTTGCTTCTGATTTCGTAAATAATCGAATATCTGATACAAACAATGTGGGGCTGTCATCTTTCTGATCTTTTTTATATTTTAAGAAGTAATCGGCTGACTTCTTTGTGAAGAATCCATATTCGGGCCCAAAGTTCTTGTGAATGTTACCCGTGGTTGAATTGGTCCAATACGTGAGAAATACATCATTGGGTAGTTCCATGTTAATAAAAACCCGACCAACGTATTTTTTTGCCATTTCCATATGTTTTTCACTATATTCGTATGGGATATCCATTTTGCGTCGTAAAAAATCGGCCAGATAAAGAACCTTGTTATATTTGGCCGGATCCCATAAATATAATACCAATGTTGGATACATTTCCATCTCTATTAATAAATGATGCCCATGGGCAGAACCTGGATATACGAGTGAAATATTTTGCTTCTTAAACTTATCACACCCAATATCAATGGCAACCCTGTTAAAAAAGTCTATCTCTGACAGTAGAAGTTTTCTCTGACCCCAGTGTAATTTTTTATATTTGTTAGAATATGGTTTTTTTAATTGATATGAATTACAGTGGTATATATCTTGTGATGTCTTATCATGAAAAATTAGTTTCATTTTAGGTTGAGTTAATTCACCCAACTGAAACTTATTAATTAATGACTCTAATTCATTTTCCTCGTCGCTTTTTAAACTTCTAATCGACATTATAATAGCATATTCATATATTTTCTCCATTGTTTTTTCATACTCTTCTTTATTAGTTGGGGTGTATTCAATGGTTGCCATGTTCCAATTAGTATAAGCAACTGCTGTTGTTGTGGGATAATCATTCTCCAATGTTCTATAGTGCATAAGTTTGTCGATAACTGACTTAGTCATATTCTTGTCACCCGTGCTTATAGGACTAAGAGACGATGTTCTATTATAGGCACCAACAATTTTTTCATATTCAATATCGAATATCTTGGAGTCGGCCTTTTCTTTCTTATAAATAGATTTGGCCTTTGCTATACGTTTATCTTGTAATTTCATACATTCACCAGTTGGTTTCATGTATCCATATGTTTCAATCAGCTGAATTACTGGATTAAACGTTTGTTTTGAATCAGTATACGATTTAAGTAAAATATCAACATTGTCTTTAACTTTATCAATTGCTTTTAATTCTTTCGCTTTTTTAGAAGATTTTTTAGCAACCCCGCCAATAATATCAGATTTACCACCGCATCCGATTAGCAGTCCTAGAAAGCACAATAGTGCTGATGTTAATGTAGTTGCCAATAGTATGAATATAGCAATGACAACTGCTAACAATAAGTCGTCTATTACGAACATGTTTTTACTTATTGCCAATTGATTACTTTTTAATTATATAATAGGTTTTGTTTCTTTTTTTTAAAGAAAAGGTCATTTGAGTTTACAAATAATTCGTTTTATAAACAAAAGTCAATTTAAATTTAGCAAACCATGGGAATTATATTATCTTACTTTGGTGCTGTACAATATAGATATTGTAATAGGTGTGTTATATGTAGCAAAAAATAATAGATATTGATTTCAATCACAGATACACCGCGTGTTATTTTCATGACACATCTGCTACAGACGTGTCATCAACGGTAACATTATTGTCATCGTCGGAAATAGACGATATGGTGTTAATATCAGAATCTTCAGTGGTTTCTTCAGTGGGTTCTTCATTTTTAGCAAACCACTTAATTAGTTCACCAGCAACTTTAGGCCCAACTTTGCGACCCGCTGGTGATTTATGAATTACTTTTATATCTTTGGCTGTGACTTCACCCTTTAGTAATTTTTCAAATGATATGGTGCTTAAAATTATAGACGCTGTTGTTTTTGTAATACCGTTAAGTTGAGTTAACATCTTGATAAATACCACATTGTCAGAAGATTCATCGGAAAGTCTAGTTGATTTCCATATCTTTTCTGAACGTTTACCAATAACGTATCCGTTGGGATATTTCATAGAGTATATCTCTTCTTTGGGTATGTTTCCCAAAATAAGGTCTGAAATGTGATATCCCTTATTTATAAATAGACAAGCCGTTTTCTCAGTAATATTTGGTACACAGCACCATATTTTGTAAATAATTGCCTCTGGTGTGATTGGTACCTTTTCTTTAAGTTTATCCACACCACCACCAGTCTTGCCTTCGTCAGAATCGGCTAATACATCAATATCTAAAAGCGGTGACGGTATGATGGTTAAATAGTTCTTTACGAGTTCAACTATTCGCTCAACCGTATTTTTTTTATCTTTTGAATACACCATGTGAATACCGTCTCGGAAGGCTAAATGATCTAGGTGTGAGCGTAGTGCCTTATACGGAACTCTGCCGAATTTCGCAGTTGATTTAGGAATAGGATTTCCCTCAATTAAATATATTATTTGACACCCCGTATCCTCCCTAATCTTGAGCAATTTCTTTGTGTTCTCTTTACGACCATCTCGCAGCGATGCCGCTAGATCCTTCCAAGTTTTTCTTTCTATAATAAAAAGAATATAATCCCTATACAACACGCTGTAGTCCCCATGATTGACGCGAGACACTTTGAATGTAATATTAGGCGACATGGTAAATCCATTAAAATAAGGAATAACTTTTTGCTCGCGATCATCGACTATAATCTCAACCTGAGACATGTCGACCGATTTAATTTTCCTTAGTGATTTGTACCAAAAATAAAGTGTGTAGTATAATAACTCGGTCTAATATTTAAGTTATAATATTAGACCGAGTTCTTTTAATTGAACTAGAACGCATAGACAATACCCGCTGCGATCCGTATCTCATAGACATCTGTTCCTGTTCAATATATGCCGACTTGAAAATTTTTTGAATTCTAAGTATATTATTTACATCTTGGCTCACATCCACACACCTTTCCTTATCAGCGTCGAACCGCCGCCTCTCAATTTTTTCTTTTTTTATCGGGTATTCTGTCATAAGCTCTAGTAGACTTACACTCGTGGTGCTGCTAGAGCTAGATAGTTCATCTAATATATTATCCGCTGTTTTTTCATCAATATTACCAACTTCATATTTTTTACTGGCGTTGTGACTTCGCCATAATCTTAGTTTATTAAGTACACATCCCATTCATATACACACGGACCTTGTAATTTGAAGTTGTATTACAACTTCTAGATCTGAAAAAAGTATATAATAGTGTTTTTTTAAAAATTTATTATTAAATTTTAGTGATCAAAAAATCCCAAATCTATATCTAAATAAGCATCCAAAATTGAGATACTTCCAGAATGTTCAAATTGGAACATATCCTTGTTATTTTGACATTGCCGAAGCATAATATTGGAACTAATTAAGAAATTCGCGTTGGTTTGAACAGCGTCGTCGCCCATACGAGACAACACGGGTGCTCGAACCTGAACTGGTATGTTTCTATGATGCAGTATGTATTTCTTGGCCGAGTTGTCCCAAATGATCAGATTAAGTCGAAACCCGTCGACTACACACTTCTTGATCTTTTTAACCTCGCCAACACACTCATCCAAATTCTCGCGAAACATTTTTAGTAAACTATATGTGCCCTTTTCAATGCCCAATCCATTCCAATATGGATTAAGACCCATAGTTATTAAATCATCTATAATTTCATCGCGTACTAGTGCAACCTTGTTGATCCCTGCGTAAATTAACTTATTATCCAAGCACCATTGCTCAACCTTTGACACGTCAAATATATAGGGCTTTCCCTTATCAGCCTTTGCTTTGGTGTCTTTCATCATAGTGTCTAACATCTCTGAATACATTTCCCAAATGAATAAATAGTCCACGAACTCGTCACCTATAACTACTTTGAAATAGAACTCGTACTCCTTGTCGTTAAGTTTTTTAGGATTGATGTTTATGGGCATATATTTTCGGTGAAGAACCCACATACGTTCAACCTCAATAAAACTAACTATAGTAATTAAGTCAAGAATATTTGCTCCATGTGCGTATCCAGCCAAAATCATTCGCCGACTTTCCATAGAAATTTTTCTTATATTATTTGCATATACGCCCAATGTTGTTGGGTTATAATTACTGTCAATGAAACCCAACCCGTATAACTTTTCCGTAGAATATATTAATGAGTTGGCTGATGGTGACTCTAGGAAATCAATTGATGCAATGTTTAATTGTTTTAATTGAGTTAATTGATAATAACTTGGGTCAGTTAAATAGTTCGTCAAGAACAAATTATTATCATATATAAATTTTTTTGATCTAGTATGTGACTCATTTTCAATTATCATTGACTCAGTCTCCTTGATGAAAATGCCCAATAGTTCTGTTGTGACGTCACTAGTTAAAATATTAGCAAATTGATCTAACTGCAATGCATTAAACGTTTTCTCCGTATAACAAGGATACCACTCACCCGGTGATTTTCTACCAACACGACCCTTTCTTTGAGTGGCCATACCCTGAGTAACGTCTTTGGCTATTATAGTTTTAACTGCAAAATCTGAATTAAATTGAACAGACGTCACGAATCCAGTGTCGATGCAATACTTTAATGTATCAACAGTTACCCCGGTTTCGGCAATTGGGGTAGCCACGATAATCCGTCGCGTTGGTTTAATCCACTTGCTTACTGATTTTAAATCCACACCACCCTTTTCATTCAGTTTATACACTGGAAATGTTATATTATTAATGTCGGAGAACATATTTTGGTATTCTGCACCACTGGCATGAAAAGTTTTGGAATTTAAATCGATAGGTGCTATATAGTATCGTTTATCGTCACTGATACCCCCAAGTTTTTCACTCTTCTTTTTGTCTTCTAAATACTGCAATACTTGTGAAAACGGCTTACTTAAAATTTTTGCATTAAATAAATGCAATTTTTCTAATATAGACCTTGCCATTACAGATCCGCTTACAAATATGATAATATCGCGAAATTCACTGTTCTCCTCAATATCGGCAATATTTGTTATATGAAGTTCCTCAGCCTTATTAATGGCACACTGAATATAATTCGATGTGTCAAATTTAAGAAAATTTTTCTCAATTGGGAAAGTTGACCCAATTACTTGTATATAGTTATCCTGAGGGCAGTTAAAATAATCCATAAATATAGTTGGGTCAAATGTAGCACTCATCAGTATAACTATAGGACAATTCGGATCTGCGTAATTAACTTCGAGAAATTTCTTAAGCATGTATATTGACGTATCTACATTTAGATCTCTCTCATGAACTTCGTCAATTAAAATAAAACTATATTTTCGCATGAACATTTCATCTTCTAGACTTTTTAACTGTTGGAGAAGAATACCAATCGTCATAAATGTAATCCCTTTATTTTTGGGCTCTCTTTTGTAATCACCAGTTGAATACCCAAGATTGTCGTCCAGTTTCAAGTATGTGTAATGTTCTGGTAAATTTTCAGCAATGTCAATCGCAGTTAAAATACGGGGTTGTGTAACGGCGATACCCTTACGCGTTCTGTCTTGAAAAGTCTCATATAAGAATGGTGGCATTACAGTACTTTTACCTGATCCAGTATCTGATTTTAGCACAATAACTTTGTCGCCTATAGATCGTGCTTGCCTTCTTGCAGTTGCTCCATATGATACGGGCACTCTATCACTGATAAAATTCATAATGTAGTCAATACCACGTATATTTTTTATGCTATTTATGGCTGATTTACTCAATTTTAATTTGGGGTTTGGTTTAATATACCCTGACCTTAACAGCGTTGGTAGATTTTGTCCTTCTGACATAGTTGATTAATTTGAGTTTAATCGAATTTAAGAAGTTTATATAATGTAATTAAGGTAATTTTATTACATTATATTTAAGATTCGATTTTAAACAGATAAAAACTGAAATTATTATATGTCATTTACTAATCAATCTATTGTAGATTATTAGAAAACAAACAGTTACTGGGGCGAAATCAAAAAAAAACAATGTTAAACGCAACATATTGACAAAATTGTCACAGTCTGGAATTTGATCTATATCAATATTATTAATATCACCGTGTGGGGCGATTCCATAGTTTTCTTCGTATATTTTTCTAACACCGACATCTATGTCGCATGCAAACACACACTTATAATTAATATTGCGTGCTTTGGTTCTGTTATTTACGTTTATGCTATTAAACGCTGTGTGGAACGCACCCAACCCGCAAAATAGATCCATGTAAGTAATGGTTGTTTTTAGCGGTTCGAATACTTTTTTGTCTAACTTGCGTAATTGATTACCTAACTTATGTACTAGTTGTTTTATTGTTTTTGTGTTAGTTGCTATAGTTGTGGAATGTTCGGCATTTTGTCGAATATCGAGCTGTAGTGATTCCCACTGGGCTTTCGACATGTTATATTTATAGTATATCACCATTCATTTTTTAAAACATTTTATATATAAGACCCAATTTTAACAAAAACGAAATGGATTCAACTAAACAACCTAAAATTTTAATAATTGCACCACATAGTAAATGTGATAATACAAACGAAGAACGACATTGTGATAGGCGAGCTAAGGTTATGGCGGAAAAGTTAGAATTATTGGCCAAAAATGCAAAATATGACGTTAAGTTAATATTAAGTGATAATTTGCGAAGTGTTCATGACTATAATAGAAAGGAGGCATTTGACACACCGTGGCGACAAAGAGTGAGAGACTATATAGAAAGCAACCGTGAATCGCCAATTATCATATATGAGACGCATTCATATCCACCGAAGGGTACTGAATTTGCCGATGGGTCTCAGATGGCATTGCTGGCCATTGATGAATATTACGATGGGACAAAAAAAATGCATGATTATTTAATAAACGACGCTGGTATTAATGTACACAAAGCTATTAATGGGACGCGAATCAACAATTTAATGATTGATACCACTAAATACCCAAATATTAAGCACCATTACTTGTTGGAATTTAATGAGGACCCAGACATTCTGTCGACGGATGACAGTAGTTATGCTGCTGAGAAGGTGTTCTTGGCGTCGTTATTTCCAAAATGTATGTATTTTTGTCGGAGTTATTATTTAGTTATAATCCTTGTTATTTTGGTAATATATTTATTTGTTGTGGGTGCATCTCAATTTAATTCATTTACCAAGCTTTTGCTTCCGGTGGGCTATAAAACGGATTAATATAATGCTGCCCTGGGAATCCCTTAGCCTCACATCGCAGGTCGGGGTAAATCCAATGGTTTAATGTACGAAACATCCAAAACAACATAAAAAGTCCACCAACGATTTGTAATTTTGATCCAACACTCTCACCCATTAAAAATGACAGTGCGATTATGAGACCTACAATAATACTGAGAAGAAACGAACTCCATGTGTATGAAGGACATTGCCAAAATTCATTCTCTGGAAACATTTTTTGTTATACTTAAATCAATTATATTATATAATATAAGAAAAATTTCTTAACTAATTAATTTAGATAATGAATCTTTCTAAATTAATAAACTATGCGATGTCTCATGGCAAGGATAATACATGTGAATACAATATGGAATTTGAAATACGATTTGGTAAATACAGTCGTGTTTCATCAAATATTAAACAGAATATATTTTTTAAAGTGTATAATAGGGCAATTGGTAAAAAATCGTATAAACTAACCGATGAAACATTCTATGATAATAAGGATAAGGATCCAATAAGGCAGAGAATTGTGTTTGATGATGTAAAAGATTTAATAAAAAATATGTATGTGAATCCTAAATTAATCACTCAAGATAATATTAAAAGCATAGTTAAGGCATATTCGTCTCAGAGAGTTAATAAAACGTATGTTTCAAAAACTAAAATTATGAAAGGTGACACTACGTCTTTATTTAAATCCGAGATAGTTCGGGAGCGTATACATGAGAATCCGCCTAACACTCAGAATGAAACGCTTAAAAAATACAAACTTAGGTGTTCGTGGTTGGAGGAGATGTGGATGTATGATTTAACTGTGTTGTTTATTGATGATATTAAAAATGGGAAGTCGGGTGTGTTTTATGAGGTGGAGATTGAATATGATCATTCGGCGGTTGTAAAGCATAAATATACGTTTGATGATATTATGGCATCCACTGTTAAACATATGAATCATATTACGACTATTATGACGTGTGCGAAGATGAGAAGTATTGAGGCTGAAATTAAGTATAGTTTATATAATGCGGTTGAGACGATGGAGCGGTCCAGATTACCGTTATTACAGACGGCGTTGTATTCAGTAGTTGATAAGGCGGATGGTGAGCGGCGATTTGTTTACATTGATAAAGGAGGCAATATATTTCAATATAATCCAACGGAGGGGTTTATTAATAAAGTTCTTTTGGTAAAAAATACAAAAACTACGTTAGGTGGGACTTTGATTGATTGTGAGTTGATTAAGTTGTCGAAAGGGGAGTGTTTTTATGGGTTTGATTTGATATTTTTCAAGAATGTTGATTGCCGAAATTATAACTTGAATGATAGACTGGCATTATTGACGAAGACTGTTGCTGAATTGAAGAAGTTCGATAAATCGTCGGGGTATTCATACACAGTAAAGAAATTTTATACAACTGATGTGTTTGGGAATGCTAAAAAAATTTGGGATAATCGGGAGAAATTATTTCCGTATGAGTTAGATGGTTTGATATTTACACCGATTCGTGGTGCTTATTTGGGGAATTTGCCTAATTTAAAGTACAAGCCGTTGGTTAGTGTAGATGTTCGGCTCATGTATCGACGAGATTCAGATTTCACAGAGTTCTATTCGCATGGGTATCCTATCGAAATTAAGGGAAAGGTGATTAATGCGTTTACTGATCATAAGACTAAGAAAACGTACTACAAATCAAGATTGACACTACATGACAATGCCCTTAAATCCATGAATGCTGTCAATAATAAGGGTGTGTTGGGAATGCCTGGGCGTGTTGAAGATCAACCAGATATGGTTAATATTGTTGAAATGGAATTCATCCCGGATGAACGCAGGTGGAGATTTCTACGGACGCGTCCAGATAAGGAGACGCCCAACGCATATAGATCAATAACGTCTGCGTTAAATGCCATTAAGGACAATATTACAATTGATGAAATATCAAAATTAAAGCACATCAAATCGCCGTTCGAAAGAATTGGGGGTGAGAACAAGGAGTGTTTCACTAAGGCGGGGTTTAATTTCACCAGTCCGTCAATAAGATCTCCAGTGTGCGATTTTTATAGGTATGCTTATAAAAGCATGTTGGACACTGCTAAGGGTAAATCTATACTTGTGCTGGGCTGTGATCTTTGTGTTCTTAATGGCTTAATTGATTCGGGGTACAGTGATATTCTTATAATTGAACCAAATTGTCTCGAGGTTTATGGAGAAGTAAAATCTGAGGGGTATCAGGGATTACGCGAGTCGTTATTGAAATTAATTCAAACTGGGAAGAATATTAAAATTATTTGGGGTGATTCAAATATTTCTGGTGGGTTAAAGGCTTTTACTAAATCAGAACAGAGTGTATTAAATAAATACAAAAAAAAGGCATTCGATACGGTTTTCATAAAATCGTTTGAGCATTCTCTATTTGACGGTGTGAAATTCGATCAGTCAAGATATACAAAATACATGGCGAATTTGAAAATTTTGGTTAAAAAAAATATTATTGGGTTATTCTTATCAGGTAGTCGTATGATGAGTTATTTAGAGAAGACCGATTGTCTCTTGCTTAAGAATAAAGACCTCCACCCACTTGCCAAAATATATATCTCAAATAATAAATTCTCTAAATATAAACCTCAAACCACGCATTTGTTTAAAATTAAGGAAAAAGTTAAACTAGTTGAGATCAAACGCGTTCAAAACTCCTTTTTAAGTGAATATCAACCCGTGGTGTTCGACAATAATATACTGACGGTTTTAAAAGAGGTTGACGTTAAACCGATCAAATGTACAACGCTGAAAAATTTTTATTCCGATTATAAGAGATCGGGATCTGGGGAGAAGATGGCTGACTATGATTGCGTGATTGCCGATTTAACTCGTTATTTTATTTCGCCAGTTTAAAATTTGAATTGAATAAATAATAATTATAAAGTATCAAGGCGGATTTTTAAGCGGATTTTGAACAACTCAAAATGCCAAGAAAATTAACCATTCAACACGCTCGCGATTTCGCAGAATCGAAATGTTGGAAGTGTTTATCTGACGTGTATATTAATTGTATGACGCATTTAAAATGACGATGCTCTGAATGTAAACATGAATGGAATGCCTGTTTTGATAAAATTAAAAATAAGGGAACTGGTTGCCCAAAATGTGCTGGAGTGGTAAGGGGAACTATTGAAGAATGTAAAGAGTTTGCTATTTCGAAAGGCTGGGAGTGTTTATCTACAGAGTATATTAACGCAATTTCACATTTAAAATGGCGATGCTCTGAATGTAATCATGAATGGAATGCTATTTTTAGTAGTGTTAAAAATGCTGGAAGTGGTTGCCCAAATTGTGCTGGAAACGTTAAAGGTTCTATTGAAGAATGTAAAGAGTTTGCTATTTCGAAAGGCTGGGAGTGTTTATCTGACACATATGAAAATAATAAATTACATTTAAAATGGCGATGCTCTGAATGTAAACATGAATGGGATGCCTGTTTTAGTAGTGTTAAAAATGCTGGAACTGGTTGCCCAAATTGTGCTGGAAAAGTTAAAGGTTCTATTGAAGAATGTAAAGAGTTTGCTATTTCGAAAGGTTGGGAGTGTTTATCTGACGTGTATATTAATTGTATGACGCATTTAAAATGGCGATGCTCTGAAAATCATGAATGGGATGCCTGTTTTTATAAAATTAAAAATGCTGGAAGTGGTTGCCCAAAATGTGCTGGAAACGTTAAAGGTTCTATTGAAGAATGTAAAGAGTTTGCTATTTCGAAAGGTTGGGAGTGTTTATCTGACACATATGAAAATAATAAATCACATTTAAAATGGCGATGCTCTGAAAATCATGAATGGGATGCCTGTTTTAGTAATGTTAAAAATGCTGGAACTGGTTGCCCAAAATGTCTATATAAGTCCGAGTCGATGATTCGCGATATTATCGAGGAAGAAATGGGCTACAAATTTCCAAACACAAGACCCGCTTTTCTAGAAGGTTTAGAACTCGACGGATATTGCCCCGAGTTAAATATGGCTTTCGAATATAACGGAATTCAGCACTACGAATATGTACCACATTTTCACCGCAACGGCGAGTCAGACTTTCTTGCCCAACGCGAGAGAGATATTAAAAAATATAAAATCTGTAAAGACCTGAAAATTAATTTAATATTAATCCCCCATAAATACACTTACCAAAAACCAAACGATTTAAAAGTATTTATAACCGACGAACTATTGAAGGTTTCATAAATTCTTGAATACCTTGTATTTGTATAAACCAACAAACGTCTTATCGGCATCAGTTAACTGGTTATAAAAATGGAATTTCTTTTCGCGAAACTTATCGGCAAAATCCATAAAAGAACCCTCCTTTACGACTTTGAGCCCGCATTTGGCAAACTCCTTATCTAAAATTTGATCATTTATGAGGTTCTCGTTATAATAGTGAGTGTTTACGTTGAACGGAAGTATGAGTTTAATTGATCGTTTTGGTGTCTTAATATCCGAATTCTTATATTTAGAGATTATGCTATATTTCTTTTTTCCATTTTCAAACACCTCCCATTTACCCTTATATTGATCTAACAACTTAATTATTGAGTCTCCATCGAACGCCGTGTACACAAACTCACCTCCTTTATCCAAAAGTCCACTAATTAACGCTGCGACATTCTTAATTCGAGCCAGGGTGTTGGTTAAATAATGCAATGCGAAAAAGCAGAAAACATTTGAAACTTTTCCATGTGTGTAGTTTTTCTGGATTTGAGTTAAATTGAATTTATATGAATCGTTCAGATTCGTATTAAATATTTTTAAAGGGGTGTTATTTGGATTCTCAAACTTGTATTTTCGCTGTAACGCCACATCAACTGCGTCCTTGTCAATTTCACAAAACAGCAAATCGTGAACGCGAGCATATCTATACGTCATCAAATCACTCGCTCGCCCACTTGCCAAATCAATAACTGTAGACGATGCATTAGCATATTGATTTATAAGACTAATCTTTCCATAATTGTTTAGTTTAATTGGTGCTTCGTGCATTTTGCTCTTATGAGCCACAAAATACATCTGATCACTGATTTTTGATTTATCCAGTACTAGATCCGAATACGCCACAGGATTTCGGTATGCGTTCCATACATTTAACTCAGTAATTTTAAAATCGTCGCCATATGTATCAGTCTCAGATTTATCGGCCTTCTCAATAAATACCCACTCTTTCTTCTTGTAGTCAAAAACCAAGCTTATATATTGTTTGTTTAAATTGGGAACGCCAGAGTAGAACAGGAATGCATTAGGGAATGTACTTGGTGAGAAGTGAATTGGTGAGAAATAGCCGTCATCGCCACCAAATAACTCGTTATGAAATGGTAGTCGTTTCAACCCCGTACCTTTTAAATCCCTAACATTTATAGTAAGAAATAAAATATACAATACCTGATTCTTTGGTGCCGCTGGATAATCCTTTAAATATGACGCAGGGCAATCCAGACAGTAAAACGTAATTGGCAATTGTTTTGATGACCACTGTTGAACCTTATTTTCTAGGAATGGCTTATCAACACGCGAGAACTCAATGAAATCAATATCGCCCTTAACCCTAGACTTATAAGCCGCAATACACTTCTTATAGTTGCCAAGCGTAATATTATCGTAAGTTACGAATTTTTCCTTTAAAATATCACCAAATTTTTTATTTCTATCATTGATTTGTTTTACATTCGTATCTTTAACAACATCACCACCATCTACAATAACTCGCCTGATAATGTAAGTATCTTTGTGTTTAACTGCTGAAAGTATACAGACGCCACACGTAACAGCTATCTCTGAATTTTCCACGTAAGATTTAGTCGCATAATAAACAACACTCTTTTCGGCATCAATAACTATAATGTAATCAATCCCCGCGTAGTTATTATTAATACAATAACTGGATTTATTAAATTCATTCAACAAACTAAAATAATCAGTTCGGTTAATCAACTGCGGTATATTAAACATATCACTCAAATGCCGAAACGGACGCTTTGGCCTCATGGATTTATTTGCCAAATTAACAATATAATTCTTTGTATTCCGACTGGAATTATAAGACCCCTCTTCAGACCCACCCGATTTTGATAGGAATTGGCTTAAATGCGATTTTAATTCCTTTAAATGTACTGACTTAAAAGACGACAGTGGCTTCGTATAATGAATCTCAATATAAACAGCATCATTATTATTCCAGTTAACATTATTCTTACAGCTTGGTTTTTTTACATAAGTCTTCTCCAAAACTAACTGAATCTTCCAGTTCCCCATAATTTTCGAATAAATATTCTTACATATGTTAAATGATTTGCCTGCGATATGCTTATGCTTCGTCGCCGTATATAAATCGCATACAACTGGTAATTTATCTAACTGAAACTTATCTGACTTTACTGACTTAATACAAGTCCCCGAACTTAATATTACCGATTTTCCCGATCTGGATACGACCTGCTTAGCGGAAGTCACATGATACTCAGGCTTGTCATTAAAATGCTTCATCCATGCCTTTAGCGTATTAACATCATTATAACACATACTAGAATTAAATATGTTTTTACACAATCTCGAATCTAACAATATCAACACCACCAATTTTTTTCTCCCATTTTTCTTAATAAGATCCAACAAGTTAGCTGAACTAACTTTAGGCAACATTCTATAATTAATCTTGTAATTTGAAGTTGTATTGTGTTCTTATATTATAAGAACTACTTCTAGATCTTTTATAAATAAAAAATTCTGTATATAATATAAAACATTCATATTCGAAAGATTTTTCAAAAATGTTATCAAAAACATCAAACCATATAGTCAAACTTTACAAAGAAGATTCCAATTGGGAAAATAAAATAGTTAAAATAATAAAACGAGTTACCACTCATGTTGGAATTTCAGAGTCAGATATTAAAAAAACAATAGAAAAAAACCTAAAATCTAAAAATTCCGATAAAAAAATCATGGAGGGATTGCGGGAATTGGTGGAAACTCCCGAAAAGCCATATGAGGAAGGCGAGAACGTAGGCCGAGCATTCCGCAAATGGAAGAATATTAAACCGCAACTACGAGGCATTCGCGTCTATGGCATGCTAGATTACGGTGGTGGCGTTGGTGACGCAGCATTCGCAATAGGGAGAAAGATACTAAAACTACCCAAGAAAAAAACATTCGTCATCGACGTAGACGAGTTCGCCGGATTTAAATACACACCACGCGACGACATCACATTCATACACTTCGACAACATGGACGAAATGAAATCCAAAGTCGAACTCATTACCATATCACACGTCATGCACCATATCGATTATAAACTATACCCAAAAATCCTCGCCATGTTTGACCGAGTACTGAGCAAGAACGGCCTGATCATGTTGTACGAGCACGACTGCTCACATAATAACATGGCACCAATTATTAATGTAGAACACTGTCTATACGACGTAGTCAATTCAAAAAAAATGACATACGATGCGTTTGTAAAAGACTTTTACGCCAAATACCTGAGCATTAAAAAATGGGAGGCCGTTTTTAGCAAGTATTTCAAGCCCGTTCACACTATTGAATTAAAGAACGCCGACAATAGTTTTTACGTGTTTTTTAAGAGAAAATAGGGTTTTTTTTTAAAAATATATGTGAAATACGAGGGTGAATGACGACTGATGTGGTGTGCTTACGGAAAGTGTATAGCACTAACAGTAGTCGGGGCGGATGCGGTATCGCGTGCTCTGTCCATGGCAAGGATAATAATCATACTCGAACTCGAGATCTTCGTCATCATCAGAGTTGAAGTCATAGTCGGGTTCTTCAGTGTACTCGCCAGTAACCCAACGACGCTTTATCTCGGTCTTGACGAGATCCTTGACTGGATCAAGTCCATATATGCGACAATCAATCTCTGGCTTGATTGTGTAATACTGGTTACCATTCTCGTCGGAGAGAGAGTTGAAGCGGAAACAATCGAGGAAGTTCTGCGTGTTCTCGTCTGACTCGTCAAAGGATGTGCTACGCGTTTGTTTGCATGCCCGCAACTCACCACGGTGTGTGATGAGGGTCACTCGGTGATTGATGCTGTTGATTCTGAGGCTGGAAATGTCAGCAGTGAGTCGCAACATTGACTTCTCGTCGTCGTTGATGTCACACCAACTACTATTACACATTCTGTTCGAGACTATACCATAGAAGTAGTAGTCGAGACTGATCGCATGTCGAATGGCTATGTAGTCAGTGGCGGGGATGAGTGACTTGGGGTAGTAGTGGTTCTGGATGATACCCCAAATATTGGGATAGTGTTCCATGAACTCGTGGCATGTCGTCGTCAGGCAGACGATGTCACCCGGTTGAAGAAACGTACATACGTGCATGTACGTGTCTGGAACCAACGAAATACGGCGGGCTTTGTGTTGCCGCTGCATGAAGTCCTTGATATTAGGGACAACTGCGGAAATATCAAGCCCACGCTCGGACTTCAAATACGCGAGAAAATTCAGCACACCACGTGCGATTTCCTTCTCGACAAGAGGCATCGAATCCATGATTACAAAGATTTGTTTTCAAAAAGGATCAGTTTGCTAAGTTTTTATCAAGTTTGATAAAAAATATTCAGTTTTTTTTACGCCGATCACAAATACCTGTCAAACAGAGGGTTGTCCTTATTTAACGCATCCTTTTTATCCTTGATCCGATCACTGTAATCCCATAACGGCTTAGAACACATGCGAAACTCGTCTCTAACATCAGCAATCGTATACCTGAATGGGTCTGATTCATTTTGTATATATACCAGTTTCTGAAAATGCTTTAAATCATTCTCATCCTGCTTAAAGACCGATTCAATACATGCCTTTGCTCGCAATTTTTCATGCTTTGGATATCCATTAGACGTCCGTTCAAAATTCGAAGTAGCACTCTGTGCCGTTGTAAATATACTCATCGTTGTATTTTTACGCAATTCGGAATCAATCTCCTTATCATCCTGTGACGAAATAATAGTCGTAAAGAAATAATGGCGACCCTCATAGAATATCTCCTTGATAGCCGACGACTTCTTATACATCTTTTTAAACGTACTAGCACAGTCATCAAGGATAAGCATAATATTGGGATTAAAGTCTAGAAAACTCAACGCGGCTCGTTCGGATTTACATAAATCCTTTCTCTGCTCAAGGGAGACTTTATTATACCTAATCGACGTCTTGTATAACTTTTTCAACATATTATCACGATCCACCAAAATCTGCGACTTTTGTTTTTTCTTTTGAATAAACTCCATCGACGACTCCTCAATGTAAATAATCGAACTGTGTGCTTTCTTAATAATAGATGTCTCTATAGCCTCCGACGTATCATCTGATACCTTATTAAACAACCTTTTTAAAATATCTATCTTATTAGCATTAATATACGCACCTGACGAATTCTTCTGACGTTTCAGCAACTTGTCCAACCATTCAACATCCAACTCCTTGCGTATAAATTGCGATGGTATCTTGTTAGTATATGCATTATTACTTGAATTTGTTGGTGCTATCACAAAAACAGTTGGTACAAAATCCCTACACAAGTACATTATCTCTTCAATAATTGTACTCTTTCCACTATTCGTTCTCCCATACACTATCGTCGTTTTATTAAGAAAATCCTTATGTGACTTGGGTAACCACCTTAACTTAGTCCTATCAGATAAAAACAATGATCTGTCGTCCGACATTGCAGTATATTAATTTACCTATTTTCTAATTTAGTATATTAATAATCAAGATTTGTCTTTAATATACGTAGTATTTTAAAAATACACATTATTACCCACTTTTCTCATAAAATAGTTTGCTACCACCGCATTTATACCAGCAAACATAATCAATATCATAGTAATAGTTAAAAATCATCCATTTCGGGTATATGAAGCACCCCCCCCACGGAAATTTAAACGTTTTATGTGATCTTTTCGGATCTAACGATTTCATATGAATTAATGGGTGATGAAGGAAAATATCTACGATTGGGATTTTGTTATCCCAACTGATGCCGACCCCTATTTATAGAATACGACGGGAGGCAACATTTTAACCCACGACGATTTGGTGGCATGGCACAAGACCAATCAGATGCCCGATTTGAGACACAACAACTTAGCGATGTTATGAAGAACGACTATTGTCTTGAGAACGGGTATGAACTCCTACGCATTAAATATTATTAAAGGATTCGTTGAGGATTACATAGTGGTGTTGTAATATTCATCAAAAAAAAATGATATTTTTCTAAAATTAGCATATTTATAAACATCGTCACAGACTCTGTGAGATTTTTTTCGTGCTGAGAAACGCTGAGAAGGTCGCAAACTTAGGTAGAGTACCTCAAAACCGCACTCCCGTCACTAATTAAGAGGAAGTTAATAGCGGACGCAACGATAGTTAGAGTACCACGGATACCATTCTGGGCGTTGATAAGAGGAGTGGTCTCGTAATCAATGTAGAACTCACGAGCACGAGAAATATTGATGTGACCAGAAGGCTGGTAAGTACCAGGGTACAAGCAGAAGGTGATAAGAAGAGCACCAACATCACGGGGAGCACGGATATTGTGACCACCATAGTTGTAAGGAATGTAAGCGTTGAAGAAACCAGAAGGGAAGTTGTTGTAGATGGGAATACCATGAGCCTTGATGGTAACATGGGTAAGATTGGGAGAGCAGGTCTCGACATGGTATGCAAGCTCGGACTTGTCACAACTGACAAGAACCAAATCCGTAGCCTGAGTGGCAAGAGGAACAACATCCACATCAGAGACATCGGCGTAGTTGGGAACCGTATTACTGTCCTCAACGAAAGTGACAACAAGACCAGTAACGCTAAGCGAGGCTACAGTCATGGGACCAACAGTATTGCCAGTCGCAGATGTAAATGTAAGAACATCACCAACACTAATAACACCAGTTGCAGACCCACCAACTAAAGTAAGAACGGGGGCGGAACCAGCGGCCTGTTCTGAGAAAGTAGCCCCAGTGGCACCAGGAACAAGAGCTACAACAGTATCGGCCGTGACAGCGGATGCCTTGGTACCACTCCAACCCTGAGTAAGTCGCTTCTCGGATGATACGGTGCAGAACTTGTGCCACTTGTCAAGATGCTGACGAGTATCATCAGCAGTGCCATTAGCATAATTCTTAACACGCATACCAACGAAAAGAGCCTCAATAGGCCACTTAAGGTTCTGGAGAAGGACAGACTCGGAACCACCCTGAGAATCGTTAGATTGACGACGGTGAACGCGAATAAGAGTGAAACCAATACGCTTGATGAAAATGTTGTGAACCTCAGGATTAACAAAGATGTTGTTAATGTAAAGCTCGATACACTTAAGATTGGCAGGCGTGGTGATGAGACCACCATTGGCGATGTTGGTACTAGCCCAGATCTGAGCGTCAGTCCAAGTGGCTGGGTATCCACGAGGAACCTCACCAGTGAGCTCAGTAGCTGTAGCCAGCTCAAGGGTGATGAAACGCTGACCGTAAGGGATGGCGACAGACGGGACCGCAAGACGAGGATCCTTGTTGCACCAGAAGAGAAGAGGGATGAAAAGCTCGACATCGTCAGTCTTGACACCAGAAGGCGTCTGAAGACCATTGCAACCTATCATCTTGGTACGGTAAGAAACGTCAGTGGCAGGAACATTGCTACCCTCCCAATTAGGCTGATCGAGGAAACCCGATTGGACATCCTCCTGTCCGACACATCGGTCCCAAGCAAGCTCCTTGTTAGGCTGGACAGAAAACTCACGATGGTAATTGACAGCATCGCTAGTGTACTCATCAAGAGGGTTGCCATTAACCTCGAACTTAACATTCTTAAGGAGACGCTCACCAGGGTAAGCACACCAACGAACAAGATTCTGCCTGCTGGTGGGAATCTCGGTGTTATCGGGATAACGGGTCGCGAGGACGGGCTGCTCAATGACGGCATGAACAACCATATCATTGAAGAAATCACCGAACTGGGGGATGCTGAAGGTAATCTTGCCTCCGAGTGAAGCCGTACCAGCACTGTTGGTGACCTTGTTGTATTCATAACCAATGGCCGCAAACGGCTTGAAATGAGCGTTAGTAAACAGAATATGAGTACGCTCAATATCGTAGAGAGTAGGAGTTGAATCCTTCTCACCACGTTGTTGACGAAGTGCACGAGCATCATCGATACGCTGCTTGAGGAGAGCCGAAGCCATCAACATACGATCCTGTTTACCGTCGTTTGTAATAAGTTGGAAAATACCACCAGTTGCCATTGTTAAGTTTGTTAATTAATTTAGATTATATATATAAATATAAACTATTTTCGAAAAATAAATAATTTGATAAAATGAGGTATATACAATATAACTGGAAAAATCACCAATGTGATATATATCCAACATTGCCGTATATACACTATATTACACTGGACTGGTAGTAATTTTTTATTTTTCGAAAATAGGTTTTATATTTATATTTCAAAAAAAATATATTTGTCTAATATAGTACAATAAAACAAATTTTTACAAGTAAATAAATTATGATTTTAATACCCATACGAACAATCCCATGTAGAACCGTCTGTCCACATAATCTTGTTCTTAATCCAAATGCCCATTTGCATTTTTTTATTCATGTAAATAACAACCAAATGTCCCTTAACTAATCCATGATATTTACCATTAACTATAATTGTGTCTTTCCACTTATTGTGAATAATATCGTGATTTTTATCATCACCATCAATCCAAATACCAGTTATAGTTTTTTTGATAACTTGTATAAAAGCACAATACAAAACCAAAATGGTCACTATAATTATAACTACAATAATGAGGGGATTAGGATTTTCTGAACGTCGAACAACATCCTTTACCTTTATTAAATTTCTCAACTCAAGTTTTTCTTGATCACTGAAAGACATATTATTATTTTAAATTGAATTATTTGAGGAACTCAAATCCTTCTTTATACAATTCTAAAGAAAAGTAAGTATTGTTATATATTATACATACGAAAGATTTGAGTTCCTCAAATAATTCAATTTAAAATAATAATTTATAAACGAAATGAGTTCTAACAGAATACAACTTTCTAAAGATGCGTTAGTTACGGCGAATAGTTTAAGAAACAACAACCTACAAAAAAGAAATCTGAAAGAAGTGATAACAGACATTATTAGACGCATTAGTCAAGAGTTGATAAATGCCCATCGGGAAGGCAGTCATCATATAATTACGACAATGCCCATCACATTTAGCATACCTAATATGTCAAATACCGATAGTCAAAGATACATTTACGCGTCCGTTATCGACGAGTTAATTTCCAAGGACTACCGCATTTGGATAGCCCCCGGGAAAGACGTTTGCAAAATTAAAATTACATGGATGAGCCCTGAAGACGAAACGGAAATTAAATACCAAATGCAGTTAATCGCCAAACACACTAAAAAATTCTAATCATATTCTAGGTCTTTCATTTTAATTTTAAGTTTATTAACCATACCTCGGTACGCTGATGTATCTATGTCACCGCCATATTGAGTCATTATGTATTTTGACGGCGATTGTAAAATTTCTTTAATTGCATGCCCTTTAAAAATTCTATACAAAAATCGAGTCATCTCTTTAATTTTGATATTATCACAAATTTTTTGATAATATAAATTGGTATATGTAGTAGCACAGCAAAATGAACAAAAACAACCATATGTGCTAATATTATAATCAGTATTTAACCCAGAATGCTCGATTATTTTAGGTATAAATACAGGCATGTTATCAAAATTTAAGTCGCAATACCAACACTTTAGGTTCGTTTTTTTGACCCATGAGTTTAAATTGGTAAAAATCGATGGAAAATCATTATATGTTACGATGGGGTTATCTATATTTAACTTCTCTATGATTTGTCGTTCAAAAATGTCATCCAGTGGGATACAGTCTTTAATAAAAACACCTCTGAGAAATAGTATTTTTGGTATTTTGTATTCTTTAATGTTCATTATATAAAATTAGTCTTATAATACGTGATCTGCTTTCCTCTTAATTATATTATTTTAATGTCTTAAATTCAAAGTAAATATTTTTAAATTATTATTTATTGTTCTTATAATATAAGGGCTTGATCAAGTTTATACAAAAACTTACTTAAAGAAATAATTCATAATTTAAATAGTAATGAGTTCATATTCATTTGGAACAGAATATGGCACTGATCAAATAAATGTCGGCTCAGACAATATAAGGGATTATTTAAACGCAAATGATTCAAATAGCATGCATCAAATTAACACGATCAGAGATCGCGAAGTAAGATTAATAAAGAAAATTAAACAATATACACCAACATGTGATCAGAATAGAAATAGAACATCAATTGACTTTTGTCACCCCAATGTTTATTCACAGGATGGTGTATACGATACGCGTCGGCGACGTGATATTATTGATAACATAGAGAACAATTATTATTCAGGCAGGCAACTACGGGTTAACAACTGCCTACCCAGCAAATTAAAGAAAAAGTCGTCGGGTGATACAACAGTAAAGGAGGGTTTTGGTGTAGACGATGTTCAATATTTACAGGATGAAATGGAAGATTTAGAAAAAAAGAATAATATGCTAGTACTTTTCATATTTTTCCTAGTTATCGTCGTCCTCGTTCAATATGCCAAAGTAAATAACGACAGTAAGCCAATGCAGTTGATGTTTATCCCGCAATCGGGCCAAACGCCGCAAATAGCACAGGTTTTGCAATCGGCACAATCAACAGCCACAGGCATTAATTATTAAACGCCAAACATGGCAAATATCTCTTCCGAGTTACCCCCCTCAGCACCGCCATTGCAGCATTCACCCTCGCCAGCCATCATATCACCACCAAACTTTGGATTAACTGGTAAATTATCACCATCGAAAGCGACATTATCACCACTATTTAGTGCTTCAACAAATTCATCACCTTCACCACCGGCAACCTCTTTCTTATACGAGCTATATACTACACCGTCATGGAGAAATAAAATAGCAAGGGTTGCTGCAAAAATGTATAATCCTAGCTTCCCAACGATCCAAAATGGTGTTCCTTTTTTGCACGGATAAATTACTGTAATCAATATTAGAATCATAATGGTCAAAATAAGCGTTGTATAAAATTTACTGCAAAATAACCCGTTCATCCCACGGGAAGCGAACGTTACCCCGCATGTGTTTTTTAATGATTCTGATAATTCGATTGGCATTTTAATTTATTGAAATTATTCTTATATTATAGAAGTTATATTATAACGTCGTATATTATTGCGGGTTTTTTTTTGTCTAATTAGTTAAAATCATCTAAGGTAGTTCCTTCATCCATAGTAGTATTAAACATATCAGAGTCGTGTAAATTCTGCAATATATCATTGTCTCCTTCTAAAATTCTGGCCATATTGCTACTATTTACCTCAATAAAATTAGAATCACTAGAATTGTCATCATCGTCAACATCGTCAACATCTTCTACAATTACACTCGGCTCTTCCTTCTTAGGTTGACTTCTCTGTTGACTTCTCTGTTGACTTCTCTGTTGTATAGGTCTTGATGTGGGAACATCGTGCGTTTCGATTTTTTCAGCATTGTTATATTCACCATGTTGTTTGTTAGAATTAGTATCGACACTTAATTGCGATACACTGGGCTCTGACTGTCGTTGACCATATTGGGAATTATGCGAAGATTCATTCGACTGAGCGAAAAACCTCTGAGTTTGCATTTGATCATGCTGACTGCCTTTATCAGCCTCAAGTGTTTGAATTTTATTTTTTAATTCGATAATAATCTCATTAAGCTTGTTTTCGTTTTCTTTTTTGGTGATGTATGCTCGCTTAAGTATGTTTATCTGCCTCTTTTGATCATATTTTTCCTTTACGAGTCTCTTAATTTCAACCTGCATCTTCTCAGCGAGAAGCCTGTTGACGGTTTCGTTTTTGTTAGTCTTAGTTTGTGTTGCAATAAATCTCTGATAAAACCCCTCACGCTCCAAAATAAGACAGTCTATAAACTCATCCTGTAGTAGACGCACATTATCCTTGTCTTTGTGATAATCGATAATTTTGGCCATATGTTCATCAACTATCTTCCTAATAAACGACTTCATCGATTGATTAAGAATAAGACGCAATACGCCTATTTTCTGCGTAAATGTCAGTGAGTTAAAATAATCAGTGGGTACGAAATCACTCGTAAGTCTGTCGATACACTTAGAATACGAAATACTGGCAAATCCAATCGTGATGAAATAGTGGTGCAGTCCAGAAATTGACTTCTTGTATAGTTTAGGATTCGTTAATCCCTTCAAAAACGCATTTAACGTATGTTTGTAACCCTCGGTCACACTTGCGACTGAGCCATTTACCTTTAATTTCTTCGCCTCGGTGTATAGGTGGTTGTAGAATATATCGACGTAATATGCACTCATTATTTCAAAGTTTTCCATCGTTTTTGTGGAATAGTTGCGTCTATCAAGTATCCTGTTCTCCATTTTGTTAAAAATCCAGTATAATTTTCTTATATAATATAAGAATATCGATTAAACATTTATAACAAAAATAGAATGACCAAATATAGATTCTTTAGAAAAGAAACAAAGATGTGTTTATTAAACGATTCAAACTGTTAGATATACACTATAAAAAATTATTTCATACAAAATAAATAATTGCGGGCTCAGTGATTTTTATGTTAGGTTTTTTCGTTTATAAAATATATAAACATAAATTTGAAATTGTAATACAATTTTTCGAACAAATATTGTATAAATAAAACAATTATGACAAGCAATATTATAGTATTTAAACCACCGGAAATACAAGATGTGAAATCTAATAAAACAGAGCGAGAAATCATATATGACGCGTTTGTAAAAAATGCAAGTATACCACCACACCATTTTGAGATGTTTATGGAAATGGAAAATGTGGAAGATGCGAGTATTGGTATACAGTCCACATTACCATCCATTCTAATTAAATCAATACTGCCATATTGCACACCAATAATCAAAACTATGCCTGAATTCACCGTGAAAGCTAAAACAGTTGATATTTTTAATAAAAAAAAGGTAGATGATCGAACAGTAGAAAAATACTATGGTGTGTCTATACAGTTGGAATATCCTATAGAATGTAAATTCGAGTACGACAGAGTCATTGATGAAAATACGCGGCTTGGTAAAGTGGTTATACCAAAACATGAAACATTTAGAATTGTGGGTGTTATCATACCAAAGAAGATAGTTAAGAACCAAGATACATCATTTTTAAACCACATTCTTGAATTGCCGGCGGTTGATATTTTAAATGCGGGTAACTTTGGATTAATTGATTTTCAAAGCGGTACTTACACACAGTCTAGATTGCGTGATATAACGCCACAAACATTATCCAAAACTCACGATACAATATACTTTGAATCAGATACCGATGCAAGAGGTAAAATACAAATTATAGACAAGTACATTAAATACATCGACACATTTTACCAAAACAACATGACTATGGTTTATCGGTATTTATACAGTTTGCCATTCGCATCACATATAACTGAGCAATCTCGATTGTTTAACATTTTTAACCCGGAGTTCAACAAGAAAGCTAAAAAAACAGTGCATAATCCAATAGCCGTTCTAATTGCTAAGTTAATACAAACGCAAGTGAGCAACAGTGAATACGCCAACGACTTTATGTTTGATAATCATCAAATATTTGATCAATTGCATCAAATTATGATGCTGGGTATATCAAATCCGTCAAGTAAAAAGAAATTGCAGGAATTAGACACGAAGAAGCTGCATGATGAGACCATCGTTGAATTTAACAAATTAAAATTCCAAAAGAAGTTGGAGTATGCTAAGAAAAAATCCATCGCGTATAATAAGTTTAAAGTACATCGTTTGATAGATTTAACAGCAACGCAGACAAAAATCGTTAATTTAGAATTTGACAAAATGGAGAAATTTTACCAATCTATTCAAAAACATGGCGATGATTTTAAAGTTGTAAATTCGTTGTTTTGGGCTATGCAAAATGACAAATCAGACATTATTAAAGAAAAACTCGGTGAACTGGACAAACTGGTCAAGATTCCGAAGAATCTGGACGATCCAAAATTAACGATGCTTCAAAATTCTAAAAAAATTAACTTGATATGCCCACATGTCATAGCAAAGGCACAACATATGATAAAACCATCGCAGAATGAACTGGTTAAAAGTGGTTTAATTCGGGGATATTTAATTAACAAATTCTCACTGCCCGTAAATGCCGATGGGTATTTTTGTCGAATATGTGGCGAATTGATAGCCGAGGCGGATGCTGAAGAAATTTTAAAGTATGTATCAGGAAAACGAGTATCATTTGTGATGGAGTATGATAAATTGAAGACTCAAATGTGGAAGGAGATTGCCCATATAGTGACTTCGTATATCAAGTTTAAGGATGCTGTCAACCATAAGAACATCATAACATCAATAACTAATACATTAAGACCAGAAATGGGTACAATTGAGGCAAATTTAGCCAAAATCAAATCTAACAGCAAGGATAGCATCAAGGATTTAATGCGTATATACACAGTTATTTACACGTTTGCCATAGTTGTCAATATGATAAACAAGAACTACGGTAAGATAACATTCGCCATGCGACCCAATTCAAATAAACAATCTAATAAAATGGGTGGGGTGAAAAGAAACAAACGGCGTAAAAAACACAAACATCGCGAAAGTCCCATCGTGGAAGTATCGGGTAATTCTGGTGATGATGAATCAGACATAATTGAAACCACTAATGAAACCACTGGTGGAAATCAGCAGCCGCGGGAAAATCAAAAGATATTGCAAAATATTATTAATAATGCATTGTTTTTGATCATGCGAATTTTAAACGTCACAATTAATAATGTGACTAGCATAACCATGGATTCAGTTAAGCCCATTTTAATTAAGGCGTATAAGTGGGCTGTTGCGTTACAAGTTGAAACCAGTCAAGGAGTTACTAAAAAAGAAGTTAACCATGAAATTATATGCATTAAGAATGACAAAATTTACAAATACATTTCGTATGTTATGGATTTAGTTGAATACTGTAAGAATAAGGGTAAGTCATCTAAACGTTCGCATGATATAAAAGCCGTTTTGGGACGTAGTTGGGATAAAATCGAGGCGGACTTTAAAGAAAACATGAGTATCTATGCCACAGCAACTGTCCCCGAACAATGGAGTGATACAAAAACAGGGAAGTATAAATATGGTAGTTTTAAATTCCTGATAGATTATGTTAAAAATAAGATGTATAATGAATTTGCTGTTCCTTATACACAACCGTTATTAGATCATGATAAAAAATACGCATATATTAAAACTTTAGAAGACGAGTTGTATCAGACACATAAACGTAGAGAATTGAGGCCGTTTAATAATGTATTTTTGCAAGAAAATTATATGCTAAAATTTAATGATTTTAGACCCAAAAACATTAAACTTGACAAATACTACGATAATAATGGTAAACGACATAAATTCGATATATTTGTGTATCAAAATGCTAACTCCAAAGGTGTGTTATCTGGACCCAAACGTGAATATGTTAAATCCGACGTTAATACATGGTTAAAATCACAGGATATCAAGAAAACTACTGAATTTAAGCATTTATTTATAGTTGATGAACGGTGCTCTGTATGCAAGACACTGTTATCTCAGACTAAAAATGTGTCGGTAGAAAAGGCCATGAATAAACTAGATGATTTGGCTGTGTTCTTTAATTACTTTGAAAATAGGTGTCCGAAGGGTGGGTTACACAATTTTATAATAGCCGTGCAAAAAGGCAAGGAAAGTAGTTGTGCAAAGTGTGGCATTACTAAATCAACAATTGAGTCATGTGATAAGAAATACTACGATAAATACATAAAGGTTTATGACAAGATAATGGTGGAAAAATTATCAATTGAAAAGACAGATATTTCAAATATTTCAAAAATGACCAAAGATATAGTAGTAAAGAAGACTTATCCTGAATGGAAGATCAACACCGCACCCATTTTAGAACTGTCCCGAACATTCAAAATTAAATACAATATATGGGTTAATCTTGGACTGACAATTAATCAAAAGTTTAGTTTGATTGAATCAGAAAAGATCAACCCATCCATATCAGCAACACCCGAGACACTTATATTGCGTAATACACAATTACACAGTTATTATTTACACATAGTTACTTTGTTTTACATTATTAAAAATCACGATATAGTTAAAAATATCCCATATGATTTAAAGCAACTCATGGCAAAAAATAAAGTACGCGATTTGCATAAAAAACTAATAAATATAGATCAGAGTATTCTGGAAAAATATGACTATTATAAAGACCATTTGTCGCCGCTGAATGTGTCAAACTTCATGATGCATTCCATTTCGTCTACCATTATCAACATGTATAAATCCATGCAAAAAGCAGGTATGAATCTCGCACACGACGTGATTAAATTTATGATAACCAGCATCATCCAATCAGAGAAAATGTTATCAGAGCCCGATTTAACTAAATTTTCAACATCTGTAATTGCATCCAATGACATTGATCTAAGTGCTGATATAGCGGTCATGTCTGACATCGAGGGCGACGACGTACAAGATGGTTATGTGTCTGCGGCCGAGTCTGAAAAATCATTAGGTGAGTTATCTGACGCAAACCCTGATGATGAATTTGCAACTGGTGATTTGGATATAGAAGCTGACGCAGATGAAAATTTGGTAAATAACGCTATGGATTTTTAGTTCAAAATTGAATTTAAGAACGGGAAATTATAATATCACTTCAACCAAACAACCGAATCAATTCAAAATGAACAATGAAGTAAACGACCTTGACTTACCCGACTTCATTGACCTATCCACAATGAATTTGCGGGATTTGGGACCTCCGGTCACACAGCCAACGGAAAAGAAATCGTCTACTGCGTCTCAGTATATACATGAGTATGACGACGAAGTTCATACGTTGATTATGAAATCAACCATATTGAATCAGATCACATTGATTCAAGAAATCGACGACACTGAGGACAAGACTGTTAATCACCAAATGTTCAACATTCTCAAGAATATGTTAATTCTACATGGCAAAACCATTTCCAAGATGCCAGCGTTTATTACGGAAATCGAGAACTATATGACTCTATTGGAGTTAACCTACAGCAGGTTTGTTATTCACAAGATGATCAAAAATCTTAGATGTGGTGACCACAATAATAACGTGCACTTCCTAGAAGCGAATACCGTAGTTAGCAACATCCCGCCAATGACGGTAGAGGATCGTATTGCCATTGAGGAGAAACTACCACAGTTTCGATATTCACGCCAGATAAAAAAGAAGCAGAAGCCGTTTAACGTCGGTGAGATCGTCGGTGCGAAGGATAAAGAAAACAAGTGGTGGTTAGCACGCGTACTACATCGACACGATGCACCCGACTGTGCCGATCACTGGTATTACATTCGGTTTGAGAATCATGGAGCAAATCACGACGAGTGGATCTCCAGCAAAACATACCGAGTTCGATACTTTAATGCTAAGAAGCACTTCCTGAAGAGAAAACGCATTATCGTACATTAAAAAATATTGCGAATTCAATATTAATATTTATTTTTCATACTAACGATCATACAAGAATAGTAAACCCATACAACAGGGGCTCAGTATGTTCCTCGGTTGCTATGGTGTCACTTGCCTCACATACGCAAGTGTAAAACACTGGTGGAAACAATGGTGCGATCCGCAGATGCCTACACAAGGTGAACACAATATCTCTAGCGTCCTTGTGTTCAGTGCTATCTAGGGCAGTGTTTCGAAACACAGCAGACTACATTCGGCAAAATTCCAACAATTTTAGCATACCCTGTGTGTCAGGTTTCGCAAATAGGGCACAAGGACCTTCACAACATTGGCGGTCTTTGATGGTAGTAGAGTACTCATTCCTGGTTTTCGGTTAGTTTATATTTAAGAATCTATTATATTCAATTTTTGAATATGTACTTTCGATTTTTGGTGTGGTCATATATATCTGTACGTTATTGATATAATTACAATAATCATTATAAGTAATAATAGTATTACATCGAACCCATAATCATAGAAAAGTGTGTCAACGGCTCTAAATGGCATTGTTATGATTTTTATTATTTATTTTACACACGTGCATAGCGGCAATTTTACCTGATTCTCACGCACTTTCCATGGAAAATATACCCTTTGATGTATCTGTCCACCCACCCGCTATAAATAAATTATTAATATGACTTATAACCACTCGTACTTAATTAATATGATGTAGTTAGTGCAGCAATACCATCACCAAATACAGTGACAGTTTTCATTTAATTATAAATATCCACTTTTTATAAATATCCACTTTTTATAAATATCCACTTTTTATAAATATCCACGCCAGTGTCATAGTTACTGAGTCGGCAATGTCATCCAAATTCTTCTTATTGACATTTGCAATCATATGTTCGGCGTTCTTTGTTTTTAACCAGTATTTCATGTTAGCAATACTGTGTTTCTTATTTGCATCATATGTTTTTGCATATTTAGCAATGAAAAACTGGCGTGTTTTGTTCTTGTCTAAGTTAATTTTGTTCTTTAGTGATGGTCCAATAATTTCCATGGTACACTTCGGTGTGTTTGTATTAGTTGCATCACGCGATTCGACATTTTTAAACCTATTGTCGGGTGTTGCGTAGTGATATAAAACCTGCGAACAAACACTGTTGCTTTTATTATTGGGACCCATTTGGTATTCAACTAACACGTGATATGACTCTAAGTCTGGTATACCACGCATATGGGTTTCATCAACGTACGTTAAATATCCTCGAAGCCTATTTGCTCGTAAAATCACATCAGTTTCCTTTACTTTTTTGCCAGGAATTAAATCGACGACATCTAAAACCAATGGTTGAATTAACGTGTCAAGTAAATTGTATAAATCGTTTATGCTATCAAGTGCCGTTTGGCAAATTTCTGATGCAGTTGCGTTTGGATTTGCGAACACTACACTATTATCAAATGATAATTTAATATTGGACAAGTCTGATTTCCAATTATTATTAAATTTAATAATGGATAATGCCAAAGATTTTGATGCAACATCGTAACTTAAAATGTGCATTGTATTTTTACGTGGCGTTATATTATCAAATGTTTGTAAAGTTCTTTATAATATAAGAATATATGACATAAATTTATAGGATAATATCAATTAAACTTTCATCGTGTAATCAAATATACTATTTAAAATTTATCATGGAGAATAATCTTAACGATCCAAAAAATATAGCTGGGTTATCCAATTTATTAAGAGATGATGATGTCGATTCAACAATGGATTTAGCGGAACTAGAACGTGAAATAGCCAGTGGTGCCGTACTCGAATCAAATGAAGAGGTGAATGTTGCTGACGAATATCGAAAAGAGATGGAACGATTATCTCGTAATTTTGACATTGGCATGACTATAACCGAACCTGAACCGATGTCAACACAACTTGACAATGATTTTACCCCATCACCTGTTCATTCTGTTAGATCTAGACATTCGCCAAAAAGTCACTCACCCCCAGCAACACTTTCACGAAATCATTATAATTCACCACGCCCGGGTCAATCATATTCCCAAGACTATGACAGTGGTGGGGACGACGCATATGAACCGGGCGATAATCAATTGCGTATTATGACACAAGAAGAAAGGAAACAGGACCGAATCAATCAAGTGTTGCATGACATCGATGACAGAGAACTGGAGTTTAATATCGAAAAAGAGAAAGATGAAGACGATAAGGCATCTCTATTGGAACAGATCGACATGTTAAAGATTACATTAGAGGATGACGGCGTTGATGTATCTGGCGTACCACAGATTACAAAAACCAGCAGTATGAATGATGTACACAATGTGTATAAAATTCTGCGTCTAAAAAATGACAGAAATCGATACTGTAGTTTTGCCGAAGAATTAATCCTATCTGGTGCATATGGTATGGAATATTTATTTGATGGTAAGAAAGAGTGGTTTTCAAAACGCCCTGATCTCACGGGATGGTCATCAACGGTTAAAGTTAAGCTACGTCGTATGAGATTCGAAACTTCTACATTTGTACAGGAAGTTATGCAAGAATATAATATGTCTGCTGGGATGCGTTTAGCATTAGAGTTACTTCCATCCATGTTCCTATATAGCAGAAATCGGCGATTAAGCCAAGACGACAACTTAGTGTCGGATGCGGATTACAAAAAAGCAATTAGCAAGTTAAATTCGATGTAAAAAGTGAATTATCATTATGAAGTATTATAACTTCTGAATATAAACAGATATAAAACATTACACAATGAGCATCAAACAGATGCTGGAGCAACTAGAATTGTATGGTGCAAAGGTAATGGATCAGGCTGATTCTACATTTAGTTGTCAGTGTCGGTTTAGTCACACGTTTACATATGAAAAGTTAGAGGATTGGTGTAAGATGTGTCAGACGCCAGATTTCCAAGAGAGTTTGATTTCTGAGATTAATGCGGAGTTGGAAGAGTTGGATAACAATATTCAAGTATTTAAGGTAACCCAGTATGGTGTAGTGACTGTTATTTGCCCGATTGGGCATATTACTGACTATGATATTGATGATATACCAAACGAATGTACTAAGTGTAATACAAGAACAATTGGATCTGAAAATGACATTTGGCATGATTATACTAAAAACATCAATGTCACTCATATGGATGATTCTGACATTGAATATTCATCCGATTTTATTGAAGATGATGATTACGTAATGGATTCCCTAAATTTACGTGATTGCAACAAAACGGGATTGTCATATGAATCAGATGACGATAATAACGATGAAGACACCGATGTCGAATACGAAACAGACCCAACCGCTACAACATATGAAGATATCAATGAAGGCGATTCATGCTGCGATGACTGGTTTACTAAGTGGGATAATCTCTCGGATGATGACACTGGCGAAACATTGATGCATAACCATCGTCAATTACCTATTAATCAGCATAACTTATTTAAAGAATTTTCCGAATTCAGTATTGATTCGGATAGCAAATTAGATAGCACTTTTTACGCCAAGAAAGTTCGTACAAGCGAATTTCGAGTAAACAACATTGATTTAAATATTGAAGAACTTTTCAAACCAATCTGTGATAATACCCCAACAGAGACCCCCAATAGAGCGATTGATAAAGAATTCGTCGTAGTTATTGAAGCACCTGAGGCGTAATTGTATTATGGAGTTTTAAAAATTACGGAAAAAAGTTAACAAAATCTTACTTAACAATCGGTGAATGGGCATCTCAATTCAAATCAAATTTAAGACTGCTGTTGTATTGTTTACACTTGGGGCAATAGCCCTTGGTACGTGGTTAGTCCATAGGGACATACAGACGAATGTTGCTGAAAAGGCAAGTATGGAATATGTCGAATGTGATATTATTATAAGCCTTCCAAGTCTTGAGAATGGCATTGAATCGTTACATAACAATTAGAACTATGTATTTGCCAATGAAACATATTCATTCACTGACGATACGCCAAATAAGGCCGTATCCCACACATTCTGTTTAAGCCTTGACAACCCATATGCCGTCACCCCATGTGTTAAAGACAAGGTCTTTCTGACTACATTGTACCTTGTTGCTGGGTGGTTTGTTGGTTGGTGTATCTTAGGCATAATGTGGGTGTGTCGCGAAAATCCCCAGAAGCATGTTATTCGTTTAGGCGACCAGCAAATCAGCGACATTGGCTCTAGAGTCTAAAGTACATAAATATTCCTAATAGAAATATATTATATTTTTTGTCAAAATTGAATACTATTTTTATTAACATAATCATTGAATATTAAACCCTTTAAACGCATAATTCTTTAGTTCTAATACAACTTCAACATACAAGAACAACCAATAACAAATGCCCAAACTATCAAGACAACAGCAGCAAATTATGAAGAAGGCAAACAATCGATTCAATTGGCAATTCAACAAGACGTTTTTGCCAAAGTATATGAAAAGCAATGTTGAATTGCCGTCGTCCACAATATTAGAAACACATAAGTGGGCCATTCAAGACAGGATTGATTTTAAGCACATTTGTGTTACAGTTGACCCAGCATCCTGTGTTGACGCCGATGATGGATTCTCAGTGTATTCTGAGACCGTTGACGATGTTGAAAAATTATATTTGGCGATACATATTGCCGATCCGACTCATTTCATTCCACACGACTCCGAACTGTTTCAGGCGATATGTAAGAATTCCACCACACATTATCCATCTATGAATCAGTCCATTCATCTTATGCCGCGAGACATTGTCAATGCGGCCAGTCTCATGACGGCATTTAATACAAACACTGGTGGTGAACGCAAGAATGCTATTTCAATTGTCACGGAAATTGACCAGAGTGAATATTTGCCATGTGGAACTCCTGAACTTCAGTTTACGCGAGTTATTGTTACACCACATGATAGATTTTCATATGATCAGGCTGCGTTGTATTTGTCGAATCCTGGTGAGTTTAAAGTCAATTTGAATAAGTTGAAATCTTCTTATGATATTAAGCGACGTAAGCATGTACAGGTGTTTAATGTTGCGTTGAGTATTTCCAAAGCGTTGCGGGCGGCTCGAACGACAATTGGTAAGAAATTGGAGCACTTTAGGTCTAACCTAAAATATACCAACGGCGTGGTCGAACTGTATGAAGATTACGACAACGTCAAGGATATGAAATCTGTGATTGCCGAATTTGCCATATTTAGCAATTCGTTCATTGGTGAGTATTTGAATACTAATGTTGAAAAAACATTGGGGATTTACCGAGCATGTAATACGGACGAGTTGGGTGCTGAGGTGAAGTCTCAGAACCCCGACGATATTACGGGTGACCAACTTATGGACAAAATTATTAAGACGCATACTGCGGCGACTTACACGCAGACAAATGATTCGCATGGACTTGTCGGAGCGTCGAAGTATACACATTTCACGAGTCCGATTCGTCGAGCCTCAGACTGTATTTGTCATTATCTCGTGAAGTATATTCACAATCGGTTAAAAGACCCTGCTACCTATATTGAGAAGCCATTCGAAGATGATCAATTGAATAACTTGATTCTTCACATTGATCAAAAAAGCAAGGAGGATCGTAAACTCCAGTATGCCGACACGAAATTTCGAATTATTCAGGCGATTAATAACATTGTCCTCACTGATGGTACTATTCAGTTGAGCATTAAGTTCACTGGATATAGAGGTTCATATTTGAATTTCTCTATTAAGCGGGTTAATGAGTTCTACACATCTGTGTCGTACACACTGAAGTTAAAAAAATATCCTCAGGAATGTGTCGATTACCTGACTAATTTCGACAATGGGTTAGAAGATCCCTATCTATCTAGCATGATGGTATTTAACATTACTCAGGTTAATATCCCACGAAAATTTGACACTGGAACACTGCCAGAATTCGATATGTACATCAACGGATTAGAGAAGCAGATCAAGGACGCCGCTGTCGACCAATTGGAAGAACAAGAATAATTTGATAAACTCAAATTATTCAACATATTATATTTTCAAAAAATAATATCTTGAAAAATATAGAAATCCCGTGAGACTTTTTTTCGGGTTGAGATACTCTGAGAGCATGAAAACTCACGTAGAATAGCGTAAAACTGCAGACCCATCTTTGATCAAAAGGAAATTAATGGCATCGGAAAGGCAAATTAAATTAACTCGATTTGTATTAGAAATTCTTCCACTCGTACTCGAATACTTAAGATAGAACTCACGAGCTCGGGACAAGTTAATGTGTCCACTAGGCTGATGATCACCAGGGTAAAAGTTAAAATTCATCATATACCACCCTCTATCGAGAGGTGTGTTCATCTTCTCACCATATCGATACGGTAAGTACGAATTGTAGAACGATTCGTTCGACTCACAATAAATCACAATGCCATGAGCCTTAACCTCCATTGTCGAAATCGTAGGAATCTCCTTATAGTACCTAGCCACATTAATAGCAACCTGAGGTGTAAAAAGCTCAAATGTGGTCGTCGCATCGGGAACGAATCCACCCCACACGCCGTTAATTGTGATAGTGGCTGATGCACCATCATATGCAATAACAGTGTATCGGTTATCAGAAATATTCGTCGGCGAATAGCCAGTTCCACCAGTAATGACAAAATCGTAACCAACGTAGGCATTGGGTGTAACATTCAACGCAAGACCACCAGTTTGTGTGAGCGTAGCTGTGTTGGTAGTCGGTGGCGTTGCAACATTAACAATACCCAAAGTTTGTAATGAGATATTTTTAGCAGCAACCGGCACCTTGATGTCAACAACTTCTAGCGTAGAACTCGACTGCCAGTATTGACTTAATGCCAAGTTAGTCTGAGGCTTAAATGCAATATACAAACATTCAGTAGGCCACTTAAGTTCATTAAGTCGAATTTCCTGATCATCGGTTAAAAGCGTTGCAGTGTGTCGACCGTGCACACGAATAAGCGAGAATCCGAACTTTTTCATGAAGATGTTGGCAACATCGGGATTCATAAAGATATTGTTCATGTATAATTCACACGTCGTGATAGTTGGGTTATTATACAAACCACCTCCACCATAATCAGCAAACCCAACAATTTCAGTAACTGATGCAAACGTGACATTAATGTCAGTCTGACCGAATGGAATAGCCCCATTGGGCAACGAATTGTGTATCTGTCTAAACCAAAATAACAGCGGTATCCACAATTCAACATCATCATGAGATTGCTTAAATGTCTGGTTACCATCTCCAAACCAGCGATATTCTCTGTGAAGATCATAAGTCGGGTCGGCAGTCAAATGAGCTACATGGGGGATCTCCTGCCCAATATTTTTAAGCCATCCATTTCGCTTGGCGGGTGGCACATGGAATTCATAAAAAGCATTGTAATCATCACTGGTTGTATTATCTAGAGGATTTCCGTTAATAGTAAACGCAACTTTAGATAACAATTTGTGACCCAAATACGCAACATATCTAACTCGGTCCTCGGGGCTCTTTGCTGACAAACCTGTCAACTTAAGATGCAGAACGCAGTCATTAATGAAATCACCAAATACAGGAAGTGAGAATTTGGTAGTAGTGCCAAATTTAGCAGAAGCATTGAGTTTGTTATATTCAAATCCAGATGCAACAAACGGTTTGAATGAACCGTTCGTAAAAACGGCATGCGACTTATTAATCATATTAATAGTGGGGATCCACGACTTATCCAGATCAATATATGAGGTTTGTGTACCTGCTTTAAGGGCCTTTTCCCTATTAACTTTTTCAATAAGCTTCAGGCGATGTGACAAGTATCCAGTTGCCATCAACAATTTATCTTGGATGCCATCATTGGTAATTAATTTGAATATTCCTCCAGTTGACATTGTTTATTAAATTAGATTCTATATTAATTATTTTATAAAACCTTTAGAAAATAATTAAAAGTGTTTTGAACTCAAAATTGAATATCAATATTAGTCATATAATCCGCTGCAATACTCATTAACTGAATACCTGTTTAAATGATCAAGGGTGGTATATACGAAAACAAATATGACCAATTAAATTATAATATAGTTGAAGGCGTTAAGATATACACGGGAACAACAACATACAGCAACAAACAGTTAAATAAGAATATCACATATTATAAAGATTTGATGGCACCCGAAGACAAAATATTCACACAATTGGTTCCCAGCACATTGACGGCAAAGGGTAAATTCAACAATATTTGCTTTAATGAAGAAGAGATCATAGATATGCTGACAGTCCCCGTTGGTGGGTATATTTTAAAAATTGGGTGTAATTATGGTGTAATTTTTAACCCATCGCCTGATTATGTAGCCCCACCTGGCAGGGTACGTGTATCAAACAGAGGTAGAAAACCAAAGACAAAACCAAAGTCAAAGCGAAAGTTGCAAGGCACTGGTAAGTTTTTCAGCAGTCAAATCACGTTTGAAATATATAACGTGGACAACAACAAAATATACAAAATCAAGTTGTTTCGTAATGGTGGGTTTCAGGTCCCAGGTGTAAAAAAACCCGATATAAGCGATCTAATTACTCCTATTAAAATATTGCGAGAATACCTTAGGGAAGAGTTTATGGACGATACAATTGATATCCAATATTTCATATCTGTCATGCGGAATTACATTTGCCGAATTATCAATCCAAATATGTTGATTCGACTAAATGAGCTAGAGACGCTACTCAAGGGTCTCAAGGAAATGGAAAACCTAGACCCAGTTGTTGAATTGATTGACATACTACATCAGAAACACAACCTACTGTGTCACGATGTAATCAAGGATTATATTGGTCAAAAAAATAATATGATTTGTATGGCAGAAATCCAAAACAACTGTGAGCGTTATTTTGGACTAATTCTAAAGTTTTATCGACCAGTGCCTTGGAAAATGAGCAAGAGAACCACTATTAAAGTGCTACGTAGCGGTAAGATCAATATTGATGGTGGCAACTCAATTGAGGAAAGTTACGAACTTTACCATTGGATCGAAAGCATGTTTGCTGAATACGCATCAACAATATTATACAACCCAACCGACGTTGTTGACGAAAGTGACGAATATAACATTGGATCGGGTGAATCAGTGTACGATGACGATATTGACGACATTGATTTCATTCAAGAAACCAGAGTCGACGCAAACGAACCAGTCGCTGAATAATCATAAGCAAATTACTTAATGTTATTTGCAGTAATTATATTTATTTTTTTACACCTTTGAACATTTAAAATGCTGACTTAAAATAAAATTGAAATAAAATTTTAATAATCTAAAACAGAATATATCAGAATAAATTATGACGAATTGGGAAAAACTGCTTGCACATCCTGACTATACTACCGATACTGGAAATAGAGAAGAAGGCGATATATTTTCCCGGGGACAAATAAGATTGGGGGATCAGTCTGGGGTGAATGAAATTACTCTAGAGGATGCATTCAATAGAATAGGACAGTTGCCAGGCGAACCTATGCTTTTGGTGAAAACTAATAAATGGGGTGGAAAACCAGGTGGATTTTACGCCAAAGCATTTGTTAACAAAGGTGCTGATTGGGATACTCTGATACAAGTTTTACACGAAAATCAAGCTATAGGTCAATATCAATCTCGTAAAGTCTGGGTATGTGGACCGGGTAGAAAATGGAATTAAACAAATAATAAATTAATAGATGTTAGTTTTATGACATATTACTTAATAATAAAAATACATCGAAAATATTTACTTTTCTACTTTAAGTCAGCATTTTAAATGTTCAAAGGTGTAAATGTTATAAAAATAAATACAAGTATTATATAAATCATGAATATATTTTTAGCCACCATACTCGTTATACTACCCATTGTAAAAAGCAAATGGGGCATTATCACACGGCATTTTCAAGACCCGTTATATAAGAGATGCAACGAGCCTGGTTCGTATTTAAACAATTTGGTAAATTACGAATATTTTAATGCCATGAAAAACCAATACATAAAGCAGATACAACATTTAAACAAAAAGGAACTATAACATTATAATACACCACCTTGACTTAATAAATCAATAACAATATAACACAATACTAAAATAATTAATTGAACAGTCGTCCCAGATGTATTTGGTGTACCTGTCCCATCTTGGTAAATAGCAGGTAAAAACCTTTCAATAAAAATATCACTAAATATAAACAAACCAATCATTAGCAGAAAAAATGCAATTTTGATATTAACTCGCTTAATTAAATCAACACCCATGCTGGGGAAATCGCTATCCTTTACAGTAGTATCGGAATTCTCACTTGACAACTCACATTTAACATCCGTTAAAGTTTCAGTATCAGCCATTTTAAATTATTCTTATATTTGAAGTAATATTATTACTTCTTTATTTAATATATATTTTTTGAACACTTGTTATTACCAGAGCAATATGGATTACTTGACACCGTTAAGCCACAATAATTAACCGGATTGTGTGAATAATCAACTGGGGTGTATAAACCAGACGCAACCGCCTCAGCCAATACCATCTTAAACGACCCCCAAAACTCCGCATCGTGTCCATAAGATATACAACCAAGATGAGTCAATTCATGAAGCATAACAAATTTCAAAATAGACATTTCATGCATTTGATCCTTCAAACTTCCTTTTTTTCTTAAACATATACCAAATTCTTTGCCCTTATCAGCAACGAAACTTGTTTCTTCCCCAGGTTTTGGGTCATTTTCAAATATTACGTCAGGATTATAATTTTTTAACACCCGTTTAAAAAACAACTCATGTTCCACCGAGCCTTCATTGTTAATGATAAATTTAGTTTTTACAAATCTTAAGTAATTAACAATAAATTCATGTAATTTTGCCAATTTATCGGCCGCAACATCTTTGTCTGTAAACCCACCAACGACTTTGTAAGCCCTTTGATCATAGTTTGATATGGTAGTACTCGTCGTAAAATAATCATATATTTTATTATTACCACCACTCACCACAATCAACACTATTAAAATAACAACTGCGTAGCACATTCTTTCTTTGTCCATCATAATTATTTTGAATTTCTGTAATACGTTGGATTAATTGTAAATATATAATGATAAAGTTTTTAAACCTTGATTCTTATATTTAAAAAAAGTTATAAAAACTATTTTTAAAAAACTAATTTAACAAACTACCATTCAAAGATTAAATAAGAAGTTACATAAAACTAATTTATATCTTCAATTATATAAAACGATTTGTTCTGGGATTAAACTATTAAATCCTTAATTTAATTATATTAAAAATGAGCACTATATTCACGATTAACCCGATCAAGGTTAATATAATATCAATTAATAACACAATCAAACAAACCATTGTTTTCATCGGAATCGTACCAAAAGAAATTAAGTCCGAGTTGCAACGAATAGAGTCATCAAATGGTAAGAATGTTAAATCTGGGAACAAACTACTGTCTAAATTTTATGGGCGGGATTGGGAATTAAAGTTAGGAATTAGGCGAAATACTCAAAAACACGTCAAGAAAGGTGGTGATGAGTTTTCATTTGATGATGTCGAATCATCAGACAATTTGCAAATAGAACAGCAAAGTGAAGAGGCTGACCTAATAACAGAACTTTCAGAAACACCATCTAAAAATCCAGAAGACCAAGTAACACAGAAGAACGAGTTAAAAAAACTCACATCGCCAGTTATCAAAGATGACAGTGTAGACGATGATACCGAGGATTTGATAACTGGCGACGACCTAATTACGTTTGATGAATTAGGTGCTGATGATGATATTGCTGTTGATGAAGAAGCTAATGTTAAAATATCACAAATAACCAAGATGTCAGACACATCTGACAGTAAATTAGGCATTAGATTTATATTTTCTGATCCATACCTTTCTGTGTATCCTGAGGACAAGGTCATTGAATTTAAGAAAAAATTATACACTATTTTAAACATTCCCATTTTTAGACAACATATCTGGTATGTGTATCAAGGACGCACATTCCCACTAAGTTACTCGATTTTTAGAAACACTTCTCTACTGTATGTTAATGTGCAGGATATGTTAAATAAGTACAATGCGTCTAATACAAAACAACAACTGATAGAAAATATACCAGTTTCAACTAAATTTTACCAAATGAAGAACAGCCTTAAAATAATAACACATGACACGTTCTCCATTCTTGATGAATACTACCATAAATACGGTATTACCGAGTACAATCTACTCGATTTGGATGATTTTATCAAACCTTCTAGGAAGGTACTGACTGGCATTATAACTGAGCGATACCAATTGGAACTAGTATATTACAGTTTTATCATGATATATTGGCCAATGTTATCCCTGTCAGCATTTTCTGACTATATGAAATCAGAAGACAATATACCTAAGTTTTACCCCGAATTACAACAGCCCATACAAGAACTGACGCAAATATACAAATTAGAAAAACGAATAATTGATACAAAGGCCGATTTGATAACTAACCCAAAGAAACGCGACACGTTAAAACTGATTAGGGGGTCAATTACTAACAGTATTGTATACTCTATTATAAGCGTATTAAAGTATAAAAATAGCAAAGATACTATATTGTTTATTCGTAATTTATTTGATAAGTTTCCACTAAGTAACTCAATCGTTAGCTCCAAATGCTACATGACACATAATGGCAAAAAAATCACTTTGAATAAGTCGTATAAAAAATATCAATTTATTAAAGAGAATATCGATCTAGATAGCATTATGTTCAAGATTAAGGTCAACAATGATACAATTAAAACAATCAGTTTGATTTTTTATAAGAACGGTAACTACGTAATCAAATCAATGTGGAGTGAGGAGGATCACAACGATTTCGATGACATTTTTAGAATAGTAAAGGGATTAACACAACCAGTTGTAGAAAAAATTAACGCACTATGTGCTTACACGCTTGCGAACAAAAAAACAATACCCGTGATGACTAAAAACAATTCCAAATTTACTGAAATAGGAATGACCATGTTTTACAATAAGACTCTAACAAATGAGCAATTTGACGTATTAAAAAGCATTATGGCTGATTACCGCAAGGCGGGAATCGTGCGTGACAGAATGACGGAGAAATCAACAGCTGAGTACTACTTCTCCAAGGGTATGTATCAGTTTCAACCAAATCGAATAGAACGCGTCATAGCCATTAACAACTACTATGATTTCTTAACAGATGGCATAATCAAACAAAAGTGGTTCACCGTATTTGAAAAAACTCGCATAACGAAAATACATCACCGATTTTCTGACGTTAAGATAGAGATTATAGGAATTAAAGAAAAGGAATTTTTCATATTTTACAATTTTATCATGACTCTTTTCTACATATACAACGATCAAGCCAAAGTCACCAAAAACAACCAATCACATCAAAAACAACAGCAAGATCTAAAAAATATAAACGAAAGAAAATTAAAGAAGACTCTGCGAAATCTTAAGGAACAAGATCCCATATTATACAATTTTAAGAAAATATACAAGACGGAAAACATATACTCTAAAATATGTCAGAAGCCGTATCAACCACTGCTATTAAATAAACAGGGATATGATCAATTGCCGTCGGATAAGAAGAAGAATGCTGTAAAATACTGGAATTTTACCACCAACAAAGATGCTTATTACGTTTGTCCAAATCCCAAATTCCCATACATTAAGTTTATCATCAAAAGACACCCAAAAGACTACTGTATTCCATGCTGTAAGAAAACACGCATCTCGGCAAGTACAAAGGATGCAAAACGCCTTATATACGACATGTGTATGAAAGAGCATAAATATACACCAGAAGAGCGGACTATAACAATGGGCTCTCGATATATTATGTCGTATGGAAAAGATGTCGAACCAGGCCGTCTATCCCGATTACCAGAGGATAGTTTAGAACCTCTGTTTTACGAAACGTATTCTATAAAGGAGCAGGGTATTGATCAAGAGTGTATTACAACAGACGGATACTACTTATATGGAATGGATCAGCATATTAACAATGTTAAAAACGTTGGTGTGTTAAATACCTTAATACACGCAACTGAGTCTAATTTAGTTGAATTTATCGACAACGTTATTAAATTGGTAAAAATAACACCCAACAAATTTATAATTTTGTTAAATGGTGAAATCAATAAGTATTTTAAAAATGTGGAACACTTTACATCGTTGTTACATGAAATGTTTCTAACGCCAAATAAAATAGCAACATATTCGGACGACATTCCTTGGAATGAAATATTCATTAACATAGCGTATCTGTTTTTAAATGTCAATATTATACAATTCAAACACAAGAAATCAGACCACGTTAAATTAGTTCTACCCAGTTATATATCCAACAAGGATCAGTTTCTATCACCCGAGTTTAAAAATTTAATAATATTTAAGAAGAAAAAGAAATATTACCCTATTTATTTGTTGAATACCAATGTATTCTTCAAGGTTAAGATGTTTACCAAGAAAATATTTATCTACAGTGATAGCATTACTATAATTATTGGTCGATTAGTCGAGTCACACTTTAACAAGCAGATTAAGAAAAAGATCATAGACAACATAAACTTATCCATAATTAACAAATTCACAAAACATACTGAGTATAAAATAAGCAAACTGTTTATTAACAGTTCAAACATGTGCTACTATGTTCATTTAAAATCCAAATCTGACCAAAATATTTATATTCCAATTGAATTGTCTTACCACTTAGAGTCAGAAAAACGGGAAGTCACGTATAATCTGTTTTCTCGACAAAAATACAAAATAACAATCGACACAATGCTAAAATTTATTAAGGATTTTAACCACTGGATTGCTGTCAAATCGGAGAAAGAGGATATGATTAATATCGCGGCAGATAAGAGCCTACCACTAGAGCAACGTGTTCAGCCTATTTACCCATATATTAAAATCAGCAATTGGTTGGTTTTATCCCCAGTTAATAAAAAAGTCCATTCATCTAGTAAAGTAATTGGTTTTATTTCACATAATGTCAATTATTACATTAATGATATTAATTTATCACAAGCGTTAAAAATACGCAAAGTGAAACTGATTCAATTGTTTTATGACCCAGATATTATTAATATGCAAATATTTCAAAAGGCAAAGGCTGTCTATGACACCAGATGTAATAAGATTGGGAAAAGTATTTATTCTAGCAACTTGTATCAAATTGTGTTGTTGGAGTTTATGACACTATTTAACCAACAAAGAAATAAAACACTTAGACAGAAAATTAAGAAAAAATTGCTGGGTAATTTTAACAAGGACTTTGACGAACTGATGGAAGACATATCAAAACTTGTGATTGATTGCGATGATTACCACAAGATTAAAACACAAATATACGAATTCATCAATAATCACCACAGTAAGAATTTGCTATTCCACGAAATAGACGACTCGTTTTACAAATTCGACAGAGAAATTTTTGAACGAATTAAGAAACTGCCTAAGGATAAGTTGTATCGAGAATTGGAAAAACTATCACATAAATTTATCAAATATGGTAATGTGAATAGTATCAAGGATTTTAATTTCCCAAACATGTACATAGCATGCCAATCTAGGATGAAAAACAAAAATGAAAAATATTGCAATAATAATAAGTTAATCATAGATAAACATAAACTTAAAAACATACTGGAAATTATGACTTCTGATATATTAAACCCAGTTAAGGAGAAGTGGTTATTTAGCTCCGTATTTTCTGACAACGTTATAGCTTTCTTTAAATTCATTAGGCGACCCGATGAAATGATTACGGTACAGGTTGACGATTAAAAAAAATGAATATTGAGAATATAATATGTAAACACGCAACAAATCACACCCAAGAAACTCTCAACAAAAACAAAATGGGAAACACTACAGGATGCATTGCTCGCTCCGAGACTCTGTTCAACCAGATCTCACCTGGACTCATCGCCACCGGCTACACTTTCAACCGTAGACCCGATTCGTATACATTCCGTGTGGGTATGCCGAACACATCGTACGGCCTGAGCATCTCGTACCCACCCGACGCGAACGAGCACGCCGACACGTATGGCTGGGTCATCGAGACCGCACTGTGGGATATGACCACAGACAGTCTGATCTACAACGACCAGCTGGACTATGGCGACTTCCTCCGATTCAGCACAGTCGACGATCTGCTGGCGGAGATAGCTCGCGTTCACGCCGCGGTCAATGTACCAGGCTTCGCAGAACCGCCGGCACCCGTTGCCCCCACAACACCAGTCGACGACGCCAAGTATGACCCACTACCCGCCGCACCAGTCGACGACACCAAGTATGACCCACTACCCGCCGCACCAGTCGACGACACCAGTCGACGACCCACTACCCGCCGCACCAGTCGACGAGCCAGATGACTCCGGTCGAGGAGATGAAGCTGATCAGCATGCTGACGACAGTCCTGCGTCGTGGTGAGACCACATTCACATGATCTCCCAGGTCACCCCACAACACCCTTGGTAAGGTGGTGAGTATGATTGTATCTCTTTAACAAAACAATCCCACGACAACGTCAGTGATTAACTGTTTACAGTTCTTCATATGTTAGACAGTTGGGTGTCGCTCCCATTTAATAATAGACACTATTTTTTTTGTTTATGTTGAAAATTGAAACTTTAATATACACTATTATAATCAAGTCTTTTACTCAAACCCCTTTTGCCAAATCGTCTTAGCCACCACCGAAACAATGGTCAAGCAATACTCTCCATCTTCCCTTCATGGGAAGGTTATCACATATAACCAAATCAAAAAGTTGCCATCGAGGAATGCATTCTTAGAAAAAGAAATTTTCGCCGAAACAAGCGAAACGATTACGAAGGGTACACCTTTGTTATTCATGCCAAATGGATTACATGAGATGCATCTGCAGGAAAAAAAGTATGACCCGTCACATTACAAGATTGTTCTATTTGGAGCACTTATTGATGGGAGACGGTCTACCGTTGTCATCAGTGGGATCAAACCTTATTTTGAGGCGATGATTCCAATTCAGGACGACAGATCCGAAAGTTGTGTAGCACTTGATTTGTACAACAAGTTAAAACGAATGAAGTATGCATACCCTAATAACTTTGAGATTATTAAGGGTAGGCAATTTAAGGGCTATCAAAAGGAACGTCGTGTTTTTGCACGATTCTACTTTGACAAATTGAAGACACGAAATGAAGCTATTAAATTTGTTCGGTCTAAGGGCTTTGACACGACTGCCGATGACACTAGTTGTTATTATAGGGTAGTCTGCAGAGATTATCTTACGACGTTTAGCTCATGGGTTAACATCTCCGATTACAAGGTTAGAACGTATTCAGGAATTCGTGGTAGTGTATTTGAAGTTAATATTTCTAATTACAAGAGGTGTGAAGACGATATTACGACGAATCCTCGATTGGCAAAGGATAATATTATGTCGATGTGTTGGGATATTGAAACATATAGTCCTGATGGTCAGTTGCCGCGTCCTGACAATCCAGATCACAAAATGTTTATGATTGGTCTTACATTTCAGTGGCATCATGGAAATGATCAAATCTTACGTGTGTGCTTAGTTGAACATCCGTGTGATCCACGTCCGAACTATTTAACTATTGTTTGTGGAGATGAAAAGAAACTTATTAAGGCCCTCGGTAAGTTAGTATATAAGATGAAACCCGGGATGAACTTGGGATTCAATGACGCTGATTATGATTGGCCGTGGCTTATTAAGCGGGCTAAGACATACCCAGGAACGTTGGCATTTCTCGCAGAGTGTTTCGATTCTACCATCCATTGGAAGAATTATGATGATGAAAGTGTATTTAGTTACAATTTCAAGAAGGAGAAGGTTAAACTTGAGGCTGACGCATACGCTGATGGCTACACGCTAGTCTTTCCCGGATATATCAATATCGATGTTAGAACAATCTTTAGGCAGTTGTACCCAACTGCCGAGAAATCTAACCTCAACTTCTATCTAGCTTTGAACAAGTTGGGTGGTAAGAAGGATATGCCATATCAGGAACTATTTAGCATCTATGGCGAGCTAGACAACATCGTGAAACGCCGAGCCGCTATCAAGGAGATGACATCCACCTTTAAGGGTCTGAGTAAGATCGCCGACGTTATTGCGGATTATGACAACATTACCACATATAACGAACTTAAGGATAAGATGGCTGAGATAGCAGACTATTGTGTTATTGATTCACAGCGATGCCACGAACTTATGAAAATTCGTTCCGTTGTCATGGATCGCAGAGAGGTTTCCAATCTCTCATATACGTCTGTCTTTGACTCCTTCTACCGTGCAAATGGTATGAAGGTACGCAATCTCGTGATTGCTAGGGGGCAGCAGCGTGGTATAAAGTTCTCAAACATTACAAATAATGAGGGGGCTGAAGAAGGTAAGTATCCAGGTGCTTATGTATTCCCACCTAAGAAGGGATTAGTCACAAGTAAACTAACTATTCAGGAACGACGCGATAATTCTACGGTTATGCCAAAGTATGTCGAGTGGTTTGAAGTTTGCGACGAAGAAATCGCCGAGTATCATGAAATTATTTGTGAATATGGTATTTATTTACCAGACGACAAACTCACCGAACTTATAGAGTCTCGCGAGGGTGCCGAAAAGCCCCCTCTAAGAAAATGTTTCGTTGACTTCCTGCGGGAAGAAACTGGGCGACCTATTACAGGGTTGGATTTCTCCAGTCTGTATCCGTCATTAATTATGACATATAATTTATCACCAGAGTATATTATCACCAAAACGGCTGACGCTAAGCGAGCCAATGCTGATGGTCACATTCTACACAAGATCAAGTTTATGTTTAATAATCGATGGGTTCGTGGGTGGTCAATCCGACACGATAACAAGATAGATCCAGCCGACCCCGACTGTAAATTTGGTGTGTATCCAATGATTCTTAAGGAATTGTTTGACACGCGGAAAGAAATGAAGAAGGGTTTACACAAGTGGGAGGGTGAAAAGGAGCGTCTTGAAACGCTATCACGTGAGGAGTTTATGAAACCCGATATCCAAGCCGAATACGAACTTGTATGTTTCAACTACAACTATGTTGACTCGAAGCAGAAGGCTCTGAAGGTATTTATGAATACATTCTACGGAGAATCAGGAAACAAGAGATCCCCATTCTTTGTGCTACAGTTGGCTGGTGCTATTACGACAGCGGGTCAAGAAAACATTAAGATGGTTCAAAAGCATATGGAGGAAGAAGGTTGTAACGTGTATTACGGAGATTCCGTTACTGGCGACACACCTCTTGTATTGCGTGATGCTACGACACATAGTGTTATGATTAAAACCATAGACGATATTGCTGACGAAGACGATTGGAAATCTTACGACCAGTTTAAGCCTGGAGAACCTGATAGAATTCAAAAACAGCAAGCTGACTGTTCGTATCAAATATGGACAGATGGTGATTGGTATAATATCAATCGTGTCATCAGACATAAGACAAATAAAAAGATGTATAGGGTTAATACACATACGGGATGTATCGACGTGACTGCCGATCATTCACTGATGACGCCTGATAGAACTAAAATTAAACCAAGTGAATTAGGTATTGGAACCGAGTTGCTACATTCATTCCCAACCGAATTTCCTGAAATATTGGCAACCCGCGATGAAGAATACTATGAAATGGTTCACTGTACCAAATGCGATACTAAACAACCTTCATATGAGTTCTATACGAAACGAAATGGTTGCGTTTTAAAACCATGCCGAAAATGCTGCTGGATTGCGAATGCTACTAATCGAACTAAAAGTTTGATGACTGAGTATTTCTCACAATATGAATATATAAATAGTATTCAACCAGTTACTAAAGAAGAAGCGTATGTATGGGGATTCTTTATGGTGGATGGTTCATGTGGTGATTATGATTGCCCTAGTGGTAAAAAGCGATCATGGGCAATTAATAACCAGAATATTATATATTTGAACCAGGCTTTAGAATATTTAGCAATATGCGAGCCTCATCTGAAGTTCAAATTATTAGATACATTTGAAAGTTCTGGTGTATATAAACTTATTGCGACAGGTCATATAAAACTCATTGTTGAAAAATATAGAAAATTATTCTATGATAATAGAAAATACAAACGCGTACCATCTCAGATTCTCAATGGTTCTAGAGAAATCCGACAATCGTTCTACGATGGATATTATGTTGGCGATGGATGCAAGACATCTGAGCAAAATACCAAAACATCTGAGTTCTGCTGTAAAGGAAAGATTACAACGCAGTGTATGTATTATTTAGTAAAATCTCTTGGTTATAAATATATTAGTATTAGATTAAAAGAAGATAAGCCAGATATATATTCAATTAGAATCACTACTAACAAATATCGCAAAAATCCCATTGCGGTTAAGAAAATTGTAGAATTGCCAGAAGTTACACAAGACACATTCGTGTATGACATTGAAACTACTAAAGGATCGTTTCTGGGAGGTGTTGGGTCTATAAACCCATCAAATACCGATTCTATATACAGTGCGATGCCTGAAAAGCACTTTCAGGAAATCGACAGAATATATTACACGGGTGGTATGGCCAAAGTTGACTATTGGTCAGAACAGGTTAATATTACATTTCGTGAAATCGCTATTATTAATAAAGAGGTTAACGAGATGTTAATCGAAGACAACGGAACAAAGTTCCTAAAGATGGCCTTCGAGGAGAGTATCTACCCAGTCGCATTCTTGGCAAAAAAGAAGTACTATGGAATTCCACACATATCAGTGCCGAACTTTCAACCGAAGGGTCTATTCATCCGCGGTCTGGAAGTCAAGAAGCGTGGTGTGTCAGATTTCTTACGCAAGGTGTGTATGAATATCATGTGGGACTCAGTGAGTCAAGCAAATTTATATACTCTCATGGAACTCGTACAACAGAAGATCGACTATATTTACGAAACCGATTGGGATTTCACGGATTTCATCATGACAGATGTATTCAAGCCAAATAAGAAAAACGTCAAGGTACACACATTCGTTCAACGCATGTTGGATGAAGGACTCAAGGTCAAACCTCACGAGCGTTTCCGTTACGTCATCACCAAAAAGAATCCTTACAAATACGACTCACGTGGTCGCAAGAAGGATCTATCTATCGGTGAGAAGATGGAATTTGCCGATCGAGCGAAAGAACAAAAGATGTCCATCGACATGGACTACTATATGAAAGGAAGTATCAACGGACAGTTGTCTAGGCTCATCACATACGCCGACACATTCCACGTTGAACCAGCAAGTGACAGCGTTGATGATTTGAAAACCTCTGAGGATAAGACTTACCATAACGCATGTAAGTATATTGACAACTATTGTAAAAAGTATTACACTAATTATGCCAGCAAGGGTAAAATCTATCAGAAAATCTTTCGCATAGCAAATTCCGTAGTAATTGATAAAGTGAAAGAACATTGTGGCAAAGAAACCGTATCTATCCTTAACAGCAGCTACGACATCGAAAACCTCGAAGGTTGGCTAGAGAAAAAGGCCGAAAAAGAAGCTATGAAATCCACGAAGGGTTATGGTAAGATCCACGTCACCAACATTGTTGGGAATATGGAAAACGATGAAAAGGCTAAAAAGATTAAAGAGCTTCAGGGTATTTATTTCTCCAGGAAGTCAACAAATCTATCGCGTATGAGAGAGAAGGCGTTCAAAGAACGTCAAACACTATTGCAGCGACAGGTCAGAGATAATCTTGGTAAGTTGGTTAGTGTATTGAACTATCATACAAAAATGGTGGGTACAGTACAAAATCGAATTAAGAAAGTGTTGAACATCAACAACATGTTTAACGACGCCGAATCGGAAATCCCCGATTTCGTTGACCTGCCGGATGCGGACTCGATTGATATGGAACTTCTTGAACACACAGCTGGTCAAGAAATGGATCAGTTAATTAACAACAACGGTCTATTAGAATCGCTGAACAAATTGAGGTATATTTACATTAATATGATTTGCAACTATAACTTTATTCAGAAGACGCGACTCATCGTCGATTATCTAATGCAGTGTAGAAACAAAACTATTGGCTTTAAACAGAAGCCCAAGGATTTCAAGGTCAATAAGTATATCAAGGATAATGTCGATGACATTATGTTAGAACTACAAAATGAAAAGTGATATTTAGAAACAAGTTTTATTTATAAAACAATCAAATAACTTATTACGTTAAATATGGAAATATTTTCTTTATTTAATATTTTTTTTTAACTTGTATAATATATTAACACTTAATTATAAATTAAAAAATGAGTACAGAAATTGACAGTGTTCTTTCGGGTATTATTGTATTGTTACTTATAATAGTTGTTTGGAAATGGTACGGTGGTAGATCTTCTTGCGGGCAAAGTTCTATGACGATATCACGTGGATGTAACAGAGGGCAATGTCGATGCCGAGGAATGTCGCGCGTTTCGACGCAAAGGTGTGGTGTGTGCCCTGGTGCCCGAGCCTTCGCGTCAAGAGGTAGTGCTGTTCGTGAAAATATGAGTGAAGAAATTCCTCACGGTGTTGCACAAGTCATAGGTTCTGGACCACAGCCACCCCCAGGCTCGTTGTCAACACAGGACTGGCAGTCTGCTACGGCAGATATCGGCGTTGACCAATCGGTTGGTGATTCGCATCAAGACTGGTGTAATAGCCTAACCATGAATGGCGTCCCAACTGGTGCAAGTTCATGTACTACGCTTGAGGAAACAGGTCGTTCATATGGTACTTCAAACTTCCACGGCTTAACCGCACGAAAGTGGTGCAAGGCTCGTCAATTGGCCACACCCGCACCCGATGCTCGTGTCACTCCTTCCCAGAACATTAAGGAATGGTGCAATATTGAGATGGATGAACTCATTTAAGCGTATTTAAGCGACTGAGCCTAATTAAGAAGTAATATTATTACTTCAAATATATAGATTGAATTACGGTTTATAAAAACAGTCATTCGTAATGATTTAATATATTTTTTGAATTTTGAACTAAAAAATAGATAAAATAACATAATATGGACGATCATGATTACTTACCCCCAAAATTAAAAAATAAAAAAACCCTAATTGTCGTCAAAGGTTATTTTGTAAACTATGATCAGTGGAATCGGGCGAAATTAATGTTCCTAGATGATTATGATGGCGACCTACCCAAAATGAGCTTTGCTAAATCTTACATGCTTATGAAAGCTAAATCAACGGATGGTAAAAGCCCGTTGGTTGACAACAACAAATATATGCTAATTAATTGTCCAAAGAATGCGTTAGGGCATTTACCAGACACTTCCGAAAATGAAACAAAAATAAAAGTCGTCCCCATCAACAAACTAATTCAGCATAAAGTACGATGTGTTGTAGCCGTGAAGAACTATAAGTTTAAAAAAGGCAACCAAACAATTCAAGGATGGAATCTTAAATTGTCAGAAATGACCATGTTAGAATTATAAAAAAACAGCCTGGTGTTTACCAGACTGCCCCCGTTTGATAACTAGAGGAAGAGAGAAGTGAGATGCATGAGTGCGGTGGGGAGAGTGGTGTCCGACATACACTCCACCCGACGAGCACGACGAATCCGGATTTCGCGAACACACGCCAGAATCATTGCCTTGCGGTGAATGTCTCCGAAGCATGCTTGTGAAGTTCCAGAAATGTCGCGACGGTCGCATGTGGCAGTCACCCATGCAGGGGCAATCATCAGAGAACCAGCAGTGTCATGCATGTTTTCTCTCAAATAGTCACGTTGTTCTTGGCAGTTCATTTTGACGTAAAGGGATGTGTTAAGATCGTTTACTAAAGTGAAATGTTACAGAGAGGGGCAAAATAACCTATGAAATTTCAGTTTTTTTTAAAATTGAATTAAACAAATACAATATAAATACCTATATCCATTCAACGACAGAGTCTAACCAAATCCCTAACATCAACCCGATACCAAAATTAAATGGCTTTAGTAAAATACAATACTAATATGGAATTAAGCCCGTTTGGGTTTAACAACCTAGGCGCAACTTGTTATTTTAATGCCATGTTGCAGTCCCTACTAAGTTGCACATCATTTACGCAGGAATTACTTCAACGCAAAGAAAGTGAAGAATATGATAATAATCCAGTAACTAAGAAACTCATAGAACTTATTGAGTTGGCACTTTCTCTGAAGGATATTGAGAAAAACACAACTGAGAAAAACACAACTGAGAAAAAGAGTGCAAGTGTCAGAAGTCTGTTAGGACAATATAGCCCCAGAGTATGGAAAGAAATGGTCATGTTCCTATGTAAAAAAAATAAGATGAATATTGGAGAATTTATGGTTGGTCAACAATGTGCTAGAGAAGGCTTTCATTGTCTAATGGATGCCATGGAGAATTTTGATTCAATCCAGAATATTTTCCTACATCGATACAAGAATATGATTCACTGCTTCGATTGTAATAATTGGGTGTCTAGTGTAGAATCTATGTACAGTTTATTTGAGGTTCAACCAGACTTAAAGACCGAGCAGTTGGAGCGGTTTAAGAAATATGAAATTGAACAAACTCAGGACATGAATAAGTTTTTAACCAAACAAACTGGATATGTTGACAAGTTCTACATATGTCCCAAATGTAAAAAGGACGGTGAGAAGTACAACATTAATTGTTTGGTTATGGTCCCAGAAGTTTTGGTTGTGCTATCCAAGAAGTATATTGCTGGTCGAAAGTTAAACGTACATACGAATTTTCCCAAGAAGTTAGAATTTAATGGAAAGGGTAAAACTAAACTCACATATGAGGCAGTGTCGCAAATCGAACATAGCGGTGGGTTAAACGGAGGTCACTATTGGGCCGTGTCCCGTAGAAATGACGGGTGGTATACATTGAACGACAACAGTGTGTCTAAATCCGAATTCTCACCAACAAAAAATACATACATAGTATTTTACCACATTGTCGAGTCTGTGTAATATATGAGTTTAGAATTATTATATTAAACATTATATTAGTCGAATGCGTATGGTAATAATACCATATTTTTTTCATCCTATTTTAAATAGTATTTATAATATATTGAAGGTTTTAAGAATCTTAAAACTTTCGTAATTATTCAATTTTAACACCATCATCTATAGTTTTAACTGTCGGACACGGTAATACATTTTTAATCGTTCCGCTTTGATCATATTTCTAAACGTCTTATATAGGTCTTATATAGGTATTATATAGATGCTTACCAATTACTTTCACTCGATACTTTTTCACATCTGAATTATTAGAATCATTATTAAAAAAACTCTATTATATCTTCTTTGTTTAGGCGATTCATAGCCTTGAAATACGAATTATTTGAGTTCCTCAAATCTTTCAGTTTTAATCATTTCTAGAAAAAAAAATAGTATCATGAATAACACTAAACATGATTAATTAAGATCTTTATATTTAAAGATCAATTTTATTCAAAATCAGAAAGCTCAAACTTGCGGTTGCTATCATATTCAGTAACTTGCTCATTAATGACATTGCTCTTGTGAACAATGGGATCATTGACCCAACTGAGTTGGTCTCGCATAAGCAATCTCATAACACGCTGCAGATGGACAAACCACTCAACGTAACGAACAATGGTAGTATGATACCTATTATAACCCTCAGCCTGCCATTCTTTTGCTTTATTTGCACTATTGATAATAACTTTAACATTTGTCTCATGTTTATTTTTTCGATCGGCAACACTGTCCAAAATTGTGATTTCATTATATCCATAACTCATATTACCGGAGGTGGTTCCCTCTGAATCGAGCGGTTCGACCCCAGTATTATTATTATATGGGTGACCATGAAGCATGGTCCGCTGATCATTGGATACGTTGTCACGCGTGCTAGGTGCGTTAGAATTATTAGGGTCCTTGTTAAACATGCTATTAAGAAGAACCTTATTCCACAATTGATCGCTAAGATATTTAGGTCGATTCAGAGTTAAGGATTCGTTACCAGCCATCAGACGCCAGATGTTGTTTACATAATCTCTAACATAACGCTTGCCACGAGGTTCAATTAGAATACGAACCAATGCGTCTTCGGGGTAACGTCCGATTTTTGGTACCGTACTTGTAGCATTAATTGTCTCATTCGATTGTTGACCATCATTTAAAACAATTTCAGAAACGGATCGCGATGCCGTTTCAACTCCAATAAATTGCTTAACCATTTGATCAAATGTGTAAGAGTAGTTAAAGATGTTAATGAGGGGGATTTCGCGTTGGAGTGCGTGGAAATTGATAGGCACGATATTTGAATCCAAAATATTGTAAATTCGCAATTGGCGTCTGTCACTCATATGCATATGCTCTGACAGATTGTTATCAATAATACAACGGAGCATTCGATAAACGGATTGCTTATAGTTGTCATTTTCGGTAAGTAGTGTGACGTTGCTGGTGTTGATAAAGAATGGGTCGTTTGAGGCAATCAACCCACGTGTCACATCAACACGCTTTAGGCTGTGCTTTCCTGTTTGGCATGCCAAATGTTGTAGAACATTAATGTTTTGCGTATTAATTGGTCTACCGTCTGAATGGTTAACTGGCAGCAATCCATTAGTTGTTGGGGCACCAACGATGTAAAATCCAGTTAGTTTATCAAGATCCTGGTCACCCAAATATGTCTTGTGGTATATGTAATCCGTAGCAAACCGCAGGAGACGAGTCGAGTTCACGAAAGAGTCTACCATCTTGCGTTTGTCATACGATGCAGCACCACCAACCTTGGCGTTGTAAGTATCCAAAACGCCCAAAACACCAGGTGCCATTTCAATACTTGGTTCGTGGTTATCGGACAACAACCCACGCGTACCATGTGCGAACTTAAACTCATCAGAACCAACTCCTACATCCTTGTGGGGAATGAGTCCTTTGTATGTGTAATACTTTAGTCTGATTGTTGATGTTGATGTTGATGTTGATGTTGATGTTGATGTTGATGTTGATGTTGATGTTGATGTTGATGTTGATGTTGATGTTGATGTTGATGTTGATGTTGGTGTTGATGTTGATGTTGATGTTGATGTTGGTGTTGATGTTGATGTTGATGTTGATGTTGATGTTGATGTTGGTGTATCATCACCACCATATTTGGCTTCCATTATGGGTATTGAATCTTGACCAAATACCAAACGATGCTGGTTGTTCAGCAAATGCGACGCCTGAGATAACGGCATTAGTGGGAGAACACCATTACGGTTTTTGTAGTCAGTGATTGAATTTTGATAAGTTTCAAAGTATAAAGCAACATCATTAAGTTCTTTGTATACACTCTTAACACATCCCTGCAGCGAACGCGATGATGCGGTGATACTTGCTAACATTGTTAGCAAATGTCCTTTTGAATCAGCTTCAGTTGTAATTCGGGATGCTTTCATAGACAAAGCAATTCCATCGGTTTCAACTTTCGTGTCGACAGCAGCACCTGGCACACCACCAATGACAGTTAATTTAGTGTTTTCAATAAGGGACTTAATTAAGTCAGCCTTGGCACAAATAATATTCAACTGCTTCTCAAAAATAGGCAAATAGGCACGCATTAAATCTTTCATGTAATCCGAAACCAATAACAAATTGGGCTCAGCATTCATCAAAATAGTCGCTGCAGTAACACTAGCTTTCTTATCTGTAACAATGTTGCGGACAGCACGGGCCAAAGTTGCAAAAATCACAGATCTAGAATCAGTCTCATGTTTTGGGAATAGCGCAAAACCGGATTCTGTGGAAATATCATCAATTGCCTCACCCTTCATAATTTCTCGGGCATTTACACCATTGGCGAATTTCTCCAATAGTGGTAAATAGATTTTGTTGCTGGTTTGATCCGTGAACATATTGACGTAATGATAAATCAAACGATTGAGTTTAAACACAAGACCGTATGCACCCTCTCGACCATCATGTTCCTGACCAGCTGGTGTATATTTAATACTATACTTTTTATTTCGAGGTGCCATACCAACACAATCCTGTGTATCATAATCATAAACGCAATTGTGTCCGAATACACCACTTGACAAATCATTAACACCCGAAGGACCTCGATAGATCTCGGATGGAGCACCAGTGATATTTCCCCATACCGGTGCTGGCTTTAACAACTCAGTTGATACCTCTTTTGGAACTCGTTGGTTAATCAATTGAGTCTGTCGGGTGATACCGATAACATTAATGGGGAATTTAGTCCAGTTTCCATTAGTCATCAACTGCCTTTTGGGGAATTGATACATCATTGGTTTTGATATATCCCAATAAACTAGTTTAGAAATGACTTCCTTATAAGACATGACAGGAGTCACTATCGACGTCATACATAGCCAAATATTCTTAAGGGCTGTATTAGCATCAGACAAACCGCCGCCGTATTTATTTTTGATAAGCCGGTCAATGAGATGTTCCTTGATGTAGAATAGAGATACCACATTAGGATTTTCAGGTGTCTTATTCTGTAACGTGAACTCAGTCTGTACCTGATGCTCATACCTGGAAACAATGTCATGAGGTAAAAACTTACGGAATTTAACCAATGATTCGCTGACATTTTCGAGTAATTCAGTTGCACACTTCTCCAACTTTTTAAAACTTAGCATAGGATACCTGTTCGCACCGTCTCCACTAAAATAGATTTCAACCATTGGGTTTTTATCACATGTCAAGTAAAACAAGTGGTTAATTGTATCCTCCATTAAGTTGTCGTATAAAATATTAATACCATTAAAATATCTGCTATAATCGGCCCGGCCGAAATATAAATGTTGCGAAATTGTTTCCGTGTTAATTGGCCCACCCGTGATTCCTCTATATTTCTTATGTCCAGTAAGATTGTGTAACGCATTAATCAATGCAACAGGAGTCGAGTTTGTACATCTCGCACCGAAATTAAGGGAGTTAGCGAACCGATTAAAATGATTAATCATTTTATAAACCGTGAACAAAATTGTCAACGGATTAATTACAGTCTCATGGAACATAAGCATGCAATCATAGTCAACATCAGCATAACGCTCAACGCCCATAATAGTATTTTGAATAATACTGTATTTCTTTTCATCCGAACTGGATTCCTTAATTCGCTTAACAGTCTGTCGAACTAAATCGTCAACACTGGCATATTTTAACCCAAGTACTCCAAAATTATCACCCAATGGTGCATTCGATGGACCACTTCTCTGACCTCTCATGTTAACAGGGTTTAACTGCAACTGAGTCTCAACACGCTCCCTAAATTTTCGGATCGATTCCTGAAACTTCTTATTTTTGAGAGCTGTCTTCATCCCCATCTTATGACTTTCCTTTCTAAACCGATCAGACGGAGCAGTCTTTCGAGCAAATTGGTCATTGCTGTCTAAAATGTCGTAATCAACATTATCTTCATCAGCATATGACTCTGATGCTAAACCAGCATCTTTCTCAGTTAAGTATTTATTAATTTCGGCTTGTGTGACCAAACCATATCTGAGATTGACCTCAGCGACGAAATTCTCCAGAACTTTAGTGCATGTTTGTGCCCCATATTTCGGTTTATAATGGGTGTAGATCTTGTTAATACCACTAATCAAATCATCTGAAAATGATGCCGTGTACCCACCATCGACAATATTTGCAGCATCAATAAAGATAACCTTTACGAAATCAGCCCAAATGCCATCAAATGTTGGAATCATGGAAACAACAATATCAGATACGGGTTGTGGTGTTCTATCCTTAAACATAAACAATTCACGATACCACTCACCCAAAAGCGTCAATCGAATATACAACTCAGTAGCATCAGGGATAATCTTAACACTTGATACACCACCACCCATAATTTGTCTAAGTGGGGTGTTAGCAAGAGCCTTATTGTTGATAAAATCTTTGGCTGGTCGCTGATACAGTGAGTATGCACCTACTACAGTAAACACCTTGCTAATCATAGATTTGATACACATGTCAAAAATATCATCAGTTTCCAAATAACCAGAATTACCACCATTTGGTGACAACGGGTCGTAGTACCATTCGAGTCCGGTACCAGAGGTGTTGTATAAAATTTGTTTAACTGGTTTAAGGTATACAGTAAGTAAATCGTCGCTCATGGTTCCGGGCACCCATTTATTATAATTATTTGTGGGGTTTGTTATTGCAGTTTTTGGTGTTGCACCCCTAAGTTCACTTTTTCCAAGAGCAATGCTAGTTGCTACAGTATATTTCATGAATGCTTTGAAAATTAACCCAGGTGACATAAATGTTTTAATATCATCACCAGACGACTTGTTGCTAAGTCGGGTAAATGTGGCAATGATATTTTCAAGTGCACGCATACTTTTCACAGATTTTTCCAACCTAACGATAAAATCCTTTGCTTGGTCTCTATCCTCAAGTTTAATGCCATTACCACATTTACCGGGTCCATCAGTAGCAATAGTTTCGTAGTAATGTCGACCATTGTTTGTGAGTGGAGTATTGCCATTAAGCGGATACTTGCCGTTGTTCGAACCTGCTGTGGTGCGGGAAAACGCCTCGAATACATAAGTTAGGTTATCACCAGACTTGTCGGTGAACCATTTAGAGACGATTTCAATCTGTTCTAGCAATTTTACGAAATCCTTGATGTCATCAGGATGAGACTGAATTTGTTCAGTAAACTTACTAAGATATAAGTCTAATGCTTGAGCAGCCTCAATCATCTCGATTTTAGCCGACCGGATGTATTCTAGCATAAACACATACGCCTTCCAAGCTTTAGTTTGATCTGTATTGGCTTCATCTGGGGCAATCTTTCGCTTTGGCATGCATGGTATCGTTGATACAATTGGTTCCATTGCTGCATCCAGTTTCGCTGAACTAATGGATCCATTTGTATCACCTTCACAAGTAAGCATTTTATACTGTTTGTTAATCAAATCAATTAACATACCACATTCCTCACCTAGAACGTTTTCGTAGTCTTTGGTGTAATTATTCTGTTGAGACGCGGCAATATTGAGGTTAGCCTTGATATTCGCAATCTTAAAGTAGTATTCAATTTCACGAACTGCCTTCTTCATTGTGACCAAATACTTAAAATCGGCAGCGGACCCACCCATGGTACCCTCAAGACCAGCCAACATTGTGGTTGTCGTTTGAGCGTCACCACCAGACGAACTTCGATCGGCTTCAACATGAACCTCAGTCAATGTTTTGGTAAATGTGTCATTAAAGTCATCAACAACTTTGATAAGCTTAGCAATGCTAGATTCGATGTTCTTGAAATAAGTACCACCGCCACTTGATGCCAATGTTGATGCTGCGTCCTTAACAGTCTCAAGCGATTTAAGGTAATCATGCTTTACATATTCGGAATTAACATCGCGTCGGTATCCACTTAACGCCTTATGCAGATTCCTGCGATCAGGTTGAACACCACTAAAGTATCCCAATTGTCGGATAAATGCACGTAATGTATCGGTGACCTTAATTTCTGTACCAATCTTTTTACCAACCTTGTATAATTCGGTGATAATTTGATTATAACAGTTTCTTAGTTGCTGATTTAATGAACTGAACAACTTCTCACGGTAAACGTCACGCTTGTGAAGCGTTCGTCCAATTGATTTCCTATCAGCATGAAGACGCCCCTTGAATACACCCCCATCTTCCTTATACAAAGAATCCGAAATCATATCAGCAAATCCAGCACCATCACCGTAAAACTTGTCTAACGCACCGCCTGAGATTGTACCATCAGAAAGTTCGAAATTACCACCCTTTTTACTCAAATGAGCAGCGATATCATCGTGAGACAGATCATTTCTGTACAAGATATCAGCGGCGATGAGCAACTTGCTCATTTCCTTGCTATTAGGCTTTTTCTTAACAAGCGTGTCATACACCTTAGTACGCAAATCCTTCATGTCCTTGGTATTCTTATACTCAGAAAGACTGATTCCAAGTTGCTTCAATGCCTTATCAACAAGGTATGCAGCATGCGAGACCGTGCTGGTTCCACTCATCATATGACTGAGCTTGTCACTGAATTCGCGGGAGCCAGTCATAGCACGCAAATCATCGGTTAATCCAGGCATAGACTTAGATTCCTCCAAAAGACTGACCAAAGATTCACCAACGGGTCCAATAACACCACTGGACAAATTAGCAAGATAAGCATGTTGTCTGCGAATCTCACGAGATAATGATGCATAAGCATCCTTGACCAACGAAGCCTCCCCCGGCGAACACTCCTGCAAGTCGTTAATAAGCTTCTGATTAACGCCGTCAACGTATTCCTGAAGAGCGTTTAAGTTTCGCATAATTCGCGAAACATCACCAGACACGGTGATGAATTCACTATGAAGTCCTGTAAACAGAGAATACAACAGTTCTGACACAGTCTGGCAGATATTTTCAGCTGACGCGTCAACATTAATGAGCTCCATCTTGTAACTCTTGTTGATGGCATGCCCAATTTTCTTACACACATCGATATGAATCTTTTTATCGACCTTGATCTTTCGACCCTTTCGAGGGTCAGGTACGACCTTTTCAAATTTTGCAATAACATCCTTTAAGTCAGCAGACGCGGCAAAACTAGAACTGATTTTTAAAACACCTGCTACATCCTTGGCAATTGATCTAATTAGATCTCCCTTAGCTTTAGAGAACATTGAGTTTCCATAATCTTCCAAAGAGCTATACCCACCAACAGTTGCGACTGACCCACCGCCAGTTTTAGGTGCCATGCGAGCAAGAGTTCGCAGGTAATCCTTTGAAGACATTACCGAATCCGAATCGTAATTTGAGCAAAATGCGTTTCCCATGTTGTGTGTTAAATTATATATATATAAAATACCATGATAGTTTATAATAAAAAAAAATAATCCATGATAATTATTATTTTTTGACTTGCTTTTATAAATTATTATTTTGTATAAACAAATATTTGCATTTATATACCATAATAATCAATAGATTCATTTAAATTACTAATAATAAATATGCCTTCAAAGAAAGTAAAGAAATTCTGTCGGGTAACCAAATTCCTGGAACAGACTGATAAAGATTTATATCAAGCACTTGATGACTTGTGTTTGTTCGGATTGTTTAGAACGCGTGGTCGAGGTGTTACATTCATGTACCCCACTGACAAGTCATACCGCAAAAAGATTATTGACAGTGCTTATTCCAATACACCGGAAAAGGCAGTTGATATGATTCGATCATTGGTGTTACTTGATTACTTACCATCACCCAATGATTTTAAAAATAAAAAGGATGATATTCCCAATGCACTTCATAAAAAATTAGAAGTTGATACTGCCGATGCAAAGGAGGTAAAACTTAAGAGTGGGCATAAACTTGTTGTTGATTCATCATTCGCACCACTTCGTGCTGGAGAACCTGTAGCAGTCTATAAACTTTCTGGTAAAGGTGAGTTACCAACAACTGGTACTGCATCTACTATGAAGTATAATAACAAAACTAAGGGTGTATATCAAGGGGGTGCATTAGATAAAAGCGATGAGATTAAGCTTACTGAATGCGTTGAG